ATACATGCTTCGCATACCTTTGTAACAATTCAGATAGTGCGCCCATAACCCTTGACATCTTGTCGCAAGAAGGTTCCGGGGAAGGTTCCACGGCCCTTGAAAACCGTTTTCAAAAGGGCTGAGGGCCCGTCTGCGGGCATGAAATAGCCCCCTAGGCAAACTACCCTAGGGGGCACATTCAAAGCGTCTCAGACGGTCGCAGGGACGTTCCAGCGGGCACGTCCTCGGTTGCTTTCAGGCTTAGCGGCCACGGTGCCAGGGTCGGCCATGAGCTTACCGTCCCAGAGTTCCCGATTGTCGTAAGTGGGAATGAGCACATCGGTAAGGGTCTCCTTACCCATGTCAGCGTTACACTGCCTGCACAGGGGCAACAGGTTGCAAGGGCAGTACATCCCACCCTCAGCGTCTGCCAGCACGTGCCCCAGGTTGAACGTGTCCATAGCCCTAGGGGTACCGCCCACGTGGGCACGCTCCCCACACCCCACACAGTTGGCCCACGTGGCACCGTCACTGTCACCCGTAAGGCTAGCCAGGTACAGCACCGTAGCGAGCACCTGCCTACGGATACGGGCGTTAACGGCAGTCTCGTTGTTGTACTTGCAGTGGTGGGCGGTGGTGGCGTTCATTTCGTCTCCCTGGTCCGTAGTGGCTATGCCTACATACTACCCGCCCCGGACCCCCATGCAACCCTGATTCAGCAAGAATCTTGGTTTCTTTACCTAACCGTGACCTGTCCGGGCCGGACGACATATGGGGCAAAACGGACATTGGGTACATATGGGATATAGGGGTACATACAGTACATACATACCCATACTGGTACATATAGGGCCTATGGTACATAGGGTACATACCACATATAGGCCCTATTACGGGGCCTTACGTACATACCCCACATATCCCCCGCGCGTGTACGATAGGCACGAAAAATTCCCGGAACATCTAGGGCTTGCATCTGCCCTACCCCTTGTGTAGACTGGTACTACACCAAGCGAGAGGAAGTACACACCATGGACCTTCGTGACCTTCTTGAGCAGGCTCGTGACGCGGGCGTCTTCACCACCATGACCGTTCCGGTCAGTGAGGTGCAGGATGCGGACCGTGTGGACGGCTTCGACTGGGACGCCTACCCGCACATGTCCGAACTGGCCTAAGCGCACTAAGGGGATATGATGTTTCGGAAAAAGGCTGTTCCTACAGTTCGATTCCACAGCATGTCCCTTTTGCTGGAAAGGGAGGGGTTGAAAAGCCAAACCCCTGTTTTCAATTCCTCCCTTTTGGCGAATCTCCTTTCTCGCTACAAGGAAAGCGGTTTTACTGCAATCGAGGCGACACATTCGAAATACTGCCTTTGTGAGGCAGGAAAAGACGAAAAAGTCGCCATTCAGCCTTAGAAAAATAATTGGAGAAAAAATTCACCCCTCTTTTCAAGGATTTTCGCCTAGAATTCCTTAGAAAAGAGGGGTGAATTTGTAGGCGAATTTTTTGTCCGACCCGGACATGCCTAAATGAGAAAATATCCTGGTAGACATGTTGTAGATGTCCTAGGCTTCTGTTAGACTTAGGTCATCACCAAGGAGGAAAAATGGCGAAGAAGTCGCTCCGTATGGGTCAGCGTCGTCGTAATAAGCACTGGGTGAACATCTACCTTATCGACCGAGCCTGTGGAGGGTCGGAAGAGGGTGGATGGTGGTTCAACTACGGAGAGAACATCGAAGCATGGCCCTGCCGTTCGGCCAAACAGGCTGAGAAGCTGGTCACGTGGGCCAAGGCGCAAAGGCGCTATCAGGGCTCTCACAGGAGTCTGTACAGCGTGAATCACCGTCTGGGCGACACGGTGGAAATCCTCATCGAAAACCGTGAGGGTGCCGACTGGAGCGACTACCGTCCGTGGGAGTAGGATTTGGGCCCTTCGGGGCCCTGTCCGCCCCGGACTAAAAATCTGCGACTAAAAAACCAGACTTTGGGGTTGCGACTCAAAAATCCGTCCTGTAGACTAGAGCTAACGAAAACGGAGGACAGGATGTGTTTCCACAAGTGGTCCGACTGGAAGCAGATGGTGGGAACGTTCGATTCCCCTCTGTTCCCCAGACTCGGTACCTGGAAGGCGCTGATTCAGGTGCGCCAGTGCTCCAAGTGTGGTAAGGTTCAGCGTAAAGACATCTGAGGAGGCGTAATGACCAACCTTTCGAAGCCCGAGCGCACGAAGCTGGATGACCTGGCCTATGTCGGAGGATTCGACTGGGACGACGAGCCCTATCAGTTCAACATCACTCAGGTGTGGAAGGAGACCCGAGGACGGTACTACGTGGCCAGTGACTCCGGTTGCTCCTGCCCGTCGCCCTTCGAGAACATCAACTACACCGACGAGGCACACGGTCCGTACAACAAGACCGAACTTCGTGCCTATTTCGAGCGTGAGTTGAAGAACGAGCGAGGCTATCGGCCTCAGTCCGAACTCCGCCAGGAAATCAGTTCTCTTCTGGCTCAGCTCACCTGACAAAGGGGCCTTCGGGCCCTGTCGGGGCCGGACACTTTCAAAAATGCCCGGTAGGTGTTGTGCATGTCCCTTGTCTCTGATAGACTCGTCTTACACCGAGGGAGAGGAACCCCAAATGCGTAAGGTTCTGTTCAGCATCGAGGACGCCAAGGCCATCGCCAAGGACCAGGGCAACCACTTCTTTTCGGCTGACACCATGCGTTGGTGGAAGTCGCGCATTTCGGACATCTGCTACAGCAACATCGACGGAGACAAGATGTTCTTTGTCTCCTCGGAGAGGAACGACGACTACGACAGGCGTTACACCGTGCGTGTGGCCAAGCTGGACGAAAACGGATATCTCACCATCGACACCGTGTCGGAGTTCCAGGAGTACGCGAGTCGTTCCGGTGCGCATGACCGTGCACAGCGTGAGCGTCTGGCTTCCATCCTGGCAGACTAGCGACTTGGGGCCTCCGGGCCCCTTGTCCGGCCCGGACGGATAAAACGGACATAAAATCAGGGCTTGTACTTGTCTCCGGAGTCGTGTAGACTTTAGCTATCAGCAAGGGGGAAAGAAACCCCTAGCAGACACCGAGGAGCTTAAAATGGCCGTTTCTCTCGCCAAGGGCGTCAACCACAACATCGTCTCCTCCGTCACCATCTCCGAGGGCTTCAAGGTCAAGGGCTCCAAGTCCGTCTACAGCATCCGTCTGGAGACCTGGAAGACCACTCCGGGCAGCGACTCCACCGAGGTCCGCATCGTCATCCGTGACCAGGACGGCAAGTTCCACGGAGCGACCAACTTCAAGCAGAACATCATGCTGGACTTCACGGCCCTGATGAACGGCAACCACAGCAACAAGCGCGCCAAGGCCAAGAAGTAACACCTTCCCACCGGGCCCTTCGGGGCCCGTGTCGGGCCCGGACACTTTCAAATTGGGGTTGTATCTGCTCCCCACATGCTGTAGAGTTAGAGCATCGAAAGGGAGAAGTTCTCCCGGAAGAGGAGTTGTGTCATGGGTGTCAAGGTCAGCCTCTACTTTCACGGTCGCAAGGACACTCTCGTGGCCTACCTGGAAAACACGTCTGTCGATGAGCTGACGACGGCATGGAACGACAGCGTCTGGCGTGAGGGTCTGTTCGTCATGACGGACAGGAACGGTGCTCGTCTGAGCATCAACACGGACCGCGTGGAGCTGTTCGTCGTCGCCCCCTGGAGCCTGACCTGATGTGCATCAGGTGTGGTGCTGCCATGGGCGATATGCACCGTGGCGAGTGCAACCCGGACAATCGTGAGGGTTACTCATGGATGGTGATTTTCGAAGACACCTTCCTTGAGTTCGAGCCCGCTCCAGACGCTCACCTTGACGACATGGGAGACTGACGGTGCGCCCCTTCGGGGGCGTGTCCGCCCCGGACATCTTGCACAAGTCCATCAGTCATGATAGAGTCGTTTCAACGCAAACGACGGAGGAACCTTGTCGAACTACGTTGTTGTTACTGGTACTACTGGTCGTAAGGGCACTCTGCAATTCTCTCGACGTGATATCGCATACAACATGAAGCTTGCCCGACGCAAGCGTGACAAGGGAACTTACATTCGCATGTTGAAGCTCCAGAGTCATGTCAACTATGGAATTCGCATGGAAAACAGGCTTGGTGAACCGTGTATCACTATCAAGGTAGAGAGCTGGAAGAACGGCCAGAAGTATGTCGTTCGTGGTTTGAATGGCAAGTTTCGGGCTGTTATCAGTAAGTGACTGCCTGGCCCTTCGGGGTCCGGCCCGGACAAAATGTAGTGCACATCTAGTGTTGCCTCTGTCCGATGGCTCATGTAGACTTAGAACATCGAAAGGGAGGGAAGCCTCCCAACGAAAGGGGTAGTCATGACGTTCGAGATTCCCGAGGGTTACAGCATCATCTCCGAAGAGGAGCACGCGGACGCGGTTCGTGAGTCCGCTGAGCCGCACAAGTTCGTGACGGCCGGTGTCATCCGTAAGGGCTGGCTGTCGGACATCTGGACCGTCTCCGAGGACGACGAGCCCGAGTACCTGGTTGACTGCAACTAGGTTCGGCTGCTAGACTCTAGCTAAGCACAAGGGGACAGGCCACAGGGCCTCGCAACGTGAGGTTTTTCCCTTCCTGCCAAAGTCTCTGATAACTGAATACCCCAGCTTACTTCTAGCACAGGAGTGCACATGATTGCCGGTATCGTCCCTCAGCGTGACGCCCTCTCCCTCCGTGTGGCCATGATTGTCCAGGGAGTGGACATCGAGTTCGGTGCCACGTCCAACATCCTTCCCTACCAGCGGTTCGACATCCTGGAGGCCGACGAGACCCGTGCTCGTGCCATCCTGGCGAACTTCCCCCGCGTGCGCGTCGGCAAGCCGGTCAAGAAGTGGAAGGCGGCTGACGCCTCTCTGCTCGGTCGTGCGAAGCTGGTAAGCCAGAAGGACACCAGCGAGGACTAATCCACTAGGGGCCCTTCGGGGCCCCTTTTGGCCGCCCCGGACAATTTTCAGATGTGTTGACATCGGCCCGGTGGCTAGGGTAGACTCTTACTATCAAGCCAAGGAGGACGACATGGCCAAGGTATCTGTTGCGAAGCTGATTGAGTCGGCTATCTTCAATGATGCTGAGGCATGGGGCGTCTCTACTTGGGAGATGTTTGAGCGCAAGTTCGATGACCTCTTTGAGGGAAACCCTGAGTTCACCGAATCTTGTTCAAAGGGCATTCTCGACCCTATTCTCTACATGACGGATTCGAACACCGTCTTCAATGGCCATCACCGAGTTCTTATCGCATGGCTGTTGAATGTGGAATTCATCGAATTCACCGAGGACTGGATGGATGACCTTGGTGAATCTGGTCCCGAACTCTTCTAGGAGTGGTAATGACGTACTTCCTCATGCAGCTTCACTTCTACATCTACACGCATTACATCAACATCAAGAGCGACCTGATGGAAAACCTCGTCATGCCTTTCGTGATGGGTGGCATCGTCGGTCTCGCCCTTGTCTCGATGTTCCTCTGACCACCGGGCCCCTTCGGGGGCCCTTTGGCCGTCCCGGACACTTTCAAAAAGGGGTTGTGCATGACTGCTGACTCTGTTAGACTCATAGCATGAAGACGCTGAGTGTAGCCAAGATTGTTGCCGGTGCCGACTTCGCAGACCGCGAGGACGGACAGAGCACCATGGACCTCTTCACTCAGCTTTTCTTTGAGATGAGCGATGAATTCATTGAGTCCTGTGAAAGGGACGGAATTCAAATGCCTATCAACTTTCACAATGGCACCGTGTACAATGGTCAGCACCGTGTGGTTATGGCTTGGATTCTTGGTCACAAGACCATCAACGCTGTCTCTCTTGGCACTGTTGTTCGTAACACGGAATTGCCCTACAGCTCGGAGGAGCGTAATGCAGCCTGATGAAATCAATGACGAGGAATTGTGTTTGTGCTGTGATTTCGGAGCACATGACATGCCCTGTGACTGTGATGGCAAGAATTGTTGTCATCCTGAGAATCATTAACGGCTAGCCCTTCGGGGCGTCCGCCCCGGACAGACATATAGGACATTTTGAGGGGTTGTTTACGTAGCCTAGTTCTGATAGACTCGACTTACGTCAAACGGAAGGACTGCCATGCTCAAGCGCTCGCATGACCGTAAGACTGCCAATCGTGCAAACGGTGCTGGCACTGCCTCTCTCATCAAAAACGCATTCTCCCTGCCCAGTGGTAAGGCGTATTCCTGCCCTGGTGCGACCGGTGTGTGTGAGACCGTCTGCTATGCCGGTAAGCTGGAAAAGCAATATCCGGCATTCCGAGACCTTGCTCTGCACAATTGGGAATTGATGCGTAAGGCAACAATCAGTGAGATGATTTCGATGCTCACTGACATGATTGCCGAATTCGTCAATGAGTGCGAAAAGCACAACGTCAGTAAGGTATTCCGCTGGCACGCAGATGGGGATATCTTTTCCTCTGACTATGCGTATGCCCTTGCGGAAACGTGCAAGGCATTCCCTGATGTGCAATTCTGGATTTACACACGTTCCTTTGGGTTCGTGGCGTATCTGGAAAATGTCTCCAATCTCTCTGTTTATCTGAGTGTAGACAGTGAGAACAAAGAGGCTGCGTTGGGCACTCAGGAGATTTACCCCTTTGTTCGTCTGGCCTATCTGGCAGAAACACACGAACAGGGTAAGGAATTCATGCTTGCCGAAACTGGTAAGCCTGGCGCTATCTGCCCTGAGAATGCCAAGCGCATTCCCCTTATCACTAAGGATGGTGGCGCATGTGTGACATGTGGCCTTTGCATCTTTGGTAAGGCTGACATTCGTTTCGCGTCCAAGGTTCCTAAGCGTCGAAAGGCTTGACGCTAGGGCCTTCGGGCCGGGGCGGACAACGGGCAAATCGGACATTTAGGTGTAGACACAGATGGCTTACGTCCTGTAGACTAAAGACATGAAGGGGAGGGAAACCAACCTCTGCACCGGGGCTTGCCTCTCCGCCTTCAATCCGATAGACTGAGTACACACCGAGGGAAGGAACCCCAAATGACCGAGAACATGACCCGTCGCGCGTACGCTGTCTCTCTGGGCCTGGCCAAGGATGCCCGTGGTCGGATGAGCGCTGCGGCTTACGCTGCCATCGCTGAGGCCGAGGGCAAGGGCATGGTCTTCTCTGACGCTGCCGCTCCGGTCAAGCGTGCGGCTGTCAAGGCCGCTCCCAAGGCTGGTCAGTTCGATGCCAAGACCGTGCGAGCGTGGGCCGCTTCGGTTGGCATGACCGTCAACACCCGTGGCCGCCTGTCGGCTGAGGTTCTGGACGCCTACCGTAAGGCGAACCCGGAAGTCAAGCCCGCTGCGCCCGGTGTTCACGTCAAGGTGACCGGTAAGGACGTTCGTCCGCACGCTGCTCCCACCCGTTCGCACCGTACCGAGTACACCGCTTGGTACCGGGGCAAGCGTCTCATCCTCTCGGAGCGTGAGGTGTGTAAGTGCGGTTACTCCCTGTCCCACTGCTCTTGCGGGAGCCCGGTGGTGCTGGGGATGGACGTTGAGGTCCGTACCCGATAGGATATAGACATGTCAGTCATCATCGAAATCGACACGCCTGATGATGACGCACACGACAGCGCCTGGCCCTTTGCAACAGCTACGGCTGAGTTCATTGCAAAGGTGCTGGGCGTGTCTGTGAGCGTATCAGACGGCTACGGCACAACTCAGGACTTTGGGGGAGAGGGTGGCGCGTAGTCCCTTCAAACAAACAAGCCTAATCGTACCTGACATGTATGAGGGTGCGAGACTCGTAAATCCACGACCGACATCCTATGAGCGTCTGGCGAATAAGCTGGTCGATGAATTCGATAAGCGTTCATTCGACTTCCATGCATTCGCCTATCTCGTTTCTACCTACCCTGAGCCTGTACAGGACGCGTTCTTTCAGTTCGCTATCAGCCTGTTCAATGCATGGGCAGGCAGAAAGGAAAGTCGGTCTGACGAGGAATTCAATCGTGTAATGGATTCCAAATTCGTTATCGAACAGATACTACTCAAGAGGGGACACACGAACCCCTAACCCTACCGGGCCCTTGACTTTCGGGGCCCGTGTCGGGCCCGGACACTTTGGCTTCGGGCTTGTATCTGCCTCACATGTCCTGTAGACTTAGTACATCGAAAGGGGGACGGACCCCCTAAGAAACGGAGACTCAAATGTCGTTCGACACCGCTCGCATCCTGGCCGTCCTCAACAACAACAACGTCAGCATCGGCCTCAAGAAGGCGATGTTCATCGCGCAGGTGCTGATGGACCTCCACTCCGAGCGCGTCATCCAGGTGGAGAACAACACCTACGCGGACGCCTACAAGCGGGGCTACGAGGCGGGCAAGACGGACACCGAGGCCCCCACGAACTTCGAGCTGGCACGTCTCCGGGGCATCGAGAAGATGGTCAAGGACAACGCGCGTGAGCTGGTCAAGGAGGTCGTCCGAGAGGTCGGCAGCCACAAGAAGATTCAGTGCATCAAGGAGCTGCGCAACAAGACGGGTCTCGGTCTCAAGGACACGAAGGACATCGTGGACGAGTACATCGCCAAGCTGGACGGCATGTACCTGGCGAACTGGGAGCGTTCCTGCCTGGACGCCGCCTACTGAGTCTAACAAGACTCGCACACTGCCCCTCTTCGGAGGGGCTTTCGTGTGTCCGGGGCGGCCGGAACAAAACGGACATTATAGACACGCAGCATGGGTAGACACCACCCCTTGTCTTCCTGTAGACTAGAGACATCGAAGGGCAGGGAAACCGGCCCTAAACCAACTCTGCCTATGGAGGCAAAAATGCACGGTCTTGAGATTGGTTCCAAGGGTCAGGTCGCGTTCGCCACTCGCAGCGAGCCCGCGTGGCACAACCTCGGAACCGTGTTCGAGGGAGAGCTGACCACTTCCGAGATGCTGAACCTGGCCCACCTTTCGGGCTGGGATGTGCGTCTGGAGTCGGTCAAGGATGTCCTCGGGATGATTTCGGACAACTACGACTTCGTGACTGAGCCTCACATGGTCGTTCGTACCAACCCCTTCACCGGCCGGAATGACGTTCTGGCCACCGTGGGCGAGCGGTACAAGGTCGTCCAGAATGAGGAGCTGTTCGGCTTCGGTGACGGCATCCTCGCGGGTGGTGGCACGTGGGAGACCGCTGGTTCCATCCGTGACGGTCGTGTCGTCTTCGGTTCCCTGTCCATCGGACGGGAAATCAAGGTCGGTGACGACGACGTGACCAACCTGTACCTTCTGGTCAACACGTCGCATGACGGGTCTGTCGCAGTACAGGCAAGCATCACCCCGGTTCGTGTCGTGTGTCAGAACACGCTGAACTTCGCACTCCGTAACGGTGTGAAGCAACAGTTCAAGATGCGCCACACGCAGACCATCGAGGGTCGCATGGCTGCTGCCCGTGAGGCGCTGAACATCACCTTCGCCTACGCGGATGAGTTCGAGCGTGAGATGAACTCTCTGTTCGAGGTGTCCGTCACGAAGGACAAGTTCGACACCCTGATTCAGGACCTGTACCCCAAGCCCGAGAAGGATGTCAAGGGGTCCATGGTCAAGTGGGAGTCAAAGCGTGACATCCTGATGGGCATCTTCACCGACACGGGCGACGGTCCCAAGACCACTCAGTCTCTGGCCGGTACGGCTGCGGGTGCGCTCAACGCGCTGACCGAGCGTATCGACTGGTACCGGATGCCGCGTGGTGGCAACGTGGACAACCTGTTCATCGCTGCCAGCGGTTTCGACCCGGTGGTCAACGCTGAGAAGAACCGCATCCGTAAGGCGGTTCTGGCCCTGGCCAGCTAATCCAGGAAACGTCAGAGTCCCCTAGGCCCGGAAGGGTTTGGGGGATTTCTGGCGGGGGCGGACAATCGGCCAGTGGCTAGACAGAGCCCTTGCAGTCTGCTAGGCTATATCTACAACGAACGAAAGAGGTATCCATGCTGATTCCTGCTGACACCTTCAACGGCTGTGTCTCCCAGGTCATTGCTCGTGAGCTTGCTTTGAAGGAAAAGGGGATTCCTGTTCCTGGTACCGGGCGCTCCAAGAGTGGCTGTGGGTACAACAAAACCAAAAACTCTGGTGTCAGTGCTCACAGCCACATCGTAACCAAGTGGGACGATGAGGGTGAAAAGGGGCCTCTGGTCCGTCGTGAGATTCGTCGGAAGGAGCGGACTCTTTGGATGGCTGAGGCCATTGCCGAAATGGGGGAGGAGTTCTACAGCCTGATGGGTGAATCTGATTTCTGACGCTCGGCCCTTCGGGGTCCGACCCGGACAATCGGCCCGGTGGCTAGACAGCTCCTCCTTGTACTGCTAGACTCTATATATGGATGGAGCACTGGTAAGGTACCTTGAGAAGGATGAAGACGAGACCTGCGAGATTTGTTTCGCTCGCAAGGCTATCGGATTCTTCAACGTCGATGATGTCGAGACTCCTGTCTGTGCGTATGACTCAACTCTGAGGAACGAGGATGGGACGCAGGTGGTCATTCCGTTCAGTGCTTACTGAAAGTGATGTTGACAAGGTGTTAGACCCTTGCTAACATAGAAGTATAAAGTGTGTCCCTGGGGGCCCTATCAGTCATTCTGGCAAGGGCTTAATTAGAGGAAGGTCGGCCTCTCCCCAGGGACCTTTCAATGTCCGGCCCGGACACCTTACTTAGCCTAACTAACATGATGACTACCAATATCGGCAACGATTTGTCCGTCATGTCCGAATAAATCCCCTTTACGATAGCGTCCAAAATTTCCCAGAGATTCCCCTTTACGAAGGGCGCGAAAACTCCCGGATTCTGGAAACATTTTTGGTTGTAAAAATAGCCACCCTTCGGGGTGGCTTTTGTGTTGTCTGCTGCTATATACATGGCCAATAAGACTATGAGAGATTCAAGGCCGGTAGTGATGGGTCTCCTTCTCCCCTATATACATACACCTATAATGCTGTGTCATCTATCTAGTGTCTTTACGAACCTCTCTTGAAACTACCGGGCATTTCAATATCATTTATTGCTTGTGTATATAGGGAGAATCGACACTCTGGCTAGCATTCTAAGGCATGACTGCTCGATTAGACATGCTATGGTGGGCTCATTTACGATGAATGCCTGATTTTCTGGACATCTGGGCTGATTCAGGGGCTGAATGTGGGCTAGATTGGGGCTGCTTTACGACCGAAGGCCGTGCTTTTACGAATGACTGTTAAAATTGCGGGAAAATGGCAGGATTATGGGCAAAATGGCAGCATTTCCCTTGATTTCAGCGTGTTTTGGCTCATTTTTGGCACGTTTTGGGGCGTAATTATCGATGCCTGACAGCCTTATTTGCCTTGGATTCGGGGGCAGAATGCTTGTTAGGGCTATGAATGTGCTGGTCAGATAGTTTGTTCCGCTTCGAAACATACTGGCCCATTACACACTACAGTTGAACCAATGTATTGCGCACAACCTAAATATCTTTATACACAATAGTTATCCACAGACAACATCAACATGTGGATAAGTGTCATCTTAGGTTGACAAATTCATAGACCCTTACACATGCCTCCATCCACACTAGTCATCAGATTCGTTATTCAAGAGGGTGTCATCAGTTTCTTCATGCCCTTACATCATTCGGGACAATCGCTCTGCCATGCTGCTCTATGCTGCATACGTCTTTGCGTATATAGTAGTTGGGTATATGATGGGTTGTATTAGAGGGTAATGTATATAGGGATTAGAGGGCCTTCAACCACCGGGCCTTTTTCGCTGCGCTGGCAGTCGGCTCTGCCGACTAAAAAACTGACTAAAAATTCATTGACTAAAAATTCGATGTACCAAATCAGCCTCCACAAAAACGAAAAAGGACCAGCCGTCTTCTGGCCAGTCCTCTTCGTCATCCCAGTCTTCGTCAATCCAGACCTGTTCTCCGAACCACATCTCCAAACCGGGATTCATTTTCAACAATACCTGCATATAGTTCACTGTCCTTGTCCATGTCGGACGTTGGGTCAAACCTCGTTGCCCATGCTAGCCAATCTGTATTCTCAAGTATGCAGCACAATGCACATTGCTTCTGTGACCTTGTGGCTAGCGCTGCTCTGATGTGGTCTGCACAGTGGTGTCTCTTGGCTTTACGATGCTTCTCCATCTGCCTTGTGAGAATCCACCATGCCCATCTCTCTAGCATTCATTCCCCTTTGAATGCTGACTCATCGAGGTCTTCAAAGGTCTCGTTGCCAGTCGCTTCAAATTCGAATCTGCTGCTCACGTTTGCTTCATTGAAGGTATCTCTGATGAACTCAGCTTTGAATTCATTACCGTATCGGACTACAACCTTGCCGACCTTTGTATCAGTAACAGCCCAGTTGTAGCCCTCCACATTCCGGCCCCTTTTAAGGGACTCTTTCACAATTGTATATCTCATAATGCTCTTATGCTAAGGCATACATTACGAGATTGTCAATCGCGTACCTCTGGTCCTCCATTAGCACGTTCAAGGTCTAGTCTGATGACTTCGTTGCATTCCTCAGAATTGCAAAACGCTCCATGAAAATCAATGTCGATGCGGCTAGTTGGTCGCTGACAGATGAAGCATACGTGAGGGTCATCAGAATGAAGTCCAGAAGGGTCATACCAGTAGGTTCCATAACTGTCCCAGCGTGGGTATTCCCCATGCCTGATGTCAATTGCCATTGATTCTGTCTCTCTGATTAGCTGCTCTTGCTCGGCACTGGCTTCACTGATTGGTCTGGTAATAGCTTCAAAGGCACGTGAAGCCTCTACTACCACCGGCCCAATTCTCCTGTATGACTCCATAGCTCGCTCAAACTGAGCAACAATCTCTGCCCAGTCTTCTTCGCTTCTATGGAACTCAATGTGGTTAACGAAGCCTAGTTCCTGCCACTCATTCTCCTGCGAGTCGGGCACGGTTACCACAGTCCTCTAGAATCTTGAGGATATCTCCAAGTGTCCTCTTGGGGTCATTGTTCCAGTAAATGAAGTTGTACTTCTGCGCATCTCCATTCTTGCGACGAACCTCGTCATGCAGATATTGAGCTGCAATCTGCAAGTCATCGTTGTGTGCATATCCCTTAAGATTGATATACACCATTGCACCACGAAGGCACATGCGTCCTTCTGCATCACGCAGAACGCCTTGGGTCCAGCCGACCTTCCACAGACTCTCTCGCATTGCGAAAAGAATCTGTGAGGGAATGAGCTGTCCCTTCTTTCTGCGAATCTTACCGACCCGCCTGGATGGCACAGAACCACTACCAGGATTACCCTTGTTGTTCTTGGGATTGTTCAGGTCTCGCACATATCCGTCAACAAGACTGGCGAACCTACCAGACACCTCAGCATCAGGCAAGTCTCGCATCCTGCGGATATCACTTAGTACAGACATTCACTTCTCCAATACAGAAGCTTGATAGAATGCGTGCAAGGGAATCATGACGGGCTGGCTCTTATTCACAAAGTGGATGTACAGACAACCATCCTTAACTCCATGAACATCGACGTGCGCGTATTCGTCCCACTTGGTTAGTTCAGCGTTGGTATGAACTATGAGTGTGTAGTCGTTCATAGATTCACCAGATACTCTGGTACTCCTTCCAGAAGTAGTAGCCTCTTAGTTCCATGAGAATAGAGCCAAGGACATTCAAGCCCTTACCCTCACACCGGCCCCAAAACTTATCTCCCCAATGATTGCCCTCAACAAGCAGGGCTGCACCAGTTTCAATAAGCTTAACTCTGAGGTCATCGTGCTGGTCAAACTTCGCCTTGACCACCTCTCTCATACACGTTACCTTGATGGACTCCCACTTGTCAAGGTCTAGAGGGATGCGCCTTCCCATGTTCTTGGCTGTCTGTGCGTCAGCCTGAACCATCTTTTCAAGGTACCTGTACTGCTCTGCCTGGTCACACTTTGCAGCTTTGTACTTGGCACCCTGGAATGCCGCCTCGTTATTCGCAAACGTCAGGTTGCCGACCTTGACGGGAATCTCATAGAAGTTAGACAGCCATCGATACTGACCATCAAACTTCACGATTGGTTGTACTAGAGTCACCTTCTCGCCTTCCATTGATGACATAGAACCATCGACAAATAAAAAGAATGAGAAGGGCCCATACGAGCCCTCCTATGATAAACCACATTTCACAGCCATCCAAAGAACCAGGCTGCCCTGTGTGATAGGCAGCAGAAGAATACTCGTCTTATCAGAGTATCGTAGCTTACGCTGTCATCGCACGTCGAACCACATTGTTCACACGTCACGTTCCTCATCCTCTTCGGCATCTGGCCAATAAAAGCCAGGGATATCGTAGCGCTTGATGAAAACGTAGGACAGCTCAGCCAAGCCAATGCCTATCAGACCAAGCAGCAATCCTATAACGTACATCAGCACTGTTTCCATGGTGCAATGTTACGCCCATCACTTACTAAAGTCAACCGATACGGCAAAAGCCGCTGATTACTCAGCGGCTAGTTCCCGTTCAAGGGCAAGGACAGTACGTCCATTGAGAGCGCGAACAGGCTTACCATCCACAAATTCGTAAACCTGTGGAACAGACATGACCTGGTGCTCGTTCTTAATTTCCTCTGCCTTGTCAATGTCTACATACACAACAGGATAGTCTAGCTTCTCAGCCAGCTTCTCAATGTGTGGCTGTAGTCTCTGACATGGCACGCACCATTCGGGCGCAGAGAAAACAACGACTGCCTTGCGATTGGTGTATGACTCAAAATCCTTGAGTTCATCTACCTTTACTAGGATTATCATCCCCTCCAATTCTGTACTGCACGAATGCTGGGGGCAAGACGCTCAACCGCCTTGGCAATTGAGTCAGGGTCACCATTCACGTAGATGTTTACGGTCACCTGAACAGAAGGACCAACCTCAGCCTCAAGCTCCTGTACCTGAGAGAATGGAGTAACTACATCCTGTTCATGCACGAACTGAGTCTCGTCGTCCATCTTCTCACCGTGGTAGTTGCCCTTCACGTACTGAGAATAGAAACGACCCTTGCTCAGAGCACTGGCAAAGGCTCGGTAGTCGTCTGCGTTGAAGCCAGCGTACTTAATGACGCTGCCTCCCCAGAACTGAACGACCAGTTCCTCAGCACCCTTGTTCCAGTAAACACCCTGGAGAGCGCTGGAGTTGGTTGCAATGGAATTGCTGTAAACGAACTGCATTGGTTTCCTCACATGTGATTGAAAATTGTTTTACGGAGCCTAAAGTACAGGCTCCGTATTGGGTTGTTCATCTTGCCTCTCTACTGCCCCATGATGCAGATAAACATCAGTGAAGCGGCCATTCTTAATGAGAATCAGGTGGCCAAGTTCCATCCACGTACCATCAGGTGTGCTTTCAAGATGCTTAGCCATCTGCTTCAACGTGTCTAGGATATCCTGTTCAGACGGCACTGTCAAGAAACCGTCCATGTTCCACTTGTATTGATTCTCATCAAAGACTGGCTTAAATCTCTTGGCTAGTTCTTCGTAGTCCACAGACCTAGCCTCTCAAGATACATATTCACTGACGCTGTGCTCTGCTCAATGATTCCAAAAGCATCTATCGTGTCATCGTCAACAGGAACCTTTGCCTTAGCCAAAGCCTCTTGAAGAATCGCTGATAGAAGTGAGACTGAGATGTTGATGTTTCTCACAGCTTCCTCAACGGAATCAATGATTGCAGAATCAGTCGTCAGTACAAAAGACTCTCTTTCTTCCATTTACTTTTCGGCGCGATACCTTTGCTCAACAAGAGCGTAAAGCTCAGCAAGATTCTGCTCAGCCTCAGCAAGACGCGTTGGGTATACGTCTTTGAACTTCTTAGCATCCTTGAGGTCGTTCAAGAGATTAATCTCTGTTCGACGCTCTTGTGCAGTGAAGTCAATCCTTGGCCTTTTAGGCTCTGCCACCGTTCCTCCTATTCGATGTCGGCTAGTTCTTGTAGTGTGGGAGGCTTACCATGAAGACGCTCTAGCATCTCAACACCGGGCCTCCCCTTACGTACTACCAGTTTAGCATCATCAGCGGTCCAAAGTCCATAGACGATGCCAGCAGCGAAGCGAGCAGGGAGGAAACGTCCACCCATCTTGGCTTCGTACCTAGCATAGCGCCTGTGCTCTGCAACCGCAAGACACTGCAACGCAGCAATGAGAGTAGAGATTGTAACTGTTCCTTGCCAAGCCTCTACAGCTACGCCTGTGTATTGGTAGTAATTGTCAGGGTCCTCTGTATCCAGCACAACCTTAGCGTAAAGCCCCATGAGCTTCTTGGCACTCTCAGGGTCTAGGTCTGCCTTGTCCTGAAAGTCATCGAAGATATGCTGGTGAGTGAACTGCTTAGACTCCCAGCTTGTAGTGTCATCGGTGATTTCGACTACAAAATCTCCACCAGGCTTTTCAGTGTCGTTCTCATGCCTGCCTGGCATTCGCAAAGTCACGCCATCATATGGACTAGTAGAAAGAATATGTTTCTTCCCACCAATTACGTATGGAATACTATTATTCAATTCATCGAACTTCATATCTCTCCTTACATGGCAAAAAGCCAGGAACTAGTCCTGGCCTCAGCGTCCAAACTTACCCTGCATCATCCGATAAGGTGCCATAATCGGCCACAAAACAGCCGTTATGGTCCCATGAAGGACAATCTTACCTGCCAACTCCATTCCGGCCTTAGAGCCAAGAGTGATGAAGGTCACGAAGATACCGAATCCGATAGAAATTCCTACACAGATTCCGGCACCAACGAGGTAAATTGCCCCAAGAAAAGTCAACATCAGATTTTCTCCAGATACTCAGCAGGATGGTAGACGAATCTGTCAGTGTAGTCCTGTGGCACGTCTTCCAGATTAAAGAGCTGAACCAGCTCTTGATAAGGAAGCTTAATGCTGGAGACTTCACCAGTAGCACCAACCCACTCTTCCTGACCCTTGGGCGTTCGGTAAACCTTTACTCGGTCACCCCTATTTACTCGATTGCCCTTATGGTCTGTGAAACTATATTCATTTGCCATGCTCCCCTGGCAGGAATCGAACCTACGCACACCAGATTCAAAGTCTGGCTACCCAACCAGCAGAGTACAGGGGAATGGCCCGAAGGCCGTAATCATTTACGAGTCTCTATCTCAGCCCAAGCAATCATTGCTTCTCGGCCTCGACTCTTGAATTCTATCAGCTTTTCAGTGGCCATTCCATTACCGAAGGCCCAACCATTGATGAACTGATGCCATCCAGAATCGTGATGCCAATAGGTGGCATAAAGAACTGCCTCTGCAAGTGTTTCTGGCTGACGTTTTTGAGGATAATACATCAACTCACCTTTTCGAGATTTCGCGTCTGCCACATAAACGGACTGTATCCGAATTCGTCAGGTCGCTCGGTGATGGGAAGAAGCCAGTTGTGCAGATATCCATCTACGAACTGCTCCTCCTCTTCCGGCCACGGCTCAACCATAGCAAGGAAGCCAATCCACTCACTTCGTTCACTTCGAGATGCCACGATACGAACAACATCTCCTACGAAGAACCGCTTCTCTGTGTCCATGCTTCTACTCTAGCCAATCTCGTCGGTGAAGTCAAGCAGGCCCCATCCTTGCAGTTCAAGGGACTGCTTGTACTGCTTGCCATGATGTCCGCAGAATAGCAGGGCCATGTCACCCTTCTCTGCAATCACAAACGCCTGAGCGTTGCACCTGTCACATCGGTCCTCAGTCTTACGGAGAGGACGTTCCATTACTGCTTCCATCGTCATGCTCCTTACTATAGCACAACACCCCTGGCATCAGCCAGGGGGTTGAGTGTTGTTATTTTGTTGACTTTGTAGCGTCCGCATGGCCGTCTCAAGTTCACTCTTGACTTTGATAAAGTTGTCCATCAATTCGTAATACTTTCCACGCCACTTGTCTAGGTCGGTTTCGACATTGTTCAGCTCTTGCTTGAGTCCCTGGATTTCGGTCCTCAATTCGTTTCTGAGCTGAGCGGCTGTGTCGTCCCGAACCTTGCTACGGCTGAGCCAGTGTTCGACAAACTTGAGTCCAACACCCCCCAGCACTGTACCAATCAAGGCTATCCAAGCCGTAGTAATCTCGGGCATTATCTCAGCAACCTTATCCTAAAATATAGGAATGCCACGATGAGTGCCAAAGTTAGGCTGAATATCCAAGTCAGAGGTGTAAATCCAATAGCCAACCATCTGAGAATGGTCATAAATGAATAAGACAAGAACATCAGGAACAAGCCTATTGTTCTATCTTCTCCTGCACTTCTGAATGCTCCCCACAAAGAGGCTCCAGCACTGATGGTATAGAAACCACCTATGGCCATTCTGACGATTGTAGAATCAATCGCCTGACCGATAGGCGTAGTTGCATTGGTTACATACCATGGACCCACTGCGTACAATCCTGAGACCAGCAAACCGACAGCAACAATCACCTCTATTACCACCAGAGGATGCTTGAACACTTTGACTAGAGCTGTTGATATCCTGGACATACCTGAATTGTAATCACAGATGAGTTAAAAGTCAATCAATCAAGTCTTCTACTGCATCTGCTACTTCCTGAGCTAGCCAAAGCTCAGTATCGGTGAGGGAAGTGAACTCCTTGACACGGTATCTATCAATATAGAGACGTAGAAATTTGGCCCTGGAAGCTGCTTCGTAAATTTGCTCTACTGTGGCTTCGGACCTCAAGACCATTTTAATGGTGGCCCATATCTCCCTGGTCAATTCTTTGATGCAATGCGATACTTCTGTGTCGTTCTCAACGTACAACCTATCCTCCCCTCAAGGGGATTTTATTGCGGCCGGTAGGGATTTGAACCCCATAGTTCCCTAGATGTGCCTAGTATACCCGGCCTGGAGGCTTAATTCAAATCCTCCTGCTTGATTTCTGCTCCATCGTATAGCTTGTTGTCAAGCCAGGGACTCACATCCTGACCATTCCGTGCCGCCAAAACAATGAGCCATCGTGGCTCTCTTCCATCGTCCTTGCATCCGTTGCACAGATTGAAAGACATGGTTCCGAGAAGTTTTGACTGCACAGAGGTTAGGCTGAACCTCTGACCCCCACAGCTATCACAAACTAGTTCTCTCACTCTACCTCATATCCTATTTCGCCAATGACCTCAACGTCGTCATGCTCGAAGTAATCAAGCTGCCATTCGCCCTCATCATCCCAATACTTCACCAGACAATGAAACGCCAATACCTTCTCAATTATTCCGAGCGCCAGACCTTCATCCGTTTCTACCCTTACTACCTGACTTTCCCGGTGCATCATGGACCTCCAATATACAGTTTACACCAAGGGAACGAATCGACTGAATGAGTCTGCCAATCTGTTCTGCGATTAGCATCCTCTGGTGCTCAGTGAGATTGTCATAGGTGCTGCTGTACGCCCTGAGTGCATAGTTAGGAACGTCGTGCTGCGTTGCAGGGTATTTAACAAGGTCGCAGGTGAATCCTGTACCTGGCTCAAAACTGAATTCCCTGAACAGCTCCTCAGTCTTCTGCATCTGCATCAAGGCCCAAGCGTTCTCGACACTCATGACAATCTCTCCTTGATTCTCTTCCACACCTCTGGAGTCTTATGGGCATTACGGTAAGTGTCTACCTTTGCAGCGTTCCAATAAACGCCACCCCAAACTCCAAAGCCATTGTTATCCTTGGCTGCCATTGCACATTGCTTCATTACTGGACAGCTAAGGCACATCTCGTCTACGTACCGGGCAGAAATCTTGTCCTGCTCATAAGTCTCAAAGAAGAAAGAAGTGGGAAGACCACGACATAGTGCCAGGTCTTCCCACTCAATTTCCTCTGGACTTATGCCCCTTTGCTCAAGAATGCTTGACATTGCGGTTAGGAACCCTCCACTTCCCATCTGCTCCCACCGCAATGCGCGTCTGAAATCCCCAGTTGCCGTTTCGGTAAGCACCGTCACGCTTTGACCAACCAGAATGATTCTTGCTCTTGCGGAAGAAGATTAGGTTCCACTCTTCCCATCGAACATCATTACCAAGCGCCTTCTGCTCAGTAACGAACTTGTCAACATTGTTGTAATCTAGAACAACAGACATAATAGCTTTCTCTTTTCTTGTTGTGCTGACAAAGAACAGGGAGGCTATTAACCTCCCTGTTCAATTATGAAGTCTATGCTTACTTGCTTGACTTTCGAGCTGCTGGCGTAGTGTTCTTAAAGTCCTTGTCCTGCTCAGGTGCCTTATCGGTTGCCTGGTCAGAGGTGACAACACCACCACCGGTTAGCTCATCGTCCTTTGCAGAACGACGGAATGCAGCGTCTTCGAACTTCCATCCACCCTCACGGGCACGACGGGCAGCTAGAGTCTCTACGTCTGCACGGCTCTGATAGTTATCGAGAGCGGCCTCGTAATCAACAAAAGCTGAGTCCTTTACACCTGCATCCTCAGCACGCTTTGCATCCTCGTCCGCTAGTGGGTCAAGGTGTGGAGCAACAACGTCCTGAGAAGTCTTTGGCTCGTACTTGTATTCTGCCATTTTTGAATTCACCTCCTTCTCCTCAAGTCTGCGCATTCTTGAAGAATTCTCTAAAAGAGTAACACAGACTTGATTATGAAGCGGAGGTTACTGCTCTAGCTCGATGACCTTACCAGTCCTAGTCTGCACTGAATCGGTCTCAGTGTCAAGAACAACACAGTGGTAGAAGTCGCCATTCATTTCAAGACCATACACGCTGCTATAGCCTGTCTGATGCATGAATGAGTAGTTCTCCATCCATGTGTGGTAATGCCCATGAAACCAAAGCTTAGGCTTTACGACTCGACCTACACGATTCATCAGCTCTCGATGCATCTGAGAGTCAGGGTCATTCTTAAGCCGGAATCGAAATGGTGCACACGTCGGAGCGTCATGAGTAAGAAGGTAGTCAGACTGACGACCTGCATTCTCCAGACCCTTTACCACACGCTCAGGAACAGCCTCCTGAGCCCACCAAGACTTACCGAGCTTACGATGAGCCTTGTCAATGCTTACGGCTCCACCAACAGCCTGGAACCACTTTCCATCCACAGACCAGCGCTTCACACGGCCTGTGTAGCGAATGTGAGAACGGATAACGGTCAGACCTGCGTAGGTCTTTGGGTTATTCTTCTCCATCCAGTCTAGACGGTCCCAGTTCTCATGGTTACCGGCCACAAAGTAGACCTTGACACCATACTTCCGACACTCATCATTCAGAGCGTCAAGATAGTTGAATCCGTCAACCTCGTGCTCCCAATAGCCAAAGTCACCAACCTGCATGATGACCTTTACACCATTCTCAGCAGCGAGACGGACAACCTTTCGAGCGTGATTCGTGTCACCATGCCAGTCGCCTGCGATGACAATCTTCATGACGCCCTTCCTTTCGTTCGTCGTTGTACTAACTCTAACATCCTGTAGAGCACTGTGTCAAGAGACGACGAAAGGCCCCCGAAGGGGCCCAACATCACTTGCTCTTTGGAATGAATCGACCATTCGCGTCACGCTTCTGACGAAGGTGATTGAATCGAGTATCGACCACTCCAGCCATCGTCTTCACGATGGGGTTAGTGCTCTTGGCAACCATGTCGATGTAGTCCTCTTCGGCTTCCGCCCAGAGAGCCTGACCGCCATCGTCAGCCATTGCAGGGTCAAGGTCCAGAGGACCATCAACAGGAGCGTCAATGACCTCAAGAACAGTGTATCGGCAGGTACGAAGCTTCTGCCAACCACAATCGGTCGGAACAGAAACAACGTCACGAGGATTTACCTCAACCTTGAGGACTGCACCCTGAGCAAAGCCAGAAGCGTAATCCCAAGTGCCAACATGCAGACCCGTGTGACAGCCCACAGAAGGGTCATGCTGAACCTGGTCACGAGGCATCTCAACAACCGCACCGACAGGGTTAGGAATGGCACCAGTGTACTCAATGCCATTGCTGATTGCGTTACCGTGGCTGATGCTCTCGAAAGAATCACCATTCACACGCACACCCTTGTAACCGATGAAGTTACCGTTGGGAAGAATCGTGAAGTCGTGAACCTTGAGCCAATCGAAAAGCTGCTCTCGACTGTGCTCATTCTCGTTGGTCTGAACCTTCTCGAAGAACTCGACAAGAGGACCGAAATCTTCCTGACCATTCTCAATGAAGCGAACGACCTGCTCTGTCAGGGCAGAGTGAACAGGAACGTTGTCCCAATGCACCTTGCCGTTTCGAACAGTGACGCGCTCGGAAAGACGCTCAAAGCGAATCTGAGCAGTACGACCGATGTCAAAGAGGTCAATGACATTGGGGTCATCAGCCTCAGCACCAGCCTTGATACCGGCCCAATTCGGGTGAGTATCCAGAGCAGAGTACATCTCGCCGTTTGCAAAAACGGTGATGACCTCTCCACCAGAGTTACGAATCAGGCTGTACTGGAGGTTGGACATTTAGTTGTTCTCCTTGGAGTAGACAGTGTTTGCGTAGAGGTAGAAGTGCTCAGCAGCAAGACCGAAAGCGCTGTCAACCGCAGCCAGCAGAGGATACTTTACCTTGGGACTCTCCACCTTGTCAACCGTAGGACGGTCGATGTGCAGTCGAGAGCAGACGCTTGAAATCTCGTTGAAGTTGTCAATGGCGTCTGACTTGCGGATGCTCTGTACCACCTTAGTGTACCGCGCCAGCTCAGGGTCGTCAATACGCTTGGCATCGAGTCGCATCAGCGTACCACGGTCGTAGTAGTCAATGCTCATGCTCAGCTTCTCGTCGTCAGAGAGCTTGTCAAAAGCCTTCTTGACCATCGCAGAGACAACATCGTCAACCTTTACCGCATTTGCGTTCTCACGCAGGAACTTGTCCCAACGGTTCTTAGGCAGACGAACAGCGTAAGCGTTGCCATGAAGCCTGACAATCTGGCCAATCATATCTTCGTACCTGTCGTCACCGTTAGACCATACGATGATGGTCTTGGTCTTGTCAAGGTCAGCGATGCGATGCATCTGTGCATAGCGCTGACCAGAGGTCATGACAGAGAAAGTTTCAACAGACTCTGTACGAGGAACACGAGGCTTCTTTGTAGCAAAAACCTCTTCCCATGTGACAGCCTTGTCAGCCGTAAACCACTTCTGCTCAATGACAGACTTGGTAACGATGAAGCTACGAGATGCCACGCCATTCTGCTCAGCCCAAAGACGCATCTTTGCACGATGAGACGTAGAAATCTCACCATTCTCATAGCCACTGATAAGAACGTACCGATTGACCTCATTGAACCGAATGCTGTGATGGAAATTCACAGAGTTTCGGCCATAGTCCTGACGGTAGCGCATGTGCGCTTGAGCAATCTCAGTAGGAATCTGCTCACCCTTGTAGGTGATGACATTCTGATTGAGACCAGAAAGCTGACGCCACTTCTCCCACTCAGCACGAGCAGAAGGATGGTCAGGCTTTGCATCAACAGCAGCCTGAATGGTGGTGACGAAGGCATTCTTGATTTCGTCACGCAGATTCTCAAGCGTCTTCAACGTGTGCTCTGTGTAGTGAAGGTCTTCACGTGAAGGAGTGAAGTTCACAGAACCAATTGCAACCTTTGCAATGATGCCAAAGTTGCGACCATGGTAGTAGCCATTCTGAGGACGGTACAGAGTGTTCTCATTGCTCACTCGGTATCCAACGTTACCCATGACAACATAGTCAGTGTTACTGCCCTCAACAAGGGTGATGTTGTCACTGAGCTTAAGACCATCAAATCGGTCAGGCTCAACGCCATCAATCAGAACAGTGCCAGGCTCCCAGAACTTGAAGAATTCCTTTGCCTTCCACTCAAAGTCATTCTGACGATGAACAGGGACAGAAATCTCCACGCCATTCGGCTCATCGACTTCCTGAGTGTGAACAACCTGCATCACACCAGAACCATCCTCAGTACGAGAAATGGCGACGTGAGCCATCTGACCGTCCTTGACAGAACGAACAGTGAACTGCTGAGTGTAAGTCAAAGCAGACTTGCATCCAAGGCCAAGCATACCGACCTGCTCATTGGTAGAGCGCTTGGTGCTTGCACCGTACTTGGAATAGACGTTGCGAATGTCTTCAACAGACAGGCCAACACCATAGTCTCGGACCTTGAAAAAGGGAGACATTGCATTGGGAATGGAAACCTCAATGGGCCTCTGCACACCGGCCTCGACGTGAGAGTCAAAGGCATTGGTGCTGTACTCCCGAATGACAGCCAGAACAGGGTCTGAATAGAGGTCAGTCAGGATGCTCATGACGTGAGCCATGCTTGCAGCATCAACGCTCATTGCGACGGTTTCGCCAGCAAGGTTACCCTTGCGCTCGGCGTAAATAGCAGTAGGCTCCATGATTCATCTCCTTGGTAGTGGTGAGCCGCTTACGTAGTTGAGTCTATCAGAGCCCAGTCGTGTACACAACCCTTGCGATGCCAGCAGCATCGATGGCTGCATGGCATGACTGACAGGGCTTGGAGTGACAGGCGTTCCCTGACTTATTGCGTGCAATGTAAATAGTTGCACCTGTGGCCTTCTTGCACCGGGCGATTGCCATTGCCTCAGCGTGCACAGAGCAAAAACGCTCAATGTGCTCATCGCTTACGTTGTTGGGGTCATTCTTCAAAAGGTTCCAGCCCCTAGAGAGGACTCTACCACCTCTTACGATGACTGCACCATGCCTCTGCTTCATGTTACTCTTCAAACTGAGTGTCATGGCCAGAGACAGAAAAGCCCGGTCCTTATTAGAAAGACCGGTTAGCTTCTCCTTTGAACATTATTTCACCTCTGTGATGGTGTAGCACGAGATTTCTGAAAACAGAACTCGCTTTACCTTTTCAGGACCAGGAGGTTCACACGTTATGTGATTTGCTGCAATCCATTCAGGAAGCGAGTCAGGGTCATTGGACCCATAATTTCCGATGTTAGTGGCCCAAGTCTTACGTTCATCACCATACTCGTTTTCCCAGGTGAATTCCACTCGGACCATTACAGCGTACTGCTTCATGTCACTCATGTCAAGTCACCTGTAGTTGCTACGGCCACCCTTGGCAAGGTGAAGTCCCTCAGCCATTGCAGCTCCATATGACGGCCCAGAGCCACGGCCATACTTATTGAAAAGGTGGACGGCACGAGCAGTACAATTGCCACCGCTTCGCTTTGCAGGTGGAGTAGAGCCATCCAGATTCATTGCTGAATCGAATACGCCTCCACCAAACTGGAGGTCGGCAGGCTTGGTGTTGTTCTTACGAGCATACTGCTCGAAATACCGCTTCCACTCTTGAACGAGGTCATCGAAACAGTCCCATTCCTGAATATCCACCTTGTTGGGTGAATTTTCGAAGGCTACGATGTTTCGAAAGTCCTTGAAGAATCCCATTACTGTATTTTCTCCCATTCACCGGCATCATACCGGTCGAAGTCTTCTACATGACCGTTCTCATCTACAATCCGGAATTGACCACTGGCCTTAGTCGCAATAGTCGCTTTGAGACCAGTCTTCGAGTTCCGGATTCGCATGTCTACACGCATTTCGCTGTATGTCATTGCCGATTTCTTTTATCGTTCCATTGATTGCTTGTGCAGCGAGTGCGAGGAACACTATGTTAAGAATCGTACCCGTCAGAATCAGCGCTGTCAAGGCCCTCGGACCTGTCACGATTCTTAATCTCCTCAATCATGGCCTCAGCATTACATGCTGGGCAAAGCTTGGTGTCATTACCATTATACTGGCGTAGGTGGCCAATAAGAATTGGCCTCCCACATCTACAGCGTGCCAGATTCCGCTGTCTCGTCCTCAAGTTCAGCTCGCTCCTCATCACTCAATTCGGCAAGATAATCAGGGTCTGTTTTATATTCACCATACCCATCAATATCATACTTCACAAGCAAGTTGAAGTAGGATGACTCATCGACTGTATCCCAGTCGCCATCTCTGATGGTTCTGTACAGCTTCTCGATGACTTCCCTGCGCTTGTTCTCTGGTACGTACTCTAGCATGAGGTCCAGAGGTCCGTCAAAGAAGCTTGTTCCGCCTGCCCACCCCATTACCAGTACACCGTCACTCGGTATTTGCCCTTTTCGATGTGACCCTCATAGGCTAGCCAGTTAAGAAGCAATTGAACACCGGGCTCTGCGTACTCTTCACGAGGCATCCCCTCAGCCTTGAACTTGTCAATGGCAGTCTTAGCCTCTTCAAAGGTGTAGTCATCAATCCATAGATTGAGTTCGTCATCTTCTTCGACGCCATAGTCTACCTCAACATCATGGTAGGTGTCCTGATGAGGAAATCCCATCGCAGCGCCACCCTCCCATTCCTGACCCCAGAGATTCTTGACGAACTTCTCAATGTCTCCGTAGTGCCACTCAAGATAGCTTACGAGCTTGGGTCCTTCTACCTGCTCCACGCTTCTCCTTCGGTAGGTTTCTGTCCTTCATAATCTTGCTAACGTCTGTCAGCTCGTCCTGACTACGCTTGGTTCTGCCCTTTGCATGTAGTAGCAGAGCAAGCAGGAGTGCTTCTCCTGTATGTACATTACCACTACGGTCCCTCATGTACGCTCGGTCCATCAATCTCGTTCCGGGCGCTATCCACTTCTTCTTCATTTACACCTCCCTGATTTTCATAAAGTCCAAGTTCTTCTGTCAATTCAACCAAAAGACAAAGACCACATACACCGTCTTCCATATAGTTGGAATGTGACATATGTGGTCCGCATCTTGAGCAATTGATATAGTACATGCGGAAGGAGGAGGATTCGAACCCCGAACCTTTTACAATCCAGCAGTTTAGCAAACTACCTGCGAGACCTCTCGCTCACCTTCCATAAAGTCTCAGTTAGCGAGACTCATTCGAATGCTCTGCTCCATGGCCTTGATGAAAGAAGCTGTCTCTGCCTCTCTCGCCTTTGGAACAAACACTCCTCGTGTTTCTACTACCTTGCCATTCTTTGAAAGCTTCACCTCGTAGCTGACGCCTTCTGTGCCCATGAAAGGACCATCTGTGGTCCCTAGCTCCCATGTGTATCCTTCTGGAGCCTCTGATAGTTCATATTCCATGTAGCCCTGATGGGACTCGAACCCACATTGACGCGGTGTTTGAGACCGCCGCATATACCTGATTCTGCTACAGGGCCAGAGACTGACGAATCAGTCGTTGTCAACGTACCTAAGTTCGTTGATGTTGTTCACACATGCACCTTCTGCCCAAATCTTATCAGCAGAAATGCATTTATCGACCTTCTGGTTTTCCAGATAGCTATTGGCTACGATTCCACCAGCGATGGAGAACACGAAACCAAGAAAGCCCAGCAGGACGAGAATTCCTACTTTGACGCTGTTGCTGTCAAACATTTTACCACTGTCCTGTCGTACACATCTTGCGGATACGGGCCTCATGAGCATTCATCTGCTCAAGAGTAGGGTTGGTTACACGAGCACTCCAATGAAGAGTCTCGTTTGCAGCCTTCTCAAGCCACTCGTAGGGAGCTTCGGGATAGACCAATTGATAAGTGGCCATCACGATTTCTACCGCATTACCTAGAGCCATCATCTTTTCTTTCTTTTGGGAGTACCCACTGAGAGAATTGAACTCACGTAACTTGCGTGTCGAGCAAGTGCTCTACCATTGAGCTAAGCGGGTTGGGGCCTCAGCCTCGAAGCCTTTTAATCATTCCGTCACGAAGCACTCGCCATTCTGCCATGGTCTTTGGCGGAAGGTTCTGCTCAGTGTACAGCTTGAGATACTTATCAGCCTTCTCTCGATTGGTAGGCTTGGCCACCGCTCGAAGAGAATTGATTCGGTCGATACCAGTCAGAACCTCGTTCATGTCAGAAACGAACTGTCGTCCGACTCGTTCCATGTAAGGCATGTCAGGCAATTTATTCTCCTTGTTCCCAGGGAATTTCTTTAAGCTGACCTTCTGGGATGATTAGATTTGGCCCCTTTCGACCATCAATCCTTACACCCCATTTATTGCCACGCTCTCGTGTAAGAGCTTGACCTTTACTGTCAGAATAATCGGTCATAGTCTTCGTGTCAACGAAATACTTGACCTGAATCCTGCTTCCCATTTTCACGTACGCCCACCGGGAGTTGAACCCGGACGCCCATCAGGGCCTAGAGTCTCAGTCTAGTGTGTCTGCCATTCCACCATAGGCGCTTGTGCACTTAGTGTATCACCAAGGCACTGAGTGTGTCAATCCTGGTCGAAAAGCTCCTGACCGTTCTTGACACAAACCCACTCGTTGTCATCGTGCTTCTTGGACTTCTTCTTAGGCTTGGAAGTAGACTTGTTACCACCGGCCATCTTCCAGCCATCGTTCTTCGGAGCCTTGTGAATCTTGGGAGACTTCTGCTTCGGCTTGCTCTTGGAGCCACCGAACAGCCCACCAAATCCACCACTCTTTGAGCTTCCAGACTTGGAACCTCCAGAGCTTGACCGTCCACCACCCTTACCAGCAACAAATGCCATCGGAGCCATTCCCAGGCTCTCGAAGTCATTCTCTCGCATGGTCTTGCCACCAGCAGCCTTGCAAGCCTTTGCAAAGTCCTTTGGCGGCTCATCCTTACCGCAAGCAGTCAGTCCGAAGACAAGCCCACCAGCAACGGCAGCGGATACGGCAGTGGTAACGATTCGCTTGTTCATTTTCGACCCTTCGTCGTTGTTGTTGGTACTTAGCCTAGCCGCTCAGAAGCCTTGTGTCAAGGCTCAGAGCCAAGAGACGTGAACCAGATTACCGAAATGACCAGTCTTGCCGTACAGAACCTCGTCATCCATCGGAATAGGATAGTCGAGCTGGAGCATGGCGTACTTCATGCAAGCAGGGTTGCCAGCAGAGACAGTCCATGACTGACCACTGATGCGGTCCCAGTAGTCCTCGACCCGAAACTCTTCACCAGCGTAAGGGCCAGAAGACAGAACGACAGTCTTGCCAGCAAGCGGGTGAGCGGAAGCGTGAGACATCTTTTCCTCTTTCGTCGTTGTTGTTGGTACTACTCTATCGGGCTCAGCCTGTGCTGTCAACCCTTCTACCCAAGAAAGGCGGACCCGAAGGTCCGCCAGTCTCAGAAATCTCCGGGCGCGACCTGGAAGCAGTCTACGCCCATCGCACGCCACATGTCAACCACTTGCTGTCGGTCGTCAAAGACGGCCACAACATCATAGAAGTCACGAATGTGCCTGTCAAACAGTTCCTGCTTGACGATGTTGTCCTTACGCATGTCACCCTCTGCCCTCATGAAGAGGTCAACAAAGGGGATGTCGTAGAACTCCAGCCACGCAATTGTCTCATCACGGCAGACAGAGTCTCGACCACTCATTACAACAATGTCGTAGCCAGCCTCAGCAAGTGCCTGAGCGGTCAGAATGACTTGACGACGAGGGTCGTCATCGCCAACCTTGTTCCACTCAAAGGGAGACCGGTCAGACATCTGGGCAAGGGTGCCGTCAATGTCAAAGAGGTAAACCTTTCGCTTACCTACCGGCCGAATGTAAGGCTGAACAGACTGAGAAGTTCCCCAAGCATCCTCAATGTGCTTCCGAGTGTACTGACCGGAAGACTTGAGAGACTTGTGCATCTTCTCAATGACATGCTTAGGAACGTCACGACCACCCTGAGAAGCGCGTCCAGCATTGCGCTCAATGGCAGTCTTGAGGTCTACATCGAACTGCTTGACCGCAACAGGCACACCATGCTTCGCAGCAATCTTTACGAAAGCTGTGATGTACTGGAACCTGATGTTGGTGTCATCGACAACCACAGAGTAGCCAGACTTGAGAAGCATGTCTACCTGCTGGTGCTCAATCTTGGTAACCATGTCCTCATCCACACCAGTCTCCTTGCCGAAGAACTGCATACGAATGTCGTCACGATTCACACGTGCACGCCGCTCACCTTCCTTGAGCCACTGGTGAGCAAAAGTGGACTTGCCACATCCGGGAACGCCCCGAAGGATAAGCAGCATTTGTTCCTCCTCGTTGTTGATGTCTCCAGCCTAGTCGATGCTTGAGGGCATGTCAACCCCTGTAACGCAACGATGGCCCCCGAAGGGGCCACGCGTCACTTCTGGTTGTTCGGATTGTACTGACAGTTGTCAGAGTGATATGGAAATTCGTATCCACAATCCGTACATTTGAACCCATTAGTAGGGCTCGTCGGCACCCTCTTCCATGAGAGCGTAGATTCTATCCTGACAAGACTGACAGAGACCTGAAATATCGGCCTCACGTCGAGAGACATCATCTGTGAAATCTTCCTCTCTAATAGGTTGTCCACAACCTATTCCTGGGGTACAAATACCCTCGCTTACAGCCTTTTGAGCTGCCTCTCGGAATATATTTCTCACGGCTTAGCCAATAAGAAAACCAAGAACGAAGAACAGAACGGCCAGAACCACAGGGTGGTCACTGAGCCAAGACCAAACGGCCAGACCGATAAGCTTTACGTTGGAAACAGCCTCATCGGCAGTACGAGTGGTGTCAGTCAATTTATTTCTCCTTGTTATGGGAGGCTACCCAACAGGGTAGCCATCCTCCGTCTTTGCAGCGGGCTTGAGCTGCTTCCAGATTAGCTCATCGATGCTCTTGCCGTCAAGCAGGTTGAACATGTGGCTTCGGTAGAGGTCAACACCATTCGCCTTCATTGCGAAATCACGACGAGTGAAGCCCTCTGGCATTGAAGAAAGAAGGTTGTGGAAAATTCCACGTACCTTAATCTCAATCTCTTCGAAGTCGCTGAGCAGCTTTCCACCAACATCCTTGACGAACTGGTGGAACTCATCAGGCAGAGCCTCACAAATCTCCTCCAGCGTCTTGCTCTCAGTGAGCTGGCTCCATACAGAACGCTCTGAAAGCATGGAAATCAGTCGGTGCAGCTCAACATAGTCAGCCTGCTTAAGCTTGACCATCTTAGAGCCAGAGCGGATTACAAGACCCTCAGCGTTGGTACGGTAGTCCGCAGCAACAGCCTCATGAATGTTCTTGTAATCGAACACCTCGGTTACCGGCCCCTGCCAATCCAGCAAAGCCTGGGCCTCACGAGGACCGTACACATAGCCGTGCTCCTTGTTGACCGCACCCAGAAGGATAAGGTCATCCATGTCTCCATAGTCCAGGACGATTCGGTTGTCAGGATAGACAATCTCGAAAATGAACGTCCAGTCATGAGGAACCGCAGTGTTCTTGTACTTCTCCAGCCACAGCTTCGTAGCGTGAATTGCCTGGTCAGACTGGAAAGAGCCTCGCGTAGCAATTCCGTACTGGAAGCCGTAAGGCGGAATTGAGTCTCCGTAAGGCATTACGGAGTAAAGGATGCCCATAGAGCCGTCCTTCTTGTCCGTCACCTCAACCGGAGCATTCCAGTCAATGTCAGCAGCGTGAGAGTCCCCCATGTTGAAGAACTTCTCGAAAGGTCGAGCAATGACATTGTTGTCCTGGTCGATAATCAGACCACGGCAGGCAAGCGTGCAAGCGTTCCAAACACCACGGAACTGAGCCTGCTCAGAATAGTTCAGGATTCGCAGAGGGAGAACCGGATGAGTCTGCACCCGAACGAAACCCTCGTTGACCATACGGTCAAGCAGCTCCTGAGAAAAAATCTTGGTGAACTTCATCGGTCCTCCTTGTTAGTTACCCTTGATTCGTGAGACCAGCCTATCAGACTTGAATCCGTTGTTCAAGCGGTTGATGTAGGCGGAAGAAAAATCGGCCGGAACAAGACGCCTGCCGATTCGCTTCTCAACGTGCTCTACACAGAGCATACCCAAGTGCCCAAGCCCTGTCAAGGTCCAGACATCGTTGTTGAGGAAGAAGTGCTCACCAGCTTTGCCAGTGTCCAGACCACAGTCCAGACAGAGCCACTTCTTACGGCTGTTCTTGTTACCGGCCATTTTACCCACTCACCTTAATTACAAAGATTTTCAGTGGAAGCCCAGTCTCTTGCCGGGCTCTTTCTAGGTATGGTACCAGAGTCTTATGCTCTGGCCAGAATGGTTGATTGGTGTACTTGCCTGTGTAGCAGTTTTTGATAGCTTCTGCTTGGTCACAGGCAATTGCGTACATCTTCATTTGCATCAGTGGAAGTCTTCCCAACGCATGGGAACGAACTCAAACTCCTCACGATTCACAGGTCCCCAGATTTCCTTGCCACACTTAACACACTTGTGGCTGTGACTCCAGGAATACTTGTTGTAAAGCGCGAGGGTGTGCTTACGTCCCTCAACGCCCTTGCACCACTTACGAGTGTTCTTCTTCTTGCGACCACGAGTAATGGTGTCGGACTCAGTGTAGTTACGAGCGCTGCGCTTGAAGTTCTTGGAAAGCTTCCAGTCCTTGTAGCCGCGCTCCTTGCCAGTTGCCATAATAATTCACTCCTTCAAAGTTAGTGTAGTTACACTAACCAGGGTCGTAAATCATTACGCTCCTTCCACTCTTCGAATTGATAGTTGTCATAAGAGCCCGCGAGAGGATTCGAACCTCTGTTTCCCTGTGTCTCATTCTAGCAGCGCTACTAGAAGTCCGCAAGACACCGTGCACAGCATCTTGAAGCAAAATCACACCGGGCGTCCTTAGTCCACTTAGACGACGCAGGCAAGCTTGTGACAGCTAGTCTACTAGAGACTTAAAGGGGCTGTCAACTCCTGTGTCGAATATTAGCCTTCGACTGGTGGCTCTGTTGGCTCTGGAGTAGGCTCCTCGGCTGGCTTTGCAATAGAGTTCAGACGTGCTGTCTCATTGCTGATTTCGTCTGCTGCGCTCTGAGCGTTTGCTAGAGCTGCGTCAGTAGCGGCCTTAGCCTCATCTAGCTGACGATTCTGCTCAACGTCCTCAGCATCTTCTGCGGCTGCTAGATTAGCTGCTGCTTCACGCTCTGCTGCAAGGGCATCCTGTGCCTCTCTAACGGCATCCGTAAGTGGTCCAACAAGTGCATCAACACGAGCGCTGACACCGCTTACTGCCTCACGGAGGTTTGCAACCTCAGTTGTTAGGTCTGCCATTTGTTCCTCCAATCCCTGCTGGCCTACGCGGATTTCCGTCAGAAGGTCAGTTAGGTATTGGTAGCCCAGATGTTCTACAAAATCCATAAATTCAATCCTCCTGCCTCTGATGGATTAGGCGCTATCAGTATAGCAGGAAGAAGGTTATGAAGTCTAATAATCTTGCTGTCACGAGAGGACTCGAACCTCTAACCTACCCTGGCCAAGGGCATTGATTCTTCCTATTGAATTACGTGACAATGACCCTTTCGGGCCGGGCCTTTACTTGGAGAACTTCTCCTTGGCAAAGGTCTCGAAGTCCTTCTTCGTACCGACAACATCTTCCCAGTTACCACGACCACCGTGAAGGCGGAAGTTGGTCTGACGCTTCGGAGCCTTGCTGGTCTCAACCAGACCGACCCATCGACCCTGAACGTACAGGTTGAAGGTGTCAGCCTTGTCAGTCTTGCGAAGCTCGAACGCCTTGGTCTTAGCAGCCATCATTATCAACTTTCGTAGAGTGAGTAAACGTTTGTGATGGTCAGGTTCTCTTTGTGTTTGCCAAAGAAACGCTGACTCTGAATGTCTTCGCCAGGTACAACGATTGGCTTTGGCGCAACCTTCTGTACTGACTTCATCAGTCTATCACCGAAGCCCTGCCGTCTGCAAGAGGCTCTGGTGTAGTAGTGAGCAATCATCTGCTCATCCTTGGGGAGAAGCAGTGACCATGCGATGAGTCTATCAGTTTCAGACTCGGTAATCAACACAGCCTTTGCATCACCTCTCTCACCGCGCCGGGCAAACATCAGCTCCTCTTGCATATAGCCTCCCCATCGTAGGTTGAGGCTATAGCATTTGCGATATTCTGCCGGGGTGAGATTACGCACCAGCTTGATAACTGTTTTGGTACGCATCCTACTCCTTGGGCTGAAACCCCGCAAACACGCCAGGGTTGTTGTTCCAGGGCACTTCGCCCTTCGTGATGAACAGCATAGCAACTGCTTCACCGTAGGTCAAGCCGTCGTGCTCCATGGCTCTACTGAGAGCCATCTCAAGCGTGAAGTCATCTGCTTCATACACTCTCATCGTGTCACTCCAGGTCCGTATCTGTCAACCATGCCTACCAGCCAGTCACGACCAACAGGATTGGCAGTGTGAACGTAGACTTCTGTAGGCCAGAACTCGTTCTCACACATCCACAGTACCACAGCACGAGCCGTGTCGTCACCACCCAAGTCATGGTCAAGAGAAATGGCCCGTGGTACAAGACCACGACGCTTGAGGGCTTTCAACAAAAGAATCGCAACTGTGCTGTTCTTCATTGGTGTCCAACTGTCGTCAGGCTTGGGTCGCTCATCGTCAACCCAAATCTTGTACTCACGAGCCATTTTCACTCCTACTTTACTGCACCGTAAACGGTGATGAAGTTCTTGTCCCAATAGGGCGCTATCTTCTCCTCAATTACCTTCTTGCCATAGTAACCACCAGCGTTTGCATGGACCATGTACCCCTTCTTGGACACAATGCCCATGTGAAAGACCTTAGCACCAGAACTCTTCTTGAAAAAGACGAGGTCTCCTGGCTGTGCAGCGCTCGCAGAAATCTTCTTTGATGCGTTGTACTGGTCATTAGCTACGCGCTTGAGAGTCTTACCAGACTTCTTGTATGAATACCAAGAAAGCCCGGAACAATCAAAAGCATTTGGCCCTTCTGCTCCATAGAGATATCTATCTCCCTTCTGTGCCTTTGCGACACTAAGGGCCTTAGACTTCAATGTTGCTGCCTCTGAACTACCGGGCGTTGCCACCACAATAGCAGAGGCGACCAATATCGCAGCTATCGCTGACTTATACATATAACTCCAATGTTAGTGGAGCCTACGCAACTAGGTATTCATCTGGAATCCTAATTTTGTCCTATTGAGTTGTGCTTGAGCTTTCTTTCTGTTGGGGAGATAAATCCCCTTAATAGGTCGGTAGGCTCACGTGCATTCAACTGTACTGTATGGAATGTTCAGTGTCAAGATTCTGTAACAGAACCCTTCATTTTCCGAATTGTGTTCATCCATTTTGACATAAGCGTGTCGTAATCCATCAGAAAATCCACATCAGTAGAAATGCCAACGGAACTCCAATGATTGCAAGGCAGACACCAAGGCATCCAAACATGCAACCAATGAGACTTGCCTTTGCCAATGGACCTTCATCGCCGTATCCGTTCTCAAATGCTGACCAAAATCGGTCAGAGAACGGAGCATCACGAGTAGATTCGAGACGCATCCACTTAGGCATTATTTTCCTTACGTTGAAAGTGGAGATGGCGGGAGTCGAACCCGCGTCCTGATGCTTCAAACAGTAGTCTATACACAGCCATGTGTCAAGCAGGTACTACAGTGCATTTATCCCTGCCGGGCCAAACATGAGTAGCTTTCTGTTCCAAGGTAGCTACTGACCCGGCTCAACAGCCGTCAGGCTGCAAGAGCGAATGCAACGTTTGAGTTGGCATTTATAGTGTTTGAGGCTCTTTAAAGACATCTCCTCAATGTCTGGCTGCAAACTAAAGCTTTCCACCCCAGTCGAAACCAAGCATCCCCTTAACCCCGAAGGGTTTATTTCTTTTTACCTCTGCGACCCTTGCCCCAATCGCGCTCAGACTTTTCTCTTAGCCTAGACCATTCACCATAGGCAATCAAGTCCGGCTCGTGAGAGTTTATCATGCGTCTATGAAACGACTTTGCTTCATTCTGATTTGAAATGAAAGTCAGTAGGTTGCAGCTTCGACATACGAATTCTTTATCCATACTCATGGCTACTCGTTCCTGTTGTCGATGTACTCATATGCTACCTTGTTCCACCGGGCGTCGTCAAGTGCCTTGTGGGCATTGACTTCTTGTTCCGGCAGACCAGGCTGACCTTCATTGTGCCAACGCTGTTTGATGTCCATCGTATACATTGGCATACCCTTTGGCAAGTCCCTCATGCATCCGAACAACTGACTGACTACGTAGTGGTCATAAGCACCATAGTAGGCCCACAGCTCAGGCTTGTCAAACTCGAAGCGTCGTTCGTAGTTTAGTACGAAATCTCTCCATAGTCCAGCAATCGCTTCGTTAGGCAGAACACGATGATAGTCAGGATGCTGAGTGTCCCATGCAAGGCCACCAGACGCCATCTGCTTTACCGGCAAATGCCTGATGACGTTCTCCCTCATCCACTCATTCTCATTTGCTCTGTTGAGCACGTAGAGGTTGTTGGTGATGAGATACAGCTCCTCGCCATCCTCACGGACTGCGCCAAGACTGATGAACCTAGTAGGCTCCTCTGGTCCTGTCTCCAGGAACTCTGTGTCGTAAAATGTTTTCATGAATAAAAGACGTTGATATTGTCCAAGAACCCATCTGGATGAAAGGAGAAGTAGACTCTCTCATCGTTGTTGGGATAGACAGTTATATCTTGGTCTGTTCCTTCCTCTCCAAATGTATCTTCTTCGAACTGAATACCGGCCTCTTTGAGGATTTTCATTATCCTCTCTCTGTGAGTTAGGTCGTAATGCAAGTGGCCTCCCTCTCCTTCCCACCGGTCAATTTCGTGCATGTTAAATCACCTTCAACATGAATTAAGGCCCAAGTCTTATTGACTTGGGCCAGTCTCTCCAGCGGGACTCGAACCCACAATTGAGCGTTCGTAGCACTCTGGTTTATCCAATTAGCCTATGGAGAGATAGCTCTTAGTGAGCCTTGTTCTTGCGTGACTTCCACCAAGCTAGGGCCAGTGGAATGTAGGGCTTAGCCTTCTGAAACAGGGCCTTTAGCCTAAGTGTTAGTGCACTCACAACAACACATCCTTTCGAATCCCCCAGTCAGAATCGAACTGACGATATATCCGTACCAAGGATATGTGTTACCACTAGCACTATGGGGGCATTAAAGGCCGTTCACCTGCAACTAGCTACTAGACCGTCCTGAATTGATAGAGGCTAGTTCGGTTGCATTCTCCCCAGCATATCTTTCCATTGAGCCACCTGTCGGTTTCGAACCGACCGCCTACGCTTTACAAGAGCGTCGCTCTACACCAAATGAGCTAAGGTGGCATTATCATTGTACCAGAGGGATAGAGGAGAGTCGAACTCCAATATACGAACAGTTTTGCAGACTGTCGGCAGCACCCGCTACATCTACCCCAATGACTACATTACAGTAATCAGAACTCACTGTCAAGTTGCCGGGCGAGATTGAAAATCAGTTGACCAGTCATAAGATGGTCAAGCTTGCCAAGAAATGGACTGTATGCTGCACCAGTATAGAGAACAAAATTCTCAGTGAGAACGACTAGTTCTGCCTCTCCAGCATGATACTTAAGCTCGAAAGGAATCTCGTCAATCTCTCCTCCTACGACGAAGGGACCTTCTCCAAAAGAATAATGAATCTCTATCTGCATCATGTCACTGGTCAAGTTTCTCTAGATTTTCTGGACAGTAAGCTGCGAATGCGGCTCCTGTCAGATAGGAAGCATCGCTTTCAGTTAGATTGTATGCGCTAATCTTCCTGATGGTTTCAAAGAAGTTTTCTCCACTACTGGAGACTTCACAAGCTGTGATTGCTAGCGCTACCAGCTTTTCGTCACTCATGTCTTGAACGCCAGTAATCTCTTCTCGAACGACTTTCACATAAGCCTTATCCTTTGTTGTCAGCTTGTTTTCGTCTTCACTAGAACCACATCCAACAAGAATGAGAAGAGTAGCTAGACTGGCTGTTACTCTCATTCTAATCATGTGGGCAAGTAGGGAATCGAACCCTCGCACTCGGTACTTCACACCGAAGCTCTACCAACTGAGCTACATGCCCTTGCGCCAAACCTTTAGGGAGTTTGGAGAGATATCACCGTACGGACCTTTTGCCGTACAGCCACCCTTAAGTGGGAAGGAAGGGACTCGAACCCTCAACCACTGCGACCACAACGCAGCGCTCTAATCCAATTGAGCTACCAACCCCATCGATGTAGGTTTAACCTACTTGGGGTGACTGGAGGGTACTGCCCCCTCTTATCTAGGTTCACAGCCTAGTACATTACTTTTATGATACAGCCACCATAGGATATCCTTTGCCCCTCGGCCTGGCTTCTTGTTCAGTCTATGCGTCCATAGCCAAGAAGTCAAGCTGTAGGCTTTCAGGTAGGATATAACCCGAGTGCATGTAGACGGATTCGAACCATCGAGGTAGGGCTTTACAGGCCCGCCTAGCTTATCCCTGGCTTACATGCATAGGCAGCTTTTCCAGAGGAGCTGCTACAACCTCTTCTTTCTATTATACTGTACGTGCGTGAGGTCAGATTCGAACTGACTCACCCGAAGGAACGGTTTTACAGACCGTCGCGTCTCTCCAACTTCGCCGCTCACACATAACCCCGAAGGGCTTGTTCTCAGTCTACCACAGTTCGATTGGGAGAAGCAACAGGCCCGAAGGTCCGATTGACTCCCACAATCCCAAAGTGAGTCTTGAGAACGTGGATTGCATGAATGACTGCTCCGAGGTCATCTCCATAGAGAGTATACTCTTCGCTGCCATCCGGTCCTGTTTCCAGGATATCACGGTAGTAGCTTGGCTGGAGACCATCAAGCGTCTCAACAGCCGCTAGTACGTCTTCCATTGTAAATTCCACGCTACTCCTTAACGTAGTAGAGCAACCACTGATGGACTTTGCCAGTTTGCTTATGCTCTGAGATTACCTTACCACCGCGCCTGCGGTTATCAACAATCTTTTGCAGAGCCTCAATTCGCTCGTCTACCTTGTTCTTATCGTAGACTGTCTCAAGATGCTCTTTGATACGATACTTAGCCATTTAACTCCTTGGAGTCAGCGACCGTGCTTCTTGTCGGTCTTACCAGTACGAGGGGCCTTACCCTTCATCAGGTCCGCAACGCGCTTCATCTGCTCAGCAACAGTCGGACGCTTGACGGCACCGGGAGTGGAAAGAGGACCAGGCATTGTTTTTCTCCTTGAGTTTTCTTGCTTGATTGTTTGTTTTTACGTGGGGGCAGGCCCTGAGTCGAACAGGAATTTAGGATTATGAGCCCTACGTGATACCGTTTCACTAACCTGCAAGTAGCAATAGCTGGATTCGAACCAGCCCCTCGACCTTATGAGAGTCGTTGGCACACCGAGCGCCCTACTGCCATTATAGTGCTTTGGGGTAAGTCATAGGCTTCTATGCTTTCGCTCCACCTCTTTACCTTTAGCACTACTCCACATTATCAGCCTCAGACGGAGATTTTTGTCTTTGCTGTTGTGTGGGTACGTTCACTCTACCACACATCCCCTCTTCCCTGAACGCCACCGGGCTTCTTAGGCCAAGTTTGAGAGGGTTTTTGCATCCCTGATGTGTACTACTCTACATCATCTGCTGAGTTGTGTCAACTCAGCGAACCAGACCGACTCCACGCATTGCCTGAATGGCGGAAGGAACTTCCTCAGTCATGGCCTTGTTGAAATCGTCATCACTGACGCGAGACACGTTCTGAATGTGCTGAGTGTCCACGTTGTCAAAGAGTCGGGAAGCACCCTCATGAGTTTCAAGGTCATCCAGGTACTCAAGGAACTGCTTACCGCTGCGGTCATTGCCAACGAGCAGGAACTTGATGAAGATAGGATACTGAGACATCTCCTTGACCAGCTTAACTACCGCCTGTCGGTCGTTAGGAGCACCATCGGTAACTACAAAGAGATAGACAGGATTGTCAGCACCCTTCGCAACCTCAAATGCAGCCTTAAGACCAGCAGCCAGGTCAGTTCCACCCCAGGTGTTCCAACTTGACGCACAACCCATGACATTGGTGAGGTCAATCTCACCGTGCCACTTGAAGCCGCTAGCAAAGCCACCGACAGGAGCCATGCCGTCCGCATCCACACCAGCAGTCCACGCAAGGGCGCGCTCAGCAATTGCCTGAACAGTACCATCAGCGAACAGTCCATCCATGGAGTAGGACTCATCAATCAGAGCGATAACATCGAATCGGTTATCGACACCCAGGTTCTTCTGGAGCTTAACAGCGCTCTCAACCTTCTTCTCGAAGGAAACGCCGTTCTGCTTGATGAGACTTACGTTTGCAGCAGGCCGACCAGACTGAATTCGGGTCAGCGTAACCGTCTTCCTTGCAGAAAGGTTAGCCGCAGGCGTGAAGTTCTTCATCTTGCGCAGAAAACCCATTGTGTAACTCCTAGTTACTATAGTTGGTTGTTAGAAAGCGGGGAACTTGTTAGTCGTCGTTCCTCTATGAGGTTAGCATACTCAACGTTCCCCGCTGTGTCAACAGAACTGGTCAGCCACTCGCATCCCACCGGCTTGTTGCGACGGTCCATCGATTCGGATTTCTGCTTCCTCAACCATTGCTAGGAAGCCCGTGCTCATCCGCCTAAGCCTTGTCCGCTGTGTTCTGTTAACAGTGTGACATGCCATCTTGGCTATGTCAAGCGCCCCTTGAGAGAATCGAACTCCCTACGCATGGCTTCGAAGACCATCGCTCTATCCAATGAGCTAAAAGGGCAAGGTGGTCCAGGTGGGATTCGAACCCACGTCCTCAAAGATTAAAAGTCAATTGCACTGCCAGACTGTGCGACTGGACCATAAGGGAGAAGCTAGACAGCAGGTCACATAATGACCTCGCCTTTTCTTCTCGATTACACCACATTGTTTCACCAGAGGGAATCGAACCCCAATGTGATTGAGCGTCCTTGCAATGACGCTTTGTACTCCGAACTGGACTTGAACCAGCGACACGAGGATTAAGAGTCCCCTGCTCTGCCAACTGAGCTACCGGAGCTTGGTTGCCATAGGGTACCCTATGGCTATAATAAGCTAGGTCAGGCTTACCAGGCCATCACCGCAATATACAGACCATGCTAGCACATGTGGTATGTCTGCTGCAAGGGGTGGTACGGGTTATACCTTGCATCCTAATCAGCCTGCTAGAGCTGACCCGCGTGTTTTCTAACCCTCATGGCAGAAACACTAAAAGAGTGGAGTCGATGGGATTTGAACCCACAATCGCTTGTATGCCATACAAGTGCATTACCAGTTATGCTACGACCCCATAAGCTAGGACGCCCCTTCCTGAATTGCGGGCATTTAATTCCATCGGTTACAGCGATGGACTCCTTGCTACGTAGGAACGGCTGGATTTGAACCAGCGACCGATGCATTATCAGTGCATTGCTCCGACCAGACTGAGCTACGCTCCCAAAACCCTTTCGGGCTTATGCCACTTCTTCCTCTGTAATCTCAGCATACTTGTACTTCTCGTCGCTGTCAATGAAGTCCTGAGCCTTCTTCTCTGTTGAAAAGACCCCAAGAATTTCAATTCCACAGCAGCAGATATCTTCGATTACGATATATACCTTCATTGTTTCCTCCTATTGATGTGTACTCCAAATACTAGGAGGTGTCGTTCTGTTGACTACTCTACACCCTACCGGGCCTCGCGTCAACCGTATCCCCAGCAGGATTCGAACCTGCATCTAGACTTTAGGAGAGTCTTGTTCTTTCCCTTGAACTATAGGGACTTGGCCCGAAGGCCCTTGCTTATCGTACTTCACCCTGACCGATAACGTCAATCTTGTCGCTTCCACTGAACGTCTTACGAACAGTTCCGCTGCCGGTCATGAAGGTTACATCATACTCACTCTTCTTGATAGGACTACGTCCCACCTGCAAAACCTCACCCTCTGGCGTGAGGTCACGAGGATTCAGCGCAGAAATCTTCTTCTGCTTTCCGGCAGGGGCCTTCTTTTTTTCGACCTTAGCCTTGCTAACGAGGTAGCGCTTGGCAGCCTCATAAGCCTGAATACCCTTGGCCTTGCGATAGGCAGCGAAATCGTCCTTCATTCGCTCCCTGAGTCCACGCTCATCCTGCGGTGTTTCGTCAGACACTTATTTTCTCCGAGTTCTAAGAAGTGTGTACTTGCTTACGACTACATTATCTGACTTGCCAGCCAGAGTCAACTGCACATGCTTTCCATCAAGCGTCTTCTGTGCTGCGACTACTGTACCATGCTTGGTAACATGTCCTGGTCTTAGTCCAAAAGCAAACCTCATTGTCGCCTCCTATTTGTTTATATAGGATAGCATACTCTGTGGCTGCTTGCTTGTTACTACTCTACTGGAAGCAAGGGAACCTGTCAACACCACCGGGCCTTAACGCAGAAAGTCCCAACCTAAGTTGGGACTCTACGAGAGCACGTTGATATAATCTCTGTGCGAGCTGACCTAGCAGGACTCGAACCTGCAACTTGATGGGTAACAACCATCTGCTCTGCCAATTGAACTATAGGTCATAGGAAGGGATGCAGCACTCCACCTTTGAGCGGTGTCTCTTGCTTGAAGCGGTCCCAACATCCGCTCTTTTACTGTAGCACGATTACCCTCAACTGATTCCTCTTGGGTAAGTAGGGCCGCTAAACCCTTCTTCATCACCGCCTCCTGGATTTGAAAATCAGTAAAACCCATTCTAGCCTGTGAATCTACGTGCTGTTTGTAAATCTATTTCTGACACTGGTCAGCGTATGCGATGTGGAAACTTTTCTCACCAGGGAACCTGATGTAGTAAAACCAGTCTCCATCAATCTTACGCTGCTCAAAGCATTCGCCCTTAGCTCCTGCTTGAGGCCCCTTATGTGTCTTTGAATCCCATGCAGCAACCTTCATGGTCACCGGGAATTTTCTGGTCTCTCGAATACATCCGAGTTCTTCATCATAGGGCATTTAATGCTCCTCGTCAATTACAATCTGGCTAGGACACTGGAGAGTCCATTCGGTTCCAGAATCGCTCTTGAACCATACCCATAGTCGGCCATTTCGAATCACAACCTCATCCTTGTACTTACCATGGAGAAGAGTTGCTGCTGTAACCAACCATGCTTCATTCTCTGTCATGTGTTCATCCTAGCAGATGTTGTTGGAGTGTCAAGTTGGGGTGACGTTGACCAGTTAGTCTGGTTTTAATACCATACTCTCACGCACATAGTATCTAGAATACGTACGCTACCCTTTGGATTTATCCGTGCCCTGTATACGAGCTTTGGCGTCACAGCTCCGGAGGCAGGAATCGAACCTACAGGGAAACGAGTTAACAGCTCGTCGCTACTGCCAATAGTAGCCCCACCGGAATAGCCCTTTCGGGCGTCTTGCTTAGTCAAAGATACTACCGATTATATCGGCAATTCCTCCGAAGATGTTTCCAATCCAAATTCCATCAGAATTCTTGTGACCGCTGCCCTTGCTTGTACGTACTACGTTACCAGACCTACAGCGTGAGCACAAGGCCCTTGCGTTGCCCGTCGTTCCGAAGTCATTCTTGGGCTTGTCCTTGTTACAGCCCAGACACTTCATCGTACCGCTGGTCGAACCCGACATAAGTCAAATCTCCTGGGGTAACTTTTTGGGATAGTCTACCATCTTCAAAGAGATGGACGCCAGCTCTCTTGTAAGCTTCGTCAGCTAGCTGAGAGCATATCATGTGCTTGCTGGAAGTAACTCTACTCTCAATCCACTTCCAGTGCAAGCCTACTCGTTCTAGTGCCAAGGCAACATAGTCAAGGAAGCTGTAAGGCACTCCCTCTAGCTGCCGGGCTTCTCTTACGATAGCCTCTCGCTGCTCTGGTGTCAACTTGATGTCTAGATAGGCTGCCAGTGGACTTCCATACTTGGTAGTTCCAGCATACTTGTCCAGTGGGCTGATGATTGCTCCACCTGGCATGGCTTCTATGACTTCGGTCTCACTCAAAACAACAAAGACGTGAGTGTATCTGCTCGCATCCCTCAAGATGAATTGCCCTAGACCCACCAGGACGCCTGTGAGGCCCCCGATTCTGGTCAGTCCAATGTCACCTGGTCTTGGGGTGTACTTCTTTGGTGTAGTCATATTAGTTATTGTAGCATAAAAAACCCCAGCCACGAGGGCTGGGGTGGGTTTAAGTGGAGCTGGGCGGGCACCTCGCCAGGTGTGCGTCCCCTAACCCAACGTGATTCAGGTGGGACTCGAACCCACATCCTCAAAGATTAAGAGTCTTTTGCAGTACCAATTCTGCGACTGAATCAAGTGCTGGTCCCTAACCCTCGGGTAAAGATACGATGGGGTTCGTATCGGCCAGCCACATATATTAAAGAATGAAGATAAGTAGAGCAACAATCGCTAGAACACCAACGATTGTCCAAACTGTATTGTTTCCCATTTTGCACCTCCCTGCGCAGGAAGTTGTGGACAGTAGGGGATTCGAACCCCTGCTTAATGCGTGCAAAGCACTCGTGCTACCATTAACACTAACCGCCCATAGCCCGTTTATTCCGGGCCTTCAATCATATTGAAGTTTTTAGCCTGCTCTGCCAGACATGATTCACATATTGGCATTGGTACAAACATACCAGGCTCAAGCTCAACTGTCAAGTCTCCGTCTGACTCTTCCGGGCAAAATGTGCACTTAAGGAAGAACTCAACTCCTGGTAGATTAGACAGCATATCAAAGTTCGTCAATTACTTCAACCTCAACGTCTTTGATATCTATTCCGCAGATTTCGCCTTCACCAAACGTATCCTTGACTGCTTCAAGTGCGTCTGATTGGTCAGGAGCTTCAACTGACAGCAGAAGGCTGACTGCGATGGTAAATGTCTTCATGCCTTCATTGTATCATCTGACCGTTAAGTTCGGCAGTTCTCAGATACAGGTAGATATCTGGATTGTACTCGTACAGAGCATCCCAGTCTAGTGAGAGAAGAACGTCGCCATTCTCATCAACTTCCTGAATTTGAAGAATCCCTTGTAGAATCAGCTCTGTCATTATTCCATTCTCGGTGCCATTCTCTTCGTTCACGACGCCTCCAAATTTTATTTTTGACTGGAGAGTCTTCGAACGTCTGGCCTCTCCAGACTTTTCTACCGAGCATTTTCATTCTTCGTAGTCGTCCACCGTTTGCCAAGACATGAAGTGCATTCTGCATTCATGGTCCTCTTCTGAGGCATTAGGACAGAGAATGTTTTCTACAGCTTCCATAAGCTGGTCTTCTTCATCCTGATTGACATCAGTGTAATACACGACCATCTTTCTAACCTTCACGTACCTCGGACAGGAATCGAACCTGCCTGTAAATGCTTAGAAGGCATCCGCGTCATCCACTACGCTACCGAGGCATAAAATCAATGGGCACGGTCTTATTATTGAACTGTCGTTTAAGTCTGCCCTACATCGCCAGACCCCATTGATTGAGTCCCGTAGACGAGAATCGAACTCGCAACGCTTCCTTGGCAAGGAAGTATGTTACCACTACACCACTACGGATTGGGGAGGTTCCTGTTATGAGCCGGAACAACCAAGACGCTCTCACCTTGTTGCTTTGATGCCCCTTGCAAGGCCGTTGAGAAATGCGGTTTAGGATTGTACACTCCCTTGCCGACTTACATTCCTGCATCTAGCGCAGGCTAGCGGAGCAGTCGGAATCGAACCGACGATTGCTACTCTGATATCTACTCAAGCGAACCAGCCTTTAGCTCGGCAACTTCCCTCTTTCGACAGCGCATTTCACTGTTTTGCCACTAAACTATACTCCTCACACCGGGAGCGACCCTGTGTGCATTCGGTAGCATCGCGTTTACTACCAAAGTACGCCGAGTGAGACTCGAACTCACACTGTCCAGTTCCTAAGACTGGTGCCTCCTGCCATTGGGCTACCGACGCATAAGCAACTTTACGTTGCCGGGCTGATGCTGTCAACCCTTACTTGTTGTACCACACTTGCGACATCTGAACTTCCCTGACCATATCATCCAGTCGTGCATTCCGCCACTCGGACACTTTTCGTCAGACATTTCGTTCCTTGTCTTTTTAGTTATGGAGTACGCCGTGGGAGAGTCGAACTCCCAAACAGTTGATTCTAAGTCAACTAGGTATGCCAGTTCCCGTCAACGGCGCATAAAGTGGATTTGGAGGGAATCGAACCCTCTACAGTTACCGGTCCATTGTCGGCTTTCAGTAACCTTACACCCGTCAAACCCATAAGTCAACGGTCAGTCCGGATTCGAACCCGGTACGGAGGCTGGTTAGACCTGCATATGAAACAATCCTTACTGAGTGACCAACTTTTCAGGACTTTCAACTGACCAGCGTACCCACTGAGGGAATCGAACCCCCGTATACGGTGTGTAAAACCGTCGCTCTCCCATTGAGCTAAGCGGGCTTGGGCCTTTCGGCCTGCTTGCTTAGATAGATTCTACAGCAAACGCCTGAATCTGGTCAACCACCAGGATGTAGTAATCTCCATCCTCGTCAGTTACAGTGATGGTTGAAGCCTTTTCCTGAATTGCCTTGGTGAAAGCCTCACGATACTCATCTCGCGTCTTCGGACCGATGATGGGAGTACCAGGAGTCTGACCCTTGAGAACCACAGCAATACGGCTTGACATTATGTTGTACCTTTCGGTTTGTTTTTGGAGTACCCCGGAAGGGAATTGAACCCTCGGACTCTAGATTGAAAGTCTAGCGATTCTACCAGCAGAATCTACCGGGACTTGTCTTCGTTACTACTACTGTAGCTTGGCTGGGGAAGTCTGTCAAGTGGCTTTCTGCACTCAGAACCACCGGGCGCATTCACCCATTCGTAACTTTTAGCAACACAGGCTTTCATCTTGCTTGTCTCGTTGCTTTCTGTGATACACCCTACCATAATGAAGCTGCTGAAAAGAAGGACAATGACTCCGCAGAGGATGCCCACGACTATTCGCGCTTCTATTTGAGTTGGTATTTTTGTTGGTGCCACGTACCCCTACGGAGAATTGAACTCCGACCACAAGATTGAGAATCTTGTATCCTACCCTTAGACTATAGGGGCGTGAACGGATTTGAAGGCGCTCCGTCCTGCGCCGTAGTGCTAGTCTAGCGTGACTAGACTGTTCTTGTCAAGCTGGTTCTTCTGGGACTGGGTTAGGTGGAGTTATGTTTGGAGACTGACCAAGGTCACGACCAATGAACTCCTGAGTTATAGTACCATCTAGTGATGCTGGACGATACTCGCCAATCTTGAACTTACCTGCATCCAGGAAGAGTTCTGCCTCAATGACATCATATGGGTCATCCATGTTTGCTGTCTCGTATGTCTTTTCAGTATACACAGCGAACTGGACTATGATGTTGTTAGTTTCTGAGTCATAGAAGAACTGATTGATTGGATAATAAGCCATCTTTATCCCTCCTTCACAATCATTATATCTGACGACTGATTATGAAGGCTTTGGCCATTACTCAATACTCAGAGAAAATACCTTCTTTGTACCGTCGTCATCTTCGACTTCAACGGTAAGGGTTTCTCCATCATTTGTTGCACTGACGAATGCCTCAATCCCATCGTTCCAGCCACCATCAATGGTACCAGAGATAAGGTCAAGGATGCGTTCAGCATCAATGTGTTCCAAAGACATTACTCTCCTTCGTATCGTTCGACATGGAAGTCAGTAGCATCAGCCGTCACTTCTGCCGGGTCTCCGAAAGAAGTCATCAGCCATGCATAATGAGCACCACTGTCCAGCATACTTTCGAATTGGCTCAGAACGGTCTTGATATCCTGAGTAGGAATGCCACCGATTTCATAAATTCGGTCACCATTCCAATCTGTTGAGCCATCTTCGTTCTTGGGATACTCGTAGAGGTCGTATTCACTCAGGAAGACTTCTTCGTCCTCATCGTACCAGTCGCCCTCTGATGTTTCATAACCCTCTTCGGGGACCTTGAAGCCCTTGAGCTTAACACTAGCAGTACCAATACCGAATCGGCAAGGCTCACCATCGTTAAAGCTCGGTGTGTGCTGTGTCCAGCGTACTGCCTCAACACCTTCCATGTCAAGCAGTCTGTCAAGGACAGCAATCAAAAGAGCTGTGTCTTCCTGCTCAGGCCATGAATCGTTATCTTGAGGCTCACCCTTGAGTGAGCGTCCATAAAGATTAGTCACTATTTCCCTTCAATACATCTGCACGAGAGACGGTACTCTTTACTTTACCGCCCATCCATGTCTTCAATTCCATGTTTCGTAGCCAGTCTGCCAGACTAGGAATGTACCCTAGGTCTTCAAAGACGTGCTGCTCAGCAATTTCACGAACAGGGACACGTACTTCTACGCCTGACCTTTTCTTCTTTACTGTGATGGTCAATCCGAAGACTCGTTCAGCCTCCCAGCATCCTTCTGTATGATGACGCAAGGCCCTGTGTCTGGCATCACCGAAGTGTGCCTTGGATGCATCAATCCATTCGTGAATGGCAATGTAATCCTCTGGCACACCTCCCCACTTCCGGGCCGAACTTTGTGCATGATAAAAGCTATTGCTCAAGACTGCACTCCGCTCGGAAGCTGAGTCTCAAAACGAACAATGTCATCCTGGTGACCATACACTGTAATGGTAATGGTCTTGAGGACCCAACCATTTGCACTGAAACTGTTAATCGTGAGGCCACACTGCTTCGCAAGGGCCTTGATGTTGTCAGCCATCTTGCCATTGCCAGTGCGAGTAAAGGTCTCTGCCTTGTAGCTCATGACTTCTCCATTTTTGCGAATAGGTCTTTGATGTAGGAACACATGTGTCCCTTATGGATATCGTACTGTGTCTTGCAATGGCCACAGGTGGACATCTCCACTACCGGCCGAACTTTCTTAGAGCGCCTAAGCATTCTCAATATGCTGAGAATTGAAACGCCAGGCTCGTCTTGCTTCATGTGTCTAAGCTACAGCATCTGAAAGCATGTGTCAAGAGCCAACAAAGCCCCTCCGAAGAGGGGCTTTTGTCAGATGCGACCAGCGGAGAAGTCAGCCAGCGCACGAGGCGCATTGCTGTCAAATCCAACGAAGTCCATCATTCCCGCATCGCTTGGGTCAGCAATGGTGAATTCAGTTGCCTGAACTCCCAGAACTGCCAGACGAGCTGGAATTCCAGTCTTCTTACGGTACTCCTTGAGCGCCTGGAATGGGTGAATGTCGCCAGCCCATGTGTCGTTATCAGTGATAACCACAAAGGTGTCAACTTCTACCCTGTTCTCAAGAGCCCAACGCATTGGGAGTGAACAATCTGTGCCACCCCAGTTGTGACGCTGCACACTGCGCATTGCCGTAGCAAGGTCAGTACGAGCGCTGATACCGAGGTCAGTCAGACCGCTGCTCCTGTAGCTGTAGCCACCACCAGAAGACGTGAATCCTCGGATGATGTGAGCAGGCTCGGTACGAGCGATGGCCATAGACATTGCAGCAGAAACCTGAGCACAGCTAAGGTCGAGACCGTTAGCCTTTGCACTCATAGAACCTGATACGTCCAGAGCCAGCATCGTACGCTTGCCAGCAGGCTCGACAGCCTTGAATGCCTTGTGGAAGCCCTCATTGAGAGCGTCAACAATGACACTTTCGGTTGTCCAATCCTTGACTCGCTGCTCTGATTCAAAGCCCCAGCGGTCATTGACTCGCTTCATCTGACCGTCGTTGTACACGACAGATGCGTTCAGGAAGTTGATTGGGTGCAGACGAGTCTGTACAATCATTTCCTGGTTCGTAAGCTGTCCTGCATACGCGGCAGCGAAGCGCATGTCCTGGAAAGCACCAATTCGTGCGAGACGAGTGATGTTTCGGACAAGAGCCTGACCACGAAGCTGACCATTGGCGAAGATGCGCTTCCATACACTCACGTCCTTGAGGAACTGAGTTGGGATTGTCTCCCATGAAAGCATCTCATACTCACGGAGAACGCTGTGAACATCCTCGACAGACTGAGCCTTCTGCATGAGCTTGAAGCCCTCAATAACCCGAAGGTCATCAATAGCGTCGTGCTCCTTGCCGAGAGCAAAGTCAGCCGCAGACGTGTTAACATCTCGTGGGTGAGCCTTACGCATTACGTCACGCATGGTCCAGGTCTGGTCGCCAAACTTACGAGAACGGTACTTGACCATCTGGTAAGCCAGCTTATCAGCATCCTTGTCGAACCATCCAGCAACGATTTCGCGCTTTGCACGACCCCATCCACCCATGGTGTTCAGGTAGTTCACGACCTCATAGAGGTGCGTGCCTGTACGAACAACACGATTGAAGACAGCCTTGACGGACTGCTTGTCACGTCCGTGGACAATGACAGAGGCTAGCGCGAACAGGACTGGAGACTGCTTGTATGCACGACCATTGACGGACACGTCCACAATGGTGTTCAGTACAGAGGCTTCGTCTCGCTCAATCATGTCGTTGAGGAACTGCACGTTACTACGTGCGTGGTCGGTCTCCTTGACGTAATACGTACCGCCATCTACACCGAGAATCAGGAATCGCTCAAGGCGAGCCTGGTCAGAAACCTGGAAGACGAATCCACCAGCGTTGTTCTTGACCTGACCACTCTTGGCCTTGACAGTCTGAGGAGTCTTGTTGAGACCCTTAGCTGCGTTGTTAAGTGCGTTAGACATTTTTGTTACCGGCCCTTTCTTAAGGCATAGGAATTTCGGGAACTAGTCCCATTTCAAAGTCATGCTCGAACTGAGCAAAATCTTCTTCACGAATCTTGTAGTGGATAGCAGCTTCGATAAGCTGGTATCGCTTCTGTAGGTACTCTAGCATACCGTCATCAAGCCTCGCAAGGTCGTTGATGGAGTAGCGAGTTCTCTGAGTGCTGGCTTTAGAAGGGCCAGAAACGTAGTAGCGATTGTCATCCATGTGCCAATACTGGTACTTATCCTTGTCCCATACAGGACGATTGCTTGGAACCCAGTGCCACTCTACACGAGCAGTCTGCTTTTCTACGTCAATGGCGTCTACAACACCGACGCGGAAAGAGGACGATGTGCCCTGCTTTCCGCCACGGAATACGACTGCGCCAACTTCGATTTCATGTCCGAGCCAATTTTTCATAGCTTCTTTACGTCATTCCAATCGACAGTTGTGACCACCTTCTCAACCTTTTCAAGAAGGTAGACGTTCTTATCATCAAAGATGTTCTCTTGCATCTCTGTCTTGCCTCGTTCCCAGCGTACACCAACGTATACACCTTCGTCAATCTCAGCAATATCCAGAGTATGCATCATCCATCGAGACTCATCTTCTTCGATGGTGTCAATGAACTTTGGCTTGAACTCATCTTCTGTAAGATGGTCACCGATTTCTCCAATGGCATCTTCTAGATACCAGCCATCGTTCCACAGTTCTTTTAGCTTTTCGATTCTCTCTTGTGTATTCATAACATGTGGATATATTGGTGAGAGTCGGAGTCGCCCGTGCCTTGGGCTACATAGGATTCGAACCTATCTGTTTCTTATTCAAAGGAAGATAACCGACTTACTCTTTCGACCCACAAAGTCCCGACGAAGGGAATCGAACCCTCGACATTGCGCTGACAACGCAGTATGTTACCATTACACCACGCCGGGATAACACCCTACTTCATGAGGGTGATTGTTACGTTTGGCTTACCAGTCGTCTTGCGACCAGTCTGCCTGGAAATCTCCTGCACACGTGCATTGAACTTCCGATTTGCTTCAAGCTGATTTCTTGCTTCAAATACGTCATCAACCACTTCGGTTTCATCTCCGAAGGGAATAGTTCCCTTGATTTCGTATCTAGGCATTTTTATCTCGCTTTCGTCGCTTACCAATAAGGTCATTTACTTCGCCTTCGTCTGGTAGAGGAAGCTTCTCATCTACCGGCTTAGTAACTGTATCACAGTGCTTACAGTTTGGCTTCTGTACGATGGTAACGACATTTTGCATACATGATGGACAGAATCGAATAGCCATCTATTCCTTCTCAATAGTCATGCCAATAAGTTCAAAGCTCTGATGCCTCAATTGATTGCATACTTCTTCATAGGCTTCATCAAAGCTGTCAGCCCTTACTGAGCTGGTGATAGAAGCCTTGCAACCATTTGGTGATTTGTACTTTGCAGAATACTTCCATCTCGATTTCATGCGCGCCTGACGGGATTTGAACCCGCGATTTCCTGATTGACAATCAGGTGCATTAGACCAGACTATACTACAGACGCAAGAGAGCTAGGTGGAGGGGTTGTGGCTCAAGCTCCTGTATTCCTCACTTACCTGCTTGCCGACCTGCTCTACGTTCTACACTAGCATCAAGGACAAACCCTGTCAACTGCCTACCGGCGCTGACTGATAGCCAGCCCAATAATCTTCGTCATCCTCAAGCCATACTACACGAGTGTTGCCGTTGTGTCCATGAATCGCTTCAAGGACGGTAATGTCAGGATAAATGGCAACTGACTGCCACTCGGACAACCATGCCATGGCACACTGCCCATTGTCAAACTCTACACCCTGAGCAACCACTCCTGTTCCAGAGACACCAGACGAATCTATGTCTCTATGAAGTTCAAAGAGTCTCATATTCCCTATATTCTAACTAGATTCTAGCTAGTATCTAACTAGCTTTTTCTTTATTTTCTCAAGTGTAATACTACCGTAGCAGCTCCAAGGAGAGCTGTCAACTTAGAGAGGATATCCCCATCCAGTTGCCTTCTCAGGACTGACAGTAACTGTCATGGTTACTCTCTGCGTTCCTTCTGAATCGTACCCCTTGAATATCAAAGAGAGCTGATACCCATCGTCATTGACATCAAACCATCCGTAGTAATTACCTGGTTGTGTAACTCCATAAGCTGGATAGACTCCTGCTGAATTTGCTTCTCCTGATGAATCTCCTCCCTGAGAAGATTGGTCCATAGGAGCACAAGAGATTGTTGGGAATCCTCCCCTTGTGTTAAGAATTCCGTCATCAGCAGAAAGACGATGGCTATCGCCATGAACATAAACTACCTTGACTTTGTTAGTAGAGATGAAGTTTCCTATCTCTACTCTCTCAGTATTGAATGCTTGCCAAGTATCATTATTACCGGGATTTGTTGCTATTCCTCCCCATGCTTGGTCATGTAGCCATACCTTGAGAAGTTCTGGTTGCAGAAGCTGACTCTTGAGCCATGCCTTCTGTTCCGCTCCCAGCATAGTCTTAGAGCTGTTGTCTGTAGCCCCCTTTGCGCTCATGTAGGTACGGCTGTCCGTTTGTATAAAACGAACTCGGCCAACTACCCAACTTCTCCAAAGACCATTTCCCTGAGAGTCAGGAAGAGGCGGGTCAATCATGATTTGATGTCTTACAGCAATGATAGCTGGACGAGCAGCATACGTGCTATCAGAGTTGCTTCCGCAGAAGTCATTGTCTGAGTACGTATGGCTCACAGGAATATTGCGCCAAAGAGCAGACTGGCGAGCAGTCATCAATCCATTCTCGTAATTTGTACGGTGCTCTGCTGGGTCATTTGGAGCTATTGGCTGAGGCTGGTAGCTAGCGTGTTCATAATGAACGTCTCCCAGATGAGCGAAGAATCTTGCAGGCAATCCATCTGGGCCGACTCGTGTGCGCATAGCATCAAAGACTGCATGATTTGATGCAGTGTAAGAGCATGACGCAGCAAGGAAGCTGAAAGAGCCTGTCACAGGGAATGTCCTTGTCTGTCCTGTCAGTGACATGTCGAGGACACCATTGACTTCCAGCGCAAAGTAATACTTCGTGTCCTGGGACAAACCAGTGACAGTTAGTTTAGAGTACCCATCGCTGTCCGGTGTCACTGAGGATGAATACACAGGTGAGGACATGTCACTGGACAATGAGACAGCCAAGCGGACAGATGTCGCAAAGCTTGTCCTGCTGAGGACACGTACTTTGTCCCTGTCACCAAGTCCTTGTCTCAATGCGATGACAGTTGGTGGTGGGTCTCCGTCAGGATTTATAGTGAATGTGAATCCGCCAGAACCAGAAGCGGCCGGTGAATAGTTAGTCGCCCTTGTTCCAGTGGCTCCAGCTACATTAAGAACCTGATAGCTTACCTTGAGATTCAATGCATTTGGAGTAGCATTAGCAATATTGACATTAGCGATTTCCGTCATTCCAGTTGGAGTAGAACCGACCGGTGCAGTAGAGCCACCAGCAATAGTGCTATATCCAATAGTCATCAGGGTGGCATGAGAACTTACTGCTGTCACGGATGCGAAGTTCATGGTAGTACGATTGGGTGCTGTAGCCGTTCCAGAGCCCAGAGCATCAATTGGAGAAGCGTTCACGCTAGTCTGGAGCCATACGATTGCTACAATTCTCTCAGCCGTCTTGTTGGTTGTCCAGGTATAGCTTGTCGCTGTCTCTGCTGCTGCCGATGGCACTGCCTTGTAATACACCTTGCAGTCAACGTAATCTTGCTGAGTTACGCCAACTTCTATCCAGCCGGAAGGAACAGTCCACGTACCGGCCGCATTTCTTTGAAGAATAGCTGCAAACATGTAATGACCGTCTGCCAGATTGGCTGGCTTGTTGACGGTTATGGATGTCGCATTTGCATTGCTTGCTGTGGTTACATTTCCTGCTCCTAGCAAGGGTGTTGAATTAGCCATGCATCCATTTTATCATTGAAAACACAAAAAGCCACCCTCATAGGTAGAGGATGGCTAGAGTGTTGATGATGATATGCAATGTGTTATCTGCGATAATCATCAGCCAAGTGTTGAGCCAGACAGGACCGTCATTTCGATATCCTGTCAGATGACCTTCGCTCCAAGAATATCGCCAGCTCTTTGGAGCAAGCTGATTCTTTGCCCATACTAGATGTCGAGCAAGGCGGTAATGGTCGATGACAATGTGAGTGACAATGATGACAGCCAGGGCTATCGGTGACATCGTAGCGAAGACAAACGGGACACCGTATGTGACACCGTGGACAATTGCTGGAGCCCATCGCTTTGTCTTTAGCTGTGCCATCCAGTCTGTCTGGATGATGTAATCACCAATGAAGTGGAGCAATACTCCAAGAAGTACGGCACTCACTTCTTGCGCCTCTCTTCACCCTGCCATAGCTCAACCTGCTCCCATCGCTGAATGTCAGACCAGCATTGACACTTACGAGGATTCTCAGTTGAACAGACAGAGCACCAGAATGGGATTCGGTTTTCTTCAATGTACTTCACCCATTCTTTTTTGTTGTTACCAGTAGGCTCATTAGCCATACTTCCTCCTATAAATAAGGCCCGGCACAATTAGTACCGGGTTTAGGGCGGAGACAGAGGGAGTCGAACCCCCACGACATATCACTACGTCATCACGGTTTTCAAGACCGATAAGCACTCCAATGCGTGCCTCCATGGGGAAGTCAGCGAATGACTTCCAGGTCATCTTCGTTAAAGCCACCCATCACACCCATGATAGGATGATTGAGTTCTCTATCGAAGAACATAATTTCGTAATCCCCAGCACCGAGCTTTCCGAGAATACGAGTCCGCTTGTGAATTCTGCCACGCTTTCCGTAATAGGCAGATTCAATATTCGGACGGTCGTGCTTTACTTCAACTGTGTCTCCACAGATTATCATATTGCACCTCCTGCGGAAGGCCAGGGAATTGAACCCTGCCGGGCTGTAACACCCTTAGTGCCTTTCCAAGACACCCGCTAAACCAATCGCTTACCTTCCAAAAAACGCTCAGTCAGACCGAACGTTGATTTGCTTCTTTACACAAAGCATTACGTTTCCAGAACCCTCTGGAACTTCTACCTTTGCCAAGGTTGGGTTGTCAGAATCCTTGACATAAATGCCAGGCTCTCCATTGACCCAAATCTTCTGGCCTTCAAAGTAAGCCATTTACACCTTCTCAACCATGGAATCGCTAGCTCCATACAGAACTGAATTGTCCTTGTCCATGACGACCACCATGTGACCATCCTTGACCTGAACAACACCAGTCTTGTTCCTGTAGCTACCGTTTGTAACCTTTACCTTCGTACCAATCGCGTGCGATAGCGCAGCCATTACTGTCCTTAAGTAGTAGTTATGTAATGTGGATATGGTGTGACAATCGTCTAGCCCATTTGGGCAATGTCAGCCGCTCTGCCATTGAGCTACCGAGGACAATGAAGTCCCCAGGGAGGATTCGAACCCCCAACAAGCTGATTTGAAGATAAACAATTATCTTCGACCCACAAGTACGCCAGGAAGGAATTGAACCTTCTCTCGGTAGGATATAAGCCTACTGCATTGAACCGTTATGCTACTGGCGCTCATCTAGCCCGGAAGGACTAGGTTTAAGTCTATATTACAGCGAGGCAGAGCACCTGTCAACCCTGAGAGTTGGTGATGCTCTGCGCTACGCTGACTACTCCGTTCCATCCTGTATCAGCCATGTTATACACGGTCTTAGGAAGACCGGTAAAGATGGTAGCAAGGATGAGACCTCCGACAATACCCCACATTAGTTCCGGCCACTGCTTACCCTTCTTCTTGACAAGGTATAGTGAAATCAGAACCCATAGGATGACGGGGCCGACGAGTACGGCTTCCATCATTTCTCCAATTGCTTCTCGATGTTCTTTCGGAAGTAACCAGCCACCTTGTACTTGGACCCTTCCCAAATACGGCTCTCTCGGCCGGTATCTCCTAGAGTCTCATGCAACTGACGAGCTGTCAAGGTGTGGCCGTAGCCCTTGAGTTCCTTGACCAAGATGCTGGCAGGGAGCCAGTCATTCTCGTCAAAGTTCTCAAACACGTCTAGTACATCCTCAAGCAGTCTCTTGTCCGTCGTGTCTGTAACTGTAACATCTAGGTAGGTGTCTGTGTCAAGCTCGGGCATACCCTCTGCTTCACGCTCGTCACCCATCTCAATTGCCTCATCTGGCTCGATTGGGAAGACCTTGTACAGGTAAGGCTCTCTTGAGCCACCGCCCAAAATGTAGCACTTACCAGCGTCTTCCACATCCTCACCTGATGCTGGATGTAGCTTATCAGGTCTCCAGCCCTGTGACAACATGCCCTCTCCAAACACGAGAGGTACGTCAGCGTGACGAGAAGCAAACATTACCTTAATAGACACTGCATCTGCAATGGCGGCACCAAGAGTGTCCTTCGTTGCCTGCTGTGCAGCGAGTACGACAGTAATAGCAGACTTACGCCCATTGCGAATAATCTGGATTGCCAAATCCTTGCACTTTTTGTTGAGCTGAATGAACTCATCAATGAAGATGATAAGGGCAGGATGGTCCTTGGTTGGCTGCCAATTGTCACCCATTCCTAGCTTCGTCAGCTTCTTTGCACGAATCTTCGTGTACTCCAGAGCCTCCGTTAGCATTTCTTCAATTTCCTCTTCGGTCCTACCACGTCTTGCGATGGCCCTTCCGAAGACTTCGAGTCCATTACCGCCAGGGTCAATGTCCCAGGTTACACAGTCTCTACAGCTAGTGGTGATGTCTGCAAGCTTACGCATGAACATTGACTTACCACCACCAGGAGCAGCAATAACAACTGCGTGGTTTCTCAGCAAGCTGATTTCAAGCGGAGAGCCATCCATCCTCTGTGCAATCTTGTACTTCTTCTTGATTGAACGAGAAAGAGGTTCTGCTCTAGGCTCCATTGTCATGTCGGCAAATGGGTCAGTCTGCATAAGTCTGATAACAACTTCGGCACGGAACCTTGTTGCTGCGACTAGCATACCATCGGCCGGTAGTCTGAGAAGAGTCTCCATCTTCTTAGCCTTAGACATTACATCATCAGGAGTACCTTTTCTCAATACTACCGGGATTTCCCATCCCCAGTTGTAACGAGTTGGTTCCAAGATTACTCTTGGAGTGATTCCCTCAGCAAGAAGTGCTCTCCTCAAACACTCCATCGCCTCGTCTCTGGTTCGAGCGTCAGCAATTGGAAAAGGTTCCATGGGGTCGTCTTCCCCATCGCCATTCTTGAAATTGAACTGGCTAGGCTTGAAGCCGCTACCTACGAACCACATGGCTACAAGGAGGGTAACACCTACTACAGCGATTGGAATAATGGCCCATGTAACGTAGGCCCATCCCGTTAGTGCAATCAGCACAGCGAGCACAGAGTAGAATCTCTTACGTCTCGGCTCACTACGCTTCTCCTGCTCAATCTTCAACTTCCGGGCCTTTTCTAGATTGCCCTCATTCTTAGCCTTGGCAATCTCTTCCTTGTAGTCATTCAGGTAGACCCAATCCAGAATGGCTTTACTCGTTATTTTGACACCCTTCCGGACATGCGAAAATACACCCTGACCGGAAGACCGAAAAGACCTGGTATCAACCAGGTCTGCGTCAGGGCGTTTCACAAGTTCTTTAGAATGTCTCTTGTCGAAATCTACCATTGTTTTAGGGTTTCTAGGATTGCTCTCCAATGAGAGCCAGTTGGGACGGTGGGAATTGAACCCACATGTAACCGATTAACCTTTCTACACTTTATCAGAGTGAGGGTATACGCCCCATTGGCGTGAGCCATCAGACCCACTTTTGAACTTCATCGATGATGCCAACAAAGACATCTTCGTAAGCTCCCGTCTCTCCCATAGTGGAGTTAATGATAAACTTATCCATGGTTGAGAGGCGGGGATTGAATTTACCGTATTCCAAAGCTGCGCCTAGATTCAGCAGCAAGCGAAGTGCATGTCGCTTACGCTTTACATCATCATTCTTGGCGAAGTTCAGAGCGGTTCGAATATATACATCCTTCATCTTGGCGCGATTCACTCTATACTGTGTCCGGAACTGGTGGATTTCATCCACATCTGGTACCGGCGTCCATAGCGCTTCAAGTGCTTGAGGTACACATTCATCAACCATGTGCATGAATGTTGACAGGTCTACTGTAGTCTTGTCAACTCCATTTACAATGGTTTGCTTAATGTTGCGCTTTCTCTTAGTTCTTTTGGTAGATACTACTTCGTAGATATCTTTATCCGAACCGGCGTGCGCAAGGCCATATAGATGGCTTCCGTGAATTGTTCGTAGAAGTACCGTCATGATAAATCCTTTAGGTAAGTGGCGAGAACGGAGAGAGTGTAGTACCTTATGTCATCCTACCACACACATCTGAGATGACTTTACAGAGCGCTTTTTACGGCACCCCTAGGAATCGAACCTAGTATCCATTGTGTAAGATAACCGTGTCTCAATCGACCCAAAAGTTTGGAGCCCCTAGTCCGGAATTTAACCGGTATTACCTGTACTCCACGTACAGGCGGATTAGTCATTATCCTATGGGGCTAGTCGGGATAACTGGATTCGAACCAGCGACTTCTGCATCCCAAATGCAGCGCTCTGACCAAACTGAGCTATATCCCGGAAGTCAGGCACCTCGGAATCGAACCGAGTGTCTTAGGCTTCCAAAGCCAACGGATTACCATCTTCCCCGTGCCTGATAGCAGGTTTCCCTGCCGTTGTACTTAATACTAGCAGACCCTCTGAGTAGTGTCAACTCTTTGGTCTCCGCCTGCTAGAAGGACAGCCTACACCATCCAGATTCTTGTGCCCATCACAAACAACAACAGACTTGTTGTGATATCTGATTGTCGTCGTTGCCTTGCGAGTGCACTTCTGAAACCAGCATTGTCCGTTGCGTCCTGTAAGAGCCACGATATCAGTCCTCCTGGTACTCGTCAAGCTCTGCCTGTAGCTCCTTCATCTTTTCAAGCACCTCGCGCTTGCGCGTTTCAATGCTTTCCAGCTCAAGCTGCATGTTCAGTGGCATTACCTTGTCAAAGTCGGGTTCTGGATATGCAACCTGAGCCTTTACATGATAAGTGTGTCCATTTCGGAACCAGTGCCGACCCTGTGCTCCATCTTCACCAAGATAGGTAACGATGAGCATGACGTTCGGCCACTTGCGAGAGAATGCCTTTCCCTCTTCCTCAACTTCGTACCACTTGAGATTCTGCTCACATTCAAGCCAGCGTCCAAGGGTGATTTCGTAACTTTCGCTAACGTACTCCTCATCCTTTTGTGCCATGAGCTTATTGTAGATTGGGCCAGAACCTCTTACGTCTACATCCCAGTCACAGTAATATCCCATTCTTCCTCCAGCAATGATTGTGCCCGGTACCTATTCGATACCGGGCGATTGTTAAATGGTTTTGACGCTCTTTGGGACCTTAACCCCTACTTCTCTACTCAGCAGACCTCAGCATGGCCTTTGCCTTTTGATACTGCCCTTGGGCTTACTAAATGGTTTATGCTGACCACCATCGTTCATGCCTGCTAAGGCGGGCTTCGTCAAAGCATGTCCTGTAGGAATCGAACCCACGCTAAGAGGTTTGGAATCTCTTGTACTACCATTATACGAAGGACATATGGATATCGCGCTGGAGGGACTTCGCAGCCATATCAATCTCTCCGTTCCCACATCCCTATGGGTTGGAGCCAGGTCTTAAATTGTCGGTCCGAGGAGGTTTTACCCATCGCTTCCGATTATCGTTACATCCTCTTTCCGCACTTTTACCATGGTTATTATGCGTTCCGAATCAGTTATTGTCACCGATATCACGAAGTCGGACCAGCTCCCCAACCTAGATTCGAACTAGGAATTACAGATTCAGAGTCTGTTGTGTTGCCGGTTACACCAAAGGGGAATGAGCACCCTGACAGTTAGAGTCTGCCACTCGCTTAACGCCTCCGGGTCAGAGGCCGAAACATAGTCCGGACTACATTTCGCTGGTAGCATACTGACAAAAGTCAGCAGAGGCGAATCCAGGTCTTCGGAGCACCGAGCGGGAATCGAACCCGCGCTGTCTGATTGGAAGTCAGACGTTCTACCATTAAACTACCGATGCAGAGTGTGGATATGGTGTGAGTGTCGGGTGCCCTTTACGAGCTTCTGATTCCATTAATTAGATAACCGACTGAACTCTTCGACCCACATTTAATACTTTAGCAGCTCACTCGCTGTCTGTCAAGCCTGTAGCGTTCTTGCGGTCCTCATCAGTGAACTCGTATGCGAGTCCAGAGCGAGTCGCTGTTACATAGCTTGTCATGCTGCGGGACATGTTGTCAAGCCCCTTCTTGTCTGCTGCAAAGGTCAGGCTGCTTCCCATGGGGATTCCCATCTTGGCACCGACCTCGATTGCATCCTGATTTGCACCAAGATACACAAACTCACTTCCGTGCTGCTTCTCCTCAGCAATCAGATTCTTGACCGCCTCGTTCGTCCACTCCTGAGAAGCATTCTCCAGGCCATCAGTCATGATGACGTAGATTGTCTTTTCAGTTCGTGGTACATATCCTACTACGGTTCGTCCGATTGCGTCAAGCAGAGCAGTCATGCCACGTGGTTCAATCTCCACGCGAGGAGCGTTAGCTAGGCTAACCTTCTCAAACTTCTGCTCATACTTGTTGTCGAACTGCACGAAAGTAACGAATGCCTCTCCCTCAATTTCCTTCTGGTCCTTGAGGAACTGATTGATAGCTCCTTCTGCCTCCATCTGAATTCGTGCCATGGAACCAGAACGGTCAACAATCAGTACAATATCTACGTCAGTCATTACTCTCCTTTTTAGAGGTGCCGGGAATTAGTCTATCCCCGGCTCTCCTCCATCAAACACTATCTTACTGGCTGGCACCCTGTCAACCACACCGCTCATACAAGCCCAGCACCACCAGATGCCTTCGTGTGTACATTCGTTTGGCTTGACCTTGGACCATTGAGGATAATGTGGCGGCATAGGACCGCTACCACATCGGTCACATTCCTCATCTGGACCGAGCAGCCTACCAGACTGACAACGCTCACAGACTTCGGGACGTTCGCTTCGCTTTACAGCTCGGCTGACCCTCTCTTTCCTTACTATAGCAGGCAACGTGCCATCGTCAAGCGGTAGCTTGTCTCCCTTGGCAGAGTTGCACTTCTTGTGCATCAACTTCAAGTTGTCAAGGTCCCATGTACCTCCACCGCTCAATGGAATCCAGTGGTCGATGGTAGGTCCGTTATCCTTCGTGAACGGAAGGTCACAGCCTGGGTACTGACAAATGAAGCCATCTCGTTCCGCCAGCAAATCGTTGATTTCCTTGCGAGAGATGTTCTTTGGCTTCCTTAAACCGGGCATGGCATACACCCTTTCTGTCAGATTACTTCAAGTTTTGTGAGATAGTCTGCTAGCTCATCTGGCATCGCTCGCTTCTCACGTGGTGCTTCAATAACATTAGCACGTTCACGAGCTGTGTCAAGTTCTTCCTTCCGGGCCTCAATCTCTGCCCTTCGGATAGAATCGTAAGTCTGCACCTCAATACTGGCAAACTCGTCTCGTGGTGTGTATGTGATTGCGTTGTGAACTGCACCACACGTAGCATCTGCCAAGTCCTTTGACCCCGTTCTTGGGTGGTCAATTTTGTCGTTTGGCATGATACGCAATGATAGCAGTTCTCTCTTAAGAAGTGGTACGTCTGGACCCATCAATCTCTGGTCATAGACAACCCAACTCAAGTCTTCATAATGCTTCTTTGCCACTGAAAGAACCTCGGAATTGATACCGACTCCTCGCAGATACTTCATCTGGTCATTAGAGTTCCAGCGGTCAAAGGTTACGAGGCGGAGGTCGAAACCTCTGCGCTTCAATCCTGTAATATAGTCTCTTACGTCGGCAAAGTCAACATCCTTGCCGGGCTTTGGTGTCCACCATCGGACTGCATCAACGACTACATAAGGAAGCACCTCATTAAGCTGACCACCAATCTTTTTCTGTACAAACTTTTCTACATGCGCAAGTGCTACAGCACAGTGGTCGTGCTTCTGCGCAAGGTCTACATGGATATAGTAGCGCACACCTTCCTTTGGTGTAAAGTCTGCACGGTAAGAGCCATCTTCGTCCACTCCGTTTGGCCTGACGAATGAAGCTTCAACCTTCTCCTTGTCTTTGAAGAAGGCGTCAATTGCATCAGGTGGCATACAAGCGAATCGAGAAAGCGCATCGATTGGGTCAGTGAAGAATGCAGTCGTGAAGTCTGTAATCTCTCTGGTTGGATTGACTTCCCAAGTAGGGCGCTTCAATGCATAGACGCGAGGAACGTGGTAGGAAAGAATATGGTCTTCCTCCCACTTGATTGAAAACTTATTCTCTTCAATCTCATCTGGCAGTTCAGGGTCTAGCTTGAATGTATGACTACGTTCAATGACTTCCTTCTCTGCAACCACCGCGTCATATCTCTGAGAGATAAAGTCGTTCTTGAAGCGAGGGAATGATAGAAGAACTACCTTTCCTTCTGCCGGGAATCGAGAGTCAACAGATGCACGATACATCTTATAGACAGCATCAGCGGTCTTCGCCTGCTCGTTACCAGAGGTAGAGTCTAGCGCAAAACCGGAAATCTCGTCAAGTACACAGTAAATGAGGTTATAGCCCTCCCAGGCTTCACGCTCTGAGTGTCCTGAGTAGACGTTGATGTTTTTGTCGAAAGCGATGTGGCCAGCCTTCGTGGTGAACTTTCCTACAAACCATGGGGAGCCTTCGATACGGCTCTTGAAGCCCTTGAAGAAGACGTTGTTGGCCTGAGCAGCGTTGATAGCAATGTTCAGAATGTCAATGCTGTCTCCAGCAGGCTTGCCAAAATACTTTGCCGGGTTCCTAAGACACAGCAGCAAATAAACAATGTAGCTACAGGCAATGGTGGAAGTAAAGTCCTTACCGCTACCCTTACCCAAACAGGCGATTACCTCATTGCACGTTTCGCGCCAGCGTCTTTCTGCTCTTTCGGCATCGTACAGATTGTAAAGCGTGCTCTGCTTGTAAATCTGACTGCTTGCACGAATGAGCTGATACTGATACTCAGACAAATGAGGCATACCTAGATAGTCTTCGCTCTGCACGAAGACCTCAATATCAACTGGAATTTCTTCAAAGTCGTCATCTGACAGAGCATTGAAGAATTCAGCGAAATCACTAGACAAAACTAAATCCCTTCATTGATATAAAGTATATCATGAAGGGATTTAATCAATTCGGAACGACAATCGTTTCTGCCTTGTCAGTGACTCGGCTCAGACGCCTTGCTACTTCAACCTTACAGTGAGGGCATTCAGAAGTGACTTCTCGAAGGATACCGATGAGGATTTCATGCTTTCTTTCCATCTCGATAACTTCGTCACCCATATGCTGACCCTCAATAAGACCAGCCTTCTGCAAGAGGTCAACTCTCTTGCCCTCAACGTCTGCCAGGTTTTTTAGCACAGTCGTCTTCGTCTTGAGGTCATTGTTCATGTCAGCTTCCTCTAGGACTCCCCAGAGTTCTCTGATAATCATGTTGTAATGCTCGTCCATGCCCGTCAAGGCTTCCTGGGCTCTCGCCTGGATTGCCTTATTGTTCTGAGCTAGACCTTTCCATTCCTCAATATACTCAATGACCTGAGCACGCTTCATGCCCGTATTGCGGGCAATAGCAGTGGCATTGTCGCCCTTAAGATGAGCCGCTACAACCGTATTCAACCTCTCAATATGGTCAAGCGTATCTACTTCTTTAGGCAACCTTTCTCCTCCTACGTGGACGCCTTGGCTTTACCAGCCCCTTTAGCTTTTCTACATAGAATGACTTCCATTCACCTGTGTCTGCATTGATGCAGTCAATCCAGGTCTTGCCAGTCTTTGTATTGGTTGCCACACATCGGAACTTGAATGAGCCTCGCGTATTCTTGAATTTAATGAGAGCCTTGGGAACTATACTGTCTCCGTCAATCTCAAATTCATATGAAGCGATGATGTGTGGGATTCCGGCGTATGCTCCTTGCCACCAGGCGTCTGGATTCTTTTCACCTTTGCGGCGTCGTGTCGGTGTTCCCATTGTATCTCCTCACTTTCAAAATCATTATAGCATGTTCTGGAATGCAGACATCCAACGCTGAGCGTTTTCCTCATCAGCGCGATAAATTTTCTGCACCAGCCACTCTGCCCTTATTTCAGGAGCAACATTGGGAACGGTGTAGTACCTGATGTCAAGAAGCTCCAGGATTGTCTTGATGTTGTTGTCGATTTCTCGTCGGTATTGCTCGTCAGGGTCACGAACCCCATCATCCACATTGTCCCAGTAGATAGGGAAGTACAGAAGGACTGCATAGGTTCCGATGTGCATTTGAGCAAGACGCATTGTTACGTGCTCAATAAGCGCCCCATTGTCCCAGACGTTTGCATTCTGATACATGGTATACGCAAGGGAGTCAACCAGTGTTCGGTCTGAAATGAGACCCTGCTTGTACATCCTGTTATGCTGGTCTGTAAAAGCCTCTGCTTCATCCACCATGCGGAGCAATGGAACGAGAATCTGACTCAGTTCTGTGGCTTCCCTATTGATGGGATAACCGTATGCCTTTATCTGCCGGGCCGTTGATGGAACCAGGGAAAACGTACTGAACGGACCGTCCAGCATGGCCTGTGCCATTGAGGTCTTCCCTGTTCCATGTGCGCCCATCATGCCAATCTTCATCATAGAGGTCAGCATAGCACAGCTCAGCGGCTACGTCTACGTACAATGTTGAACTTCTCAAGATAACGAGTGATTGTCATCTCTGTCACTCCACAAAAAGTAGCAATCTGAGCGGCATTCATCGTTCGATACTTTGCTCTGAGCCATGTCTCACTCTTGTAGAGGGTCAGCTTCTTCTTTTTCAATATCCCACACCTCCCTCATTAGAGGGTCGATGATTTTGATTGGCATCTTGCCAGAAGCGTACTTGATGCAATTGTACGTGCCGCCTGTCCTACCGGCCTCAAGCATACCTAGCACCGCTTCTGCGTTATCTACCATGTACTCATTGCGCTTTTGGTAAGCCCATGCTCCAGGATAATCGTCATTTGGCAATACGTTGACGACCTCCTCTGCCAGCTCCAAGGCTCTATGGTAGTCGTAATGGTCTGCTCTGCGAGGCTGATGGCCCCTCCACGGCTTTGCAGCAATGAAAGGAATCCCTAGACCCCAAGCTGTTTTAGCCAATAGTAGGTCGAAACCAGATGCCATGCCAACATAAACCAAAGAGGCCCCCATATCAATGAGGGCCTTCTCAGTTTGGGCAGCAATCCAGTCACGGTCCCTCAAATCTCTATGACCCGTTCCCGCAACAATCATGCTTAACTCCTTCGTGTTTTATTTCTCACTGCCCACCAGGCGATGCCTAGTGAATCAGCGACGTTATCGCTTTCTAGCTCAACGCCAAACTCTCGCTTGGCAAAGTCAATGGTGCGCTGCTTCCTCATCAGTCTGCCCTTATTCTGATACCAGCTTGCAGACTTGCCAGGAAATTCTGCCTTTATAGCATCCTTCTCTGCTTTCGTCAGATTCTTATTGCCAATGAATGATTGCCATGAAATCGGTGGGACTTCAATTACAGTTGCTCCCTTTTTCAAGAGAGCAGCAATCACGGCACCAAACACATAAGCCATCTTAATAGCGACTGATGTACTTCGAACCATAATGGCTGCTTCAATTGCAACAAAATCAGGAGAGAAGTTCTCGAAGAGTGCCAGGGTCTTTACATTCGCATCGTGCACTCTTTCGAAAACTGTCGCTCCATGGAAGAAGACCTCTCCACACTTCAAGAAGTCTTCTCCATCAAAGATGGTGAATGCTATGGATTTGGTAGAGCAGTCGATTCCCATGACTCTCTGAGCCTTTGTCTTGTGAATATCAGACAGAGGCACTGCCAATCAACTCCAATAGTTCCACTCGTTCCTTCCGGCGCTGCTCCGCTTTACAGCCCTCACATCTGTCTGAGCTGTTGTATCTGGAGAGGACCGTGGGGCACTCGCTGCATGTCCTTTGAATTCCCTTCTGACGTGCACGACGAGCGTAATACTTCTCCATGATTCTTGCGTTGGTCGCCTTACGGCAACATGTTGAGCTGCAAAACTTCTGATTATGAGTCTTGGGCTCAAACATGTTACCGCATTCTCCATAGGCGCAAATCAATTACTTCTTCACCTCCAATGGTGCCTTAGTAATGTCGCCTTCTGGAGATTCGTTCCAACACACATTGAACAGGGCGCAGGACTTGCACGCCTTATTCTTTTGAGTAAATGGTCGGGTGGGCAGAGTTCGGTCTTCCCATAGCTTTCGTGTTTCACGCATCCACTCGAATAGATAGTCGGTGTATTCCTTATTCGCCTCGTTCATTGAAATGGGGACGAGGAATAGCTCCTGCGTGTTTTTGTTTTCGTAGAGAACAAAGCCTTCATCCAGTCCAAGGACACGCATGTAAATGAGTACCTGAACCTTGTGATAATCGATGGCTGTGCCATTGACCTCTCGATGAATATATGATTCCTGACGAGTCGTCTTGAACTCACCAACAATCTTATGTCCTTCAAAGTCAACGATTACGTCAACAAACCCTCGGATGGGAGGGTCAGCGTATGTGATTTCCTTTTCTGCTTCGTCAAGCACTCCTGCGTCACCGAATAGCTTTTCGATGCGTGTATGTGCTGCTGTTCCGTTTGCCATATTGGCGACACTTAGTCCATCAAAGGTATCGACAAATGTTCCGCCCTCAAAAGCCAGATACCAGTACCTAGGACAGGTACCGGCACCATAGCCAAGAGAGGACGGACTGAATGAGACCTTCTTGGAATATCTTTCCTTCGGCCGGGAATTTACGTATGCATCTTCTAGCACACTGACCAACTTACGAATATCGAAGTCAGGTCGCTTTCCCAGGCGAGCAATTTTCATTAGTCCATTAGACATGTTGTTGAATTCCGTTTCTCTTAGTGATTACTATTGTAACACATCAGTAGGGCAGTTTGAAAGTGTACTTCAATGCCTGGACCAACTTGTCTAGGGACTCTGCTGTTGTGTAGTAGATATTCTTTTTGTAGTTGTTTGGACTGCCAGCAGGAGCCTTCTTGATTGTGCTATAAATTGAGGCAAGCATACTGAACTTGGCAGCATAAGCCTGTAGCTGGACAATCAGTTTCTGATTGGTCTCTGGCTTGAGGTTTGGATTCATCATGAGTTGAACCATGATAGCCATTGCCTCATCTAGTTCCGGGTCCTCCATGAAGTCATGAACTTCCTGAAACTCGCCAATTCGTGAAATATGCTCAAGAGGGGTTAGGTCACTCATCAGCATCCTTAATCAAATCTGTTGGAGCATTCAATCCAAGGCTGTCGGAGCCAATCAGCTCCTTTGACAGAGCCTCTGCCTCTTCGTTGGTTACTCTTCCTCCCTTTGAGCTACCGTCATCATACTCACGATACGCCAGCAGGCCGCTTTCGCCTTTGAAGAATTGTAGCCTAATCAGCTTCGCCATACTTCTCCTCCCATGCTTCTAGCATTTCTTTGAACATCTCGTCTCCAATAACCCAGACACGAGTCTTTCTATCACCGGTCCCAAGCACTAGCTTGAGCGCAGGAACCATGTTACCAGACCGAAAGGCGTCTGTGCAAATCTTGCCCCATACAGCAATAGAGACGCTGAATGACTTGGCAAATTCCTTGATGTCATAACAGAAGGGTCCTAGTGTAGCATCTCCCTTCTGAAACTGTCCACGCCCTGAATTCTTCTGTGGCGTAGCGCCATCCCTCTTGATTTCGTTAAGCTCAGTCATCAGACTCCTAGGTTAAAGTTCTCAATAACTGACCTGTGCCCATTTACGCAAATCCAGACGAGAAGCTTTTCCACAGGAAAGTATTCTGCCTCGTCGCAATGTTCGTCACAAGTCATACATAGGGCCGCTGTTGCGATGAGGATACCCGAAGGCACCTCATCCACAGGCTTCTTTGGTGGCTCTAGGAATGGGTTTTTCATCTATCCTCAACCTCCTTCACCAGCTTTTCAGCCAATTCTGGACGCTGACGTAGCTGAATGGAGAAGCTGTCCTTGCCGTTTACCTTGAGGTCTTCGTATGTCAGCCAGTTTCCTGACTTGTTCACGATGCCAAAAGCAACGCCCAGGTCTACCGCTTCACCAATATTATCGATGCCGATGAAGTCGCCATCGTAGAAGAGATTGTACTTTCCAGTCTTGTTTGGTGGTCCAAGCTTGTTCTTATCAATGGTCCAGTTGACCTCTCGGCCAATAGGCTCCTTAAGAACAAGGTCACCGTTGAACACTTCACCCTGAATCTGGTCAGCCTCACGAGCTGAACTCCATAGTTTTACAACAGTGGAGCTAAAGAAGTCTACCGCATGACCACCGGTCGCCTGATGCATAGCTCCATAGGTAGTAATCTTGTTACGTACCTGTGAGATAAGAATCAGGGCGGTCTGCTTGTTTGCATAGTTGAGCATTTTTACGCCATTGGCTAGCTCACGGGCCTCGGAACCAATCTGCTTTGTGCCTGATAGCTCCTTTAGTTCATCACCCTTCTTGTCCTTCTCAAAGTAAGCAGAAGACAGCAGGGCTGAGATTGAGTCTACGGTTACAATATCAATACCGGCCTTCATAAACTCAACGCCTGCACTGACCATATCCTCAATCGTCTTTACGTCTGTATAAACGAGCTTTCCTGTATTAACTCCAAGCCTCTCTGCCCACATAGGGTCAAAGGACTGCTCTGAGTCGATGAATGCCGCTCGCTTACCCTGAGACTGTGCAATTCCCAATGTGCTCAGACAGAATGTTGACTTTCCTGCGGACTTGCTTCCCCAGACTAGAGTCTGACGACCATATCCAATACCGCCCCTCAATGCAGCATTGAGACCAGTGCTTGCTGTAGGCTGTCTCATTAGCTGAACCTGAGAGGCCATCTTAGCTCTTGCTAGTACCTTTGGACTTAGCTTAGCTAGAATCTCCTCTTCGATTTCCATAGTTTATTTGATTCCATTCCTCTTCAAGTTTTCTTGCCATTGCCTTTATTTTTTTGTCGCGGCAGGCGGCCAACCGCGCAATGATAAACAAAATTTCCTCCGCGTCGTCGCCTCGGAATACCAATAGGTGTTCGTCTTCGACTCCCCGGAGGAAATATGCTTCTGTGCTCATAGGCCAAGTATATCAGGCGTCAGCGGTTGTCGCCACTGCCAGCAATGACACCTCGTGCCTGACGAGACTTGAGCTTCTGCGTATTCTGCTTGGCAATCAGCTCCAGAGGGTATCCAAGCTCACTGGCAAGATTTGCTGCATACCAGAGAACGTCTCCCAGCTCTGCTGCCAGAGCCTTTGCCTTCTCTCCTGTGACAATGCCATCATCGTCTCGAATGGTCTTCTTGAAGCCGTTCGCAATCTCTCCAGCTTCACCTACCAGGCCAAGAATGCAGTAATTGATAGCCGCTGTACTGGCCTCGCCATTCTCAGGGTAAATCGCAGTCTCATTGGCAGTTAGCTGGTAATCGTTGATGCTCAGGTCATTGCCAAGATTTTCAAGTCCGTTAATCATTGTTCTCCAGGTGTATTGTGAATTCTTCTTTGAATGGTTCGTAGCTTACAGCTACCTGATATTGTGTTGCATCACACAAGGCCCTGTCCATCTCCTCAGCAGAGACAGTGACAGGGCCATTGGCGATAAGCAACAGGCGCAGAATGTCTTCTGGCCTGACTGCTTCATCCATTATCCTCCTTACAGGATATTGTCGTAAAACCAGCTACCTTCCTGAGTCTGCTTAAGGATGGCGTCAATTACTGCACCATCCTTGCACTTGCCATATGCCTTGTGGAACATGGTTGGGAAGGCCATGACTGGATAGAGATTCTTTTCAGAGTCACATACAGTCGTGTACGCCATTGTCTTCTTCGCCTTCGTAACGTACCTCTGGAAAGCAAGCACCTTGTACATGCCGTCAGGAATGTCACCGTACTCACTCGCATAGAGATAGTCCACGAAGCCGTTAGGAATCCTGTTAATCAGTTCATCCATGGTCGCAAACCTCGCAACCCTGTTGTCAGATACCAGGATAGCATACATCTGGCCAGGCTCAATAGGAGTCTCAGGATTAGTAAAGACACCTGCGGTGCCAGTCTCATCAATCAAGTCCAATCGAGCCCATCCCTCACCACGCTTAATTCCCTTGACCATGGCAAGGATACAGAAAGCACCCTTGTCCTTGAAATCCTCCAGGTCAGTCATTTGTGCCCTGACCTTTGGTGGAATGAACTTCAATTCGAAAGCAGGAATACCAAGGTATTCGTAGAAGTTCTCTCGTTCCTCTCCTGTACGAGGCATGTCCTCGAATGCTGCTGCACCTACAAGATACAGAGCCTTCAAAGCACGTACGTTCAGGCCGTTACCAGACTCCTGAATCTTTTCCTTTAGGTCAGCATAGGAGGTGAATGGACGATACTCAATCAGCCTCATTGCACCAGGCTCACGAATGAACTTGATGTTGGCGAGACCGAATCGAATCGCGTCACCCTCAATCTCGAAATTGACCTTTGAGATGTTGACGTGTGGAAGGAGAACCTTGATGCCCATACGCTTTGTCTCAATCAGGTACTCAGTCAGAGAGTCCTTGTCACCTTCATTGCGAAGTGTGGCACACATGAACTCCAGAGGATAGTGCTTCTTGAGCCATGCAGTCCAGTAGGAGAGCCGTGAGTAAGCCACAGCGTGAGACTTGTTGAAGGAGTAGCCAGCGTGAGCCTCGAAGTCCTGCCAGAGCTTTTCAGCAACAGCAGGGTGAACCTTCTTGCTAGCACCTTCAAGGAATTCCTCTCGGTACTGGTCGAACTCACTGGCATCCTTCTTCTTACCGATAATCTTACGTACCTTATCGGCAGTGGCCATCTTCATACCGGCCAATTCAGTCATCGTCTGCATGACCTGCTCCTGATACAGAATCTCACCATACGTCTCTGAGGTGAATGGCTTCATCTCAAAGTGGTGATACTTAACAGGAGACTTTCCGTTCTTTCGTGCAATGTACTCGGCACCAATGGTATTCATGGCACCAGGACGAACAAGAGCGTTAGACGCAGCAAGCTCATCGAAATTAGAGACGCCACCCATCTTGATAATCAGCTTCGTATAAGCGGTAGCCTCACACTGGAACACACCCTTGGTGTATCCCTCAGAAAGCATTCCGTACACTCGGCTGTCAGTGAGTGGAATAGCGTTCAGGTCAATCTTTCGACCATGACGCTCCTCAATCATTCGAAGAGAGTCCCTGATAATGCTAAGAGCCTTAAGCCCAAGGGCGTCAAGCTTTACAAGACCAAGGTCTGCTGCCTGGTCCATGTCCATGGCTACAAGGGGAATCCTAGGGCCGTTGGGGTCGTTAGGGTCCTTTGCAGTTTCGATGGGTGCGAAGTTGGCCAGAGGCTGATTCGCAATTACCACACCGGCCGCGTGCATACCAGACTGACGGATACGACCACGAAGGCGCTCTGCCAGCTTGATGACCTCTGGATACTTCTTACGAAATTCCTCAGTCGTAGGAGAGCTAAGGAACTGCTCCCACTTATCCACAAACTTGAGGGCTCGATTTACCTCGCCCACAGGAATGCAGAATACACGCGCTGCGTCCTTGATTACCTGCTTGTCCTTGAAGTAGCCATAGGTTGCAATTGATGCAACGTGGCCATACTTCTTGCGAAGATATTCCTTGACCTCACCACGACGAGCATCCTCGAAGTCGGTGTCAATGTCAGGAAAGTCATTTCGCTCAGGGTTGATGAATCGAAAGAACAGAAGATTCTCTGCAATTGGGTCAATCTCTGTAATGCCGAGAGCATAGTTCACGAGTGAACCAGCACCAGAACCACGACCAGGACCAACCATAATTCCCTGAGACTTTGCCCATGAAATCATGTCCTCAACAATGAGGAAGTAAGTAGAGAAGTCCTTTGACTTGATGATGTCTAGTTCTTCTTCAAGCCGCGCTACGTATCCCTTTGTGTCATACAGACCACGGTCCCTCAATCCCTGCCGGGACTTTTCTTCCAGAATGTCATCAGGATTCCCATCAGACGGACGAGGAAGAAGGTCAAGGCCACGGTGGAATGGATAATCGCCAATCATGTCTGCAACGACGTGCGTGTTAGACACAATATCCTCGCGGTCAAATCCCTGAGCCTTGAACGCATCAAGATGCTCCTGTGCATCGTGAAGGTAAATCTCAATCTTCTCGAAGGTCATCTTGCGGTCAGGATACAGGTAATTGAATCGCTCAAGCATCTCCATCTTCTGTGACTTGGAAAGCTCAGCGTCCTTACTCTTCTTTGGATTCGTGCTCAGGATGAGCATAGCTTCCTGAATCCACAGGTCTTCCTTACGAGCGTAGTGGCAGTCACTCGTGACAACAGGCTTGATGCCCTTGGTGTCAGCAATGTGGAACAGTGCCTCATTCATCTCAACAGGATTGTGACCCTGAACCTCAATGAAGAATCGGTCACCTAGAATACTCTTGAAGCGGTCAGCAATGCTTAGAGCCTCTTCAAGCTCACCGGCCTCGATTGCCTTACAGATGAGTCCGTTAAGGCATCCAGAAAGAACAATCAGACCCTCATTGTCGTTTTCCAGAACTTCCATGTCGATACGAGGCTTAGAATAAAAGCCCTCGGTCCAGCCAACACGGTTGATTCGGTTGAGAGTCTGTAGTCCCGTCTCGTTCTGAGCCAGGATAATAAGGTGGTTGTATGCATTTGTGCCGTCTGCACGAGACGCCTTGGAGCGCTTGTCAAAGCGGTCAGTCGGTGAGATATAAGCCTCTACACCGAGGATTGGAACAATACCTGCGTCCATCGCAGCCTGCTGAAACTCACGGTGTCCACCAAGTGTTCCGTGATTCGTCTGAGCAAGGTGCGTCATTCCCAATTCCTTGGCACGAACCATATACTCTGCTGCTGTATTGGTTCCGTCCATGGAGGAGTAATGGTCGTGAAGGTGAAGTTCAATATTCTGCTTCATCGATACCTTCCTTGTTGTTGTAGGTCTACTCTATCAGACGCGGGCCAGAGATGCAAGAAGCCCCTCCGAAGAGGGGCTATCTTGTTTACCAGGACTCGTCCATGTTGTAGCCAGAAGACTTAGCTCCACCACCGGAATTTGCATTGCCGGAATCGGAAGCGCCACCCTCCTTCTGCTTGTAGGTTTCACCAGCGAAATACTGCTCCTGGGAAGCCCTCTCAGAAGTGGCCTCGTATGGGTAACGACGGATGATGCCATTGGCCTCATTGTCGATGTCGTGGACTACAGCCTCACTGTCATCCAGTGCTGCATCTCCCTTAAGGAGCTGTAGGTCCCACTTGGTGTCCTTTGAGGTACCCGTTCGGGTGACCTTGAAGTTGTGCTCAGTGATGCTGTCGAGAAGGTCATGCATGGTAATAAGCTTCTCGAAGAATGAGGAGCCTAGGCTACGGGAAAGTACCATAGTCTTTGGAGCCTCACCGTCCATTGCATCTACCAGGACGTTGATGTAGTAGTTACGCTTTGTTGAATAATCCTTGTCGCCAGCACGGTAACGCTCACAACCGTAGCAGCGACCCTCGTCGTCCATCAGACAGGCGGTGCGGTACATACGACGGTTTGCCTTGTCGTAAACGCTGTGCTCAACGACACCAACGCCTACGCCACGAGCCTTGTCGTAGTTCTTCGCCTCTGCGTCCATCTCCTGTAGGAAACGAACCTTTACGCTCTGTCCATCATTCAGGCTAAGGTATTCTACCTTTGCGGAGTTGAGACGCGCTTCTCGCTCCTTGGCTGCCTGTGCCTGCTTCTCATTATGTGCGCGAATTGCTGCGAGACCCTTAAGAGTACCCATATTAGTTTATATTCTCCTAGTTTTATTCGAGGTCGCCTTAGCGCCTACTAGTCTCTATTGTAGCAGATGGGAGCCTGTCAGTACAAGCCCCACCTTTTGTACTCAAAGTTGGACACAGCGTTCTGAACACAGGTCTTGATTTCCTTATCAGAAATCATACCAGGGTCCTTAGCGCCATCTGGATAAACCTCTTTGTAGCCATGTGAAGCCCAAAGCACTCGCTTACGAGGAAAGGACTCTACGATGAGCTTACCAAGGTCTCTTCCTGGATTGTGCCCCTTACACTGCCCCTCGCACTTTCTACATACAGGGGAAATGTGGTCTTCCTTCTTATCAAAATCAGTCATGATGATAAGAGTGTTGAAGTATCTATTCAAAAGCTCAATATGCAGAAGGCTTAGATGGCCTCCTAGTAGAGCTACTGTACAAGGATACCCTGACTGATGAACTCTCATACTATCAAAGGACGCTTCTGTGATAACCACTGCATCACCGGCCGCCCTTGCTCTGTTCAAATTCCAAAGAGTTCTACTCACTGGAAGGCCAGGTGAATTCTTGAATCGCTTGCCTTCAATGCTACGACCAATGAGTCCCACATGCTTTCCCTCTGGGGAATGCATGGGAACAATCACCATGTCGTTTTTGACAGAGTAACCAATCTTGAAGTGATGAAGAGTATCTTCCTCAAAACCCCTGTCTTCGACCATGTACCTGACTGGTTCAGGATTGTTCCAGAAGTCATTGTACATGCGCTCGAATGGAGCATCAGGAAGAATATTGAATTCTCCACCACGGTCCAGACGCTTCTGTCGTCGTTCGGCAAGAGATACATGTCGAGTCTCCTTGTGCTTCATGACGAATCGAAGTGCTTCCATCATACTGCACTTTCGAAGCCTCTGCACCAGGCCGATTAGATTCCCCTGCTCTGCGCACGCAGCATTGAAGCAGATGAATGTACCATTACGCTTGGAAACGGAGAAGCTTGGGGTATCCGTATTTCCATGGAAAGGACAGTAGCAAAGGAAGTCATTGCCCGTTTCGCCGTCTACCTCTACTCCAACACCCTGAATGACTACTGCGATTTGTTCTTCTGTGTAGTCATAGATACTGGGAGCCCATTCACTATTCCGTGTATTTCCCAAGACTTTCTCCTCCCAACGTAGATTCCATAAGCCGTTATGACAAAGTTATATTTGCTGTCTTGCCTGTATTCAGTTGAGAAGTATGGACCCAAGTCAAGGACTGGGATGTATCCTGTACCGCGCATTTCTTTAACCAGCAAGTGTTCGTAGTTTGCTCTCAGTCGTGGAAAATCAGCATCATCATTGATGATGCCGTCCACCTGAAACCTTTTGACATTGCTGTGCATCAGAAACCGCCGTAGGATTCCTTCCAGACACCCTTGTCGAGGTCTGCATCAATCTCAAATTCGAAGTCAGAACCATGACGATTCTTCCTGCAAATAACCTGCATAAGGCCGCTGTCAGGGTCACGGTGAACCGCAAACGCCATGTCAGCATCATACTCGATGGCCTTGGACCATGCAACCTGGTTCAGCATTGGAGCCGTCTTTGTGCTGTTCGTATCATCAGCCGTAGCAGCCGTAATGTCAATCAGAGGAATGTTATTCGTGATTGCAAGCTGCTTGAATTCACGAGACACACCCATTGCTCGCTCTACGGGAGAGTTGCTTCGGTTGTTGTTCGTGAATAGCTGGTGATAGTCACAGATTACCAGGTCTGGACGGTGCTGCTCAATCTTCGCCTGAACAACGTTAGGCGTAACATCGCCAACACCCTCATTTGAAACGATGATGAACTCTGGCTTGTTAGCCAGCTTCTTCTGTCCCCATGCACGGAAATTGTCAATGTCAATCTGACCACGAGCAAAGTCCGTCGCTGAGAACAGACCAGAACCCATAAGAGTATAGATTCGGTCACGCATGTTCTCAGGAGACATCTCAAGAGAGACAATCATCGGCTTGAATCCACGCTCCCAAGCCTTACAGGCTAGATAGGAAGTGAACCAAGTCTTACCCTTACCAGGCCAACCAATAGCCACGATAAGGTGGCCAGGTGCCATACCTGTAGGATATGCGGCATCGATTGCCTTGATTCCAGTAGGAATACCAGGTGAACCATTTGCTGCCGCCCTTTCACGTACAACCTCAAAGTGACGCTCAGCAGACTCAATGTCCATAAGGTCAAGGTCACGTACGTTGTTGGTGAACTTGTTCAGCTTGCCCAGTTCGGCTGTAAGCTTTGCAAGAACACGCGCTGGTGCCTCTCCATTCAGAGCGGTATCAGCTTTGTCCATGATGCCCACCATGCGGCTACGAAGGTATTCACCCTTTAGTTCGTCAAGGTAGAAATCAGGCTCGCCCTTCGCTTCAACATCATCTAGCAGAGAGAAGCGCTCTTGTAGCACAGAGAGGTCTGGGATTGCCTTGAACTGCATGTAATACTTTCGCAGAGCAACCCAGATATCTCTATGTGATACAAAGAGGTCGTCAACGCTATCAGCGAGTAGTGGCGCTACCTGCTTAGAACGGCAGACTGCGCTAATTACCTTTGCCTCAGTGCTCGCCATGTGCTGCCTCCTCATTCTTTTTGTCCAGTGCAGCTACCATAGCCGCTGTCTTACGTAGACGCTCTACTCTCTTCCGGGCGTCTTCCTCAACCTTGAGCCTGTTCTCATGAAGCTTCTCATACTTGTTGAGATAGACATATACATCATGACCAGGAGAGTCACAGGTGAAGAAGTATTCGAGCGCCTTCTTGGCATCACCATATCCTAGGTCATTGATTGCGTCAATGAAGCCCCATGAAAGGCTATTGCTATTGAGAATAGGCTTACGGCCATATCGCTCCTCAACAAGCTTCTTGTATGTCTCAATGAGGGCTCGTGCCTGCTGCCTGGGACTCTTCTGCTTCCTGGTCATCCTAGCTCATCTACCGCCTTCGCTACACGAGTACCAAGCTGGTCCTCTAGCTTACTGAAAACTCGCTCAAATGCCTGGTCAACATTCTCGCCCTCTCGGACTGTATCTTCAATACCAACATCCACCTTCACACTCCTGAAATTTCCAAGGTTGTGCGTGTAGCTGATATTACCCTTCACTACCGTCATCCTCAGCGTCCTCCTCTCCAATGTCGCTTGTCACTGAGAAACCAAATGAACGACGCTCCTCATTCTCGGGCTCGTCGTCCTCTTCTTCGTCATCATACCCCAGCCGACCACTGAGTTCAACCCATGACCGAGCCACATCGATTAGGGCTCTTGAGTCTTTTGTCTCAACCGCAAATTTTGCTGCAACGTCCAATGCATTTGCTGCCTGCACAATTGCAATTGAAGGGTCGAGCCTATCCCCAAAGGGGGTGTACTTAGCTGTAGCCATCAGACCTACCAATCATTCTCTTGCCAGACCGGCGTAAAGTTGCCGTCCTTGGTCTTAGTGTATAGAACCACATCGTTACGCATCATGGCAAGTAGCTCTGCTCGGGAAGGAAGGCGTGATGCTGGAGGCAAACCGTCTTTGCGCTTCCGGCCGTAACCTCGATTTACGAGCAATTCATGCAGGTCAAGAATATCCTTCTCTGACCACAAATACATTCCTGGACGGAATTCCCCATCCAGGGAATAGGTTTTGAAAGGAGTCTTGATTTGCTGCTCATGAATATAGAGATGAAGACTGTTTCGATGACGATTCAACATTCTTCGAACGTCTTTGCTCAGAAATGCAGCCTGCATGTTTCTCTTTGCTACAGACCATACATACGCAACTCGTTTGCGTTCAATATAATTCCATGCGAGCAGAGTGTCTGCTCCACGGTTGATTTGTAGTTTCTTGTGAGGAACGCCATCGAGGAAGAAATATCGATTAGGATTTCTCTTCCCAATCCTAGTTTCTTTTCCCATTTGGTCTCCAAACAATAATGTCCCCTGCGCACTTGCGTACGCAGGGGAGCGCTATGTCGAGTATAGCATCCTGTCTTTCACCGAGCAAACTTAGCAGAGTGTGTTTTCTCTCTTGCTGTAAGCCACTGGGCAAGCTTGTTCTTGGTTTTGTCGAGCATCCATCTAGCACCACATTCAATGCAGGCTAGTTCAAGATGAGTCTTATCTGAAAAGACTCTGTCAATAAATACTCTTCCACCACATTTAGTATGGTTCACTAGTTGGTACCTTGTCCTTTGTATCTACGACAAGGGAAGCGCTCTCGGAGCTACCAACTCCAGCAGAACCAATGGATGTAAGAAGAGAAACTAGACCTGCTAGACCAGCCACAGATGCAGCATCAATCCAACTGACATCAATAAGGCCAGTGGATAGAGCTAGAATTGCAACAGCAGACTGGGCAACGGTCTTGATTGCTCGCTCGAATGCATCCTTCCAAAACTTGCTTGTTCTCAAGATTTAACCTCCCTTGCTTTTTCTAACATTATAGCATGGGAGGTCTTATCTTTATCCGTTGAATACCTTGGTTCCGATATTGCATCGGTAGTTCATTACTGGAACAAGGTCGATGAAGACCTCATCACCTGATACTACGCCATATGCAAATCCGGCCTGCCAGTCAGGAGACAGGTCGTAATCCTGTCCTGTAGGCACACACATGTGGCCAATCTCCCAACCACGAACAGTTCGGTCCTCAAGCGGAGCTGTATGAGCGTAATAGCCCTGACGGTGTGAGTGTCCTCGAATCAATGAGACTTCGAACTTCTTCACATCGTTACGAACAGACTCGGCAGAATACTGAGAGATGCTTACGCCATGATGAGCGTAGATGTCTCCGTACCTTTTTGCCGGGCGCTCCAGATAGTTATGCCATACAAATCCATTGGCCGCAACCCCATAAATGCTTTCAGGAGTATAAATGCCATCTTCGAGAGACTGTGGATTGTTCTTGTCCAGCCACTTTACGTGTCGATGCCAACCGTGGTTACCATCGAAAAAGTGCTTATCAGCCTTCGGTGCCTTTGAGTGAACTTCGGCAAGAAAGTCTCGCGTCCCTGTAACGCCAGGGTCGTTCTGAGAGAAGCCCTCACGTGAAGTTCCTTCGGCCCATCGGCCAGTTCCGTCTGCGTCGTCAATGTCTCCAAGCAGGTCAATAGCACCTGGCTTAAGATACTTCATCACCTCAAACCACAGGTCAAGCATTCGCCTGTCGTGATTCGGGAAATGAATGTCAGACACAAACAGCCATGTCATATCGGACATGCTTGTTCCTTTCGTTGTTGTTGGACAAGCCTAACATGAGCGCTGACGCTGTGTCAAGGCCACATGTTCCTGGCGGTTCAGACGTTCATGTTCTCTCCAACTACAGAGGAACAGGTTTTTTCTAGAATTGTCACTCTTGACTCCGATATGATGAACAGTCTCATCACTCTTGAGGAGCCTTCCAAGCTTAGCTTCAAAGACCATCCGATGCTCATAGTACCATCCTCCATTGAAAGACTTTGGATGCTCAGGAGCAAAGACTAGTACGTATCCTTCGCTTGAAATGGTTTTCTTGCGATTGTGCCAATTACGGATTGGTCTGTACATTAATATCCAACAGCAATGAACTGAACGTTCACGCCATAGTGGAAATAGTTTGACTTTGAGCTTAGCTCGTCAGAGTCAACGACAGCAGTAAAGCCTCTGTGGTCTGGCCAGTATTCTCCAGTTAGACCACGGATGATGCAGTGAATTCGTGACTGCTTCTGAATGACCTGTCCTGTTACGATTACTGGCTTGCATCCTACTGAGAAGAAGTTACCAAAATAAACAGCCTTCTCGTAGTGCCGGGCCTTTCCACCCTTGATGTAAACGTAACCAGCCATAATCTTGAGACCAGAAGTCTTCTTGATTCCGTGTGCATTGTAGAATGCATTAGGCTGATTCTCAAAGATATACTGGTCGTTAGAAGTCATCTGGTTTAGCTTCTCACGAGTAATCTGCTCACCTACTGACCAGCTTGTAGGCTTGTAGGGGGTAGTTGCCAAGTTATGTTCTCTCCTTCCTTGTGTAGGGCGATTTCCTCCGGAGACGCTTCAATCATCTTGTCTCTGGGAAATAGCATGACATCAAAGAAGTCTGGCGAAACTATCTGTCGTCTAAGATTCTCTGATATCAGATACATTTTACCATTGGACATATCCTTAACCAAAGTTCCTTGACGAAAGCCTAGCTTACCGCCTATCTTGTACTTCGTGCAAGCCGCCTCTGTAGAGGGAATCACAAAGGGATATTGCCAGCTTGACAGGATTCGGTCAGATGTCACCCTGAACCTGAACCGACCCTTGATGAAGAATACGCCCTTCTCTGTCTGCACGCAAGTCCCTGTGGGATAATCCACAGGGACTGTTGGCGCTACTAGCTTCTTAGTTCTTCTTCTCAGCCACCGCATCGCGTTCCGCCTTGAGATTGTTATTCTCTTCGGTTAGCTGTGCAACTTGGCCATTAAGCTCCTCGACTGTCAAGGTGTAGTCTGCACGCAGGTCTGCGATTCTCTCTTCATAATCAGCAGTAATCTGTGCAATTCTTTCCTTAATTGCTAGGAACTTAAGAGCATCTTTACTCATCATTTATTCTATTTCTCTCTTTCTTTTCCAAGTGTAACTACACCTTAGCCCATGCCGGGCCAATCTGTCAAGTCCAAGGTCATCCCTTGTGATAGACGGTAATCTTTCCATGGGATGAACCTGAACTCTTTCCGTACAGAACGAGGTATTCGCTTGTTGTGCTACCATAACAACCTACACCCCTGAGCCTATTCGCAGAAGTTGAGTCCACGAAGTTGTTGTACCAGCTTGATGGAATTGTAACAGTTGCTGCTTCTCCTCTTGAAAGAGCTACAATGCTATCTCCATCAGAGCCCTCATTTGTCATCTTTCCTACCGGGTCTCCAGAAGGCTTAGAGCCATATGTGTGACCTCGTAGATTCAATCCGACTCCAGAGTTGTTACCATGAGAAGTGCTCTGTCTCTGAACATAGACTGTCATCTTGGTAGGAGTTCTTACAACACCACCAGTTGCCAGCTTGTTATAGATTCCATCTCCATAGAAGAATAGTCCTCTGTGATTGTCATTCTCAGTCCAATCACCCTGATAAGGAGCGTCACCGTCGTTACGCCACATACCACCGTATCCAAGACGGTAAGCATCTGAATCCGTAGCGTAAATAGTGAATGGTGATGCCAATAGGTACCTTGAAGCTGATAGGTATCCGGAGTGATTTCCTGACTTATCGTATGCAACAATTCTATAGTAGATTGTCTTATTGACAGGAAGTCCGGAATGGTTGTAAGACTTTGCCTGAGATGGAGTACCAGTTACGGTGATAATGCTTCCATCAGTAGTCAACGTCCTTGTTCCAGATGTAGGAATCGTGACTGTTGGATAACGGTCAGTTCTCCAGATAATCTTGACACCAGCCGTATCGGAGGTGCTTGGGTTGGTCCACTTCAATTGGTAAACACCTGTTGAGGAACCGGAGCTGTACGCATTAATGCTAAAGCCAGAAGGCGCAGCAGGAGGCGTAGTGTCACCAGTTACAGGAGGCGCAGCCGCTTCTGGAGCAATACTGAAATACAGGCCATCAAGAGATAGCTGAGCCAGTGTGCTTGCAGAAGAGGTAACCTGAACAGTACCAGTCGTATTTACCTGCAATAGAACAGAATTTGTTGATGTTGCACTACTCCATTGAATGGCATTCAAATATACAGTCTGCGCTGGACGATATCCAGAAGGCAGCGTGAACAGAGTGTTTGTCTTCGTATAGGTCTGAATAACTCCTCGAAGATAGACATTTCCGTTACTCTTGTAGTAGGAGACATTGTACGCCGCTGAATAATTCACACCATTTGAAAGTGTTGGCGCTACCCAAGGTGGGGTACCCTGTACATCCAGATGACCACCAATACGAACATTCGTGCTCGTCGTCATATCAGAGCCATCGTCTGCATAGGTTGAAATTGCGAAACTACCTGAAAGGTTTGTAATCGCAACTCTTCCTGGATATCTATCATCCTGTGCTGCATAAATTCTTAGCGCTGCTTCTTCCGTACCGTCTGCTGCAAAATTAGAGACTGTTGTTGACGCACGGTTTCCATAAGAGTCAGTGTAGTTAATTGCTCTAAAGATACCGCTACCACCATCAGTCTGTGAGATGAATGATGGGTAGGTAGTCATGTCCCTACGCTTTGCTCCGCCACCCCATACATTCGTAGGAATGTCCAGGTCAGAAGTTGAGATGATGATTGAGCCTGTTGACCTTACAACGTCGCTTGTCAAGGAAACAATTGATGCCTGCGCATCTCTATAGTTAGAGATTCCGCCTGTTTCGAGCTGAACCTCATCAACCCAAATTGTTTCACCAGCGGCAGCATTGTTCCACCACCAGAAATACCTTACATAGTAGCAATTGTCTGGTACAGGAATTGGGGTTGTAAGAGTGTACCTGAGCCAGTCGGTTGTATTGGCTGGAGTTCTCTGCCAATAGTATCCGTTGATGATTGCACCATTTTCGTCATGGAAATTGATGTACATACGAACAGGCTTGAGCATTCCTGGCTTCATCCAACCTGATGCAGACAGATTGTTTCCAATCAGGTCTGGGTGGTCTGCGGTATAAATGTCATACTTACCATATATTTCAGTGGCTGCTACAGGAGTACCGTTTGTAGTAATCTTCAATGAGCCAGTCTCAATATGACCAACTGTTTCATCCCATGAAACCACTGAGCCAGGAGTTGCTGGATTAGGAGTCCAGTTTACAATTCCCTTCTGGAATGAAGAGTCATAAATGTAGTTAGGATTCCTGTCGTAGATACCAAGGTACACTCGACCATAAGTGCTCTGGTTATTGAGCATTGGAGGAGCAATACGAATGTGAGCAGCACTGTTAAGGTCACCATCAAGAATGTGACCAATCATACCGGGCTTCATTTCGTCTGATGCGCCAGTGTAGAATCTGATAGCGTGGTCGAACTCAGAGTCATCTTCAATGTTTTCAATTGAGATACCCTTTGTTCCATTGATATCAGTTGTGTCAATCTTTCCTGGAGCACCGTTCTCGTATGCCTCAATGGAGAACTGGTCAAGCTGAGCCTTTGAGCCGCTTGCGATATCAAATTCTACATAAGGCACAAGGTAGCGAACAGACTGGTTTAGAGCCGCTGGAGCATAAGGGTCATTAGCCTGTCCCTGGATACCGAATAGACCATCAGTTCCAGTACCACCACGACCACGAACATAACCAGTTACAGTAATCCAGTCTGCTGTGGTGTTACCTGTACCAGAAGCAATTGATACTTCCTGGTCGTTAGAAACCATCATGTACTGAGCACCGGCCAAAGTTGCTAGCTGGCTATAATCTGTAGGCATTGCGTGCATCTTGGTAGGGGTCGTTGCAGCGTCAACAAAGTCCCAGTCAATAACATTGTTCGCATTATCAAAGCCGAACAGACCTACCTTGACACGAGGAGCTGTAGTAATCAGGACATCGTCAAACCATCCCTGAATACCTGCAACAGGGCTTCCAGAAATACCGGCCTGAATTTCAAAGCTGGCAGTCGTAGCTCCAACAGGAGCGATTCCCTGAGATGCAAACTGTACCCAAGTAACTCCATCGATAGGAATTGCTACGTTGTTCTCGTCTACAGGTGGAGCCATGTCGTTGAAGGTTGTAGAAATAGTCGCATTCGCAGCGTCCTTCCAGACGATGTTCATCTTGAGGTTGTCTCGAATAACAGTGCTGTTTGGAAGTACACGAGCAGCAAAGTTGTATGTTCTACCAGCCTTGACATTGACAACAGTTCCCATTCCGTAGACACCGTTTGAAGAACCAACCTGGTCCCAACGAACAGATGCGACTCCAGCAAACTTCTTTGTAGTGTCTCGGGTAATGCTGTTTGAGCCATAAGCAAACCATCCAGACGTGTTTGTTTCAAAGCCTGGGTTGGCATTCAGAGTCGCTACCTCATACGCACGGATACGAGCTGAGATACGGTACAGAATGGTAGGGTCATAAGCAACCTTGGTAACACCGACTGCATTTCTTAGAACCAGACCTGGACCTGTGAATTCGAATAGAGACTCGGCAGAGTAAGCACCAGGGTCAGTCTTCTGGGTTACGGAACCAGACTGTAGCCAAAGACTTCCGTCCTGCATATAGTCAAAGAGCTTTGCGTAGGTGTTGTTCTGCATCGGTGAGTCAAGGGCAGTTACCTTGATTGAATTTACAGCAAGCTGTCGGAATTCTGCATATCCATCGTTACGGATAATCCATCCACTCACACCGGCTGAATAATTCGCAGAATGAATGCGAGAAGCCGTTCCGTCAGCAGTTGGATTCGCTGGGTCACCAACAACAATACGTCCTCGAACTGTGGCATCACCAAACTGGGCACCACCAGTCATGTTAATTGACCATGCTGGCTGCCCTGAAAGACCATTTGCCAAAGCGGTAGAACGAATCTCACCAGTACGGATAATTCCACCATCAATAGAGGTGGTGCTTGGCGCTCTCCATGGAGAAGCAGTTGTTGCACTGGTTAGCTTTCGCTCAATCTGAATTCCATCAAAGTACACGGAACCAGCAGCATAAAGGCTCATGTAAGTCATGAGAGTGCTGTTTGCTCCAGTGTTGAATGTACCCTGAATTCTTGTCCAGGTGCCATTAGCTACAACGGTTGGAGTTCCACCAGGCTGTGGATAAGTTGCTCCGTCACCCATCTTGACACCAAACCCAACCGCCTTGTCACCGGAGCCTGATGGATTGAACACCCATACAGAAGCAATGTAATCAGTGTTTGGCTCTACAATGACATTGTAGTCCGTGTAACTTGCACCCTGATAAACTCTGGAGAACGTTCCTCCACCAGTCCAAGTGTGCTTAAGGCACTGAGTACCAAACTTTGATGTCACTTCTGGTGCGGTCGCAATTGCCCAAGTTGTTGTTCCGCCATCGTTGAATACGACAGTCTTTCCTGTGTACCAGGTTGACTGGAATTCAAAGTCAGCGTACTGAGGCTGAACGATGTTAGGAGCATCCTGCAAAAGAAGTGCAGCGGCACGAATTGTACCCTGATTGATTTCAAGGGTGTTATTGGATAGCTGATAGCCAACACTACCTGCTGCATAGTTCGTGCTCTTGATTACACCACCAGTATCTACAGTCAAAGATGCCTTGATAAGCAAAGCATTGATAATACCCGTACCGGCCGTAATCTTGTTGGCATCGAGATTGTTAATCTTTGCAGAGGTAATGGTCGCATTGGCAATGTAGGCATTGCTGATAAGACCAACTGTGACAGAGGCTACTGCGGATGCAGCAGACTTCAATCCACCTCGGTCAACGGCAATGACTCGGACCCAACGTGCTAGAGAAGTGTCCTGAGCAGGCGTGTTGAAAACTTCGGAAACGAAGGTGCTGCCAGGCTCTACCTGCAATTGTCCAATCATCGTGGAGTCGCTTGCGGTGAATGTAGAGGTAGTTCCTAGGTGGACCTCAAGATAGCTGACATCTGATTCAAGTCGTCCGGATGCAGCCTTCTGCAAAGCGTGGCTTACCTGAATGCTCATTACGTCAGCTACAGCAGTTGGAGCCGCTGGAGTTGACGGAGCAGTGTTAACGGCAGTTCCATTTACAGCAGCAGAAAATGCGCTTCTGTTGGTGCTTCGGTCGAATGACTGTACTGAGAAGTTGTACTGGACACCAACAACTAGACCTCCAATTGTAATTGAGGTCGTGCCTACAGGAACATTTACGTAGTCGTAGGTGCTACTTGCATTCTGCTTGTATCGTACAACGTATCCAGCAAGGTCAGTGTCAGATGGAGCAGTCCATGACAGAGCAGCCGTTGCGAAAGCTGAGTCATTGGTATCTACAGCCATAGTGACTGCTAGACCTGTTGGAACACCGGGTGCTGTTGTGTCTACATCAGTTGGGGAAATTGGGGTCGCTGAAACAGTGACGTAATTTGAAATGCTATCAAATACGTCACGAGAGCGAATCTTGAAGTAGTGAAGAATTCCCAGAGAACTGCTGTCGAATACGAAGGTATTTCCAGTACCGCTGTATACTCTGTTTGAATTGGTTGGGGTAAATCCTGAGCCAGTTGTGCTCATGTATACGTCATAAGCTGCGAGGTCATCGATTACCTGTACGTCCCACTTCATGCTTACGCCACCCACAATACCGGCCGCTGCTACTCCAGTTGGGTCAGGTGGTGGTGGGTTGGTTGCAGACAGAGTGCTAGAAGGCTCTGAGATGTTGCCTGTAAGGTCAACAGCAAATACAGTAATGCTGACGGTAGCCTTCGGAGTACCGAAGAAAGCCTTATTCGTCTCGAACGCCAGGTCATAGAATGTATTGGTTGTCTTGACATTGACGACAGTTGTTCCGTCTGTAAGCCTGACAATGTAGTGAGAGAAATCTTCTATTGGGCTTGCGTCTTCATTCTGAGTAACCGCATCCCATTTTGCTGAGAATGCGGTTCGGTTAACTACCCATGTGACGTTGACAGGGTGTGCTGGAGCCAGGGTGTCCTGAATTGTGGTAAGCGGAAAAATCCTGCTCCAGTCGGATACGTTGGTTCCGTCATTTGAGCGAAGCTGGATATTGTAATCCGTACCTGGCGTTAGGTCTCTTAGTAGAAGTCTCATATATTAATTTCCAATGCGTACTCAATGTCCATTTCGGTGTCTGAGGTTTTCACCTTTGGAGTACCGAGGACTGACCTGGCAACAAGGGCGTAGTCTGTACTGATGGTATCTGCATCTTCTGCTCTAATACCATCAAAAACTACATTTCCTGTACCGGTCGCTGAAACAGTGATTGAAGTGATATTGCTCCAATCAGGAGTTCCAGTTGCTGTAAAAGCTGTCTTGCCCATGGTCTTGATTTCATAACCAGTGGCAGCCACAAAACTGTATTCGTAATAGTTTGTGTCGTCTGTACTGAATCTGATAGCAACATTGTTGATTGCTGCATCTGCGTTATAGGCCAGAGACATGAAATCTGCATCTGAGTATACAGACATATCTAGGGCAATGTCGGAAAGCTTTGAGCTAGCCCCTCCAGCCACCTGCAATCCATCTACACCAATTCGTGCTACAGACGTATTCCATGTTGCTGGCAGCCAGCCTTCTGTATCAGAATCAAAGCTTACGATGACTGTGCTTCCACCGGATGTCTGTGGAGGAATTCCGTACCAAAGACCTACCTCATAGATGGTTCCTACATATTCTTGTGGAATGGTTCCCTTGAAGACGATTTTGTCATTCAGAATATCAGCAGACACCAAAGTAACAGGAATTCTTTCCGTCTCAAAATCAAGAATGGTGTCATTGACATTCTCTGCTGAGTTGCCGATTCCCACCGCAATTGACTCTGCGATACGTGGAAGATTTCCTGCTAGATATCTAAAGATTACTGACTTTCCCTGAGTTGTTATCATGCCTTTGTCATCCTAACGTCTACCTGAATGGAGTCCTGAACATCTGGCACTTCCAGAATCACATCTACCACCTGCTTGCCAGAACCATCAAAACGAATAGTCTGGCTCACAACAATTACTGTGTCAGGTGGATATAGGATTACAGTGTCATTATCCTCACCAGTCTCTTCTGGCTCGTCCAGAATTGTGTCACTATCAGCATCGAGTACATCATCTGTGTCTACAACATCAGTGATTTCGTCTGTGGTGACTTCAATCTCGTTTGGGTAACGAGCATCAACGACCCCAGGTGGAAGAAAGAAATTGGGGTCGATGACGACATCAGGCTTCTTGATGATTTGATTGCTGTTAATGCTCATGGATTGATTATATCTCAGAGTTGCACAAAGGCAAAATTAAATCTTGACTCTGCGCAACGTGAGCTTCGTGTTGTCGTATCCAGTGTCATATCCTCTTTGGACTTCAACTACAAAGTACCTGTGATGTACCGGGTCGAAATCCTTCTGTGGATAATTGACTGAGACGATATCTCCAAGCTGTAGCAATGGGTTGCCAAAGATTTCAGCTTCCACCTCGTCACAACCGTCTGCCCAATGATGAGTTACCCAATCAGCAAGGGCCTGTGCACCACTCTCAGACTGAATCCATTCAGGCTGAATTTCTGTATCGACCTGACCACGACGACGAATAGCATCATCATTCTTTGAGATGATTGTCTTTTCATCTTCCTTAGTAATGGTTCGACCATAAATCATCAGCTTCTGTTCAATAGAATTGTCTGCTCCATAGGTGAGGGTATCCTCACCATTGACGATTGCATTACTTCGATAGGCATTGGCCAGAATGAACTTAGCTCCAAATGGGTCGGACTGATATTCTGGACAAACAATCTGTGTATTGTTTGAGAAATAGATGTTGGAATGAACGGCTGGTGCCTTATCAAACTTCACATCAAACTCTCTCACTTCATGACAGATTGCTCCGAAATCATCGAAGAATCGATTTGCATATCTGGCCCACAGATACTTCTTCTTTTTCTTGACGATGTGGCTGGTGTAGTGCCACTTGTAAAGCCATTCTGTATAAGCCTGGCTACTTACAATACCGCCTCGAATTCTGTCGAAGAATCCTGTAGTGTCAATGTGCAAGTCCTCTGTTGTTCCGTTTCCGTACAGATACTCAAAGTCGGCGTGAGTGCTTCCACGAGTAAAGACGCCAAAGCGACCTGTTAGAGGTTCCTTCTTTGCCCTTGGAATGGTGAAGGTCATCTTGTTCTGGCCATTGATACTGACCTGAATGACGTGACCAACAAAGGCTCCTGGGTCTCCATAGACACCGTTCTCCATTCGAATGGCAATGTCAATGTCGTACCAGATGTTCTTGGAGATAGCCATTGCGACACCCTTGCCCTTGTCAGGACCAAATCGTTCCAGCTTTCCATTGCTTCTACGAATGTAGAAGTTGATTTCATTCTGATACTTTCGTCCACCAGGAAGTCTGTCAGTTCGACAAATCTCCATGTAGTAGCCCTTGTCCTTTGAACCTAGATTGAAAGCGATGCCTGCCATTCCGTGCTTGTATCCAGAGTCCCTGAAACGTAGCCTGGTGCCCACGTACCAAATGCTTTTATCTGTTTCGCTACCTCGTGAGGCTACGTAACAAGTATTTACATTGGTCGTTGTGGTGGCCTTCAAGCTGACTGTTGACTGGTCCTTGTTGTGAACAAAGCCCCCTCGCCAGGTCTTGTAGTCACCCTTGTAGTTTGCTACCTTGACTCCATATCCGTTTGCGTCATCTGTATGAGCTGCTGGATAGGTGTTCCAAAGACCTCTCTCCGTAATGCGGAACCAACCAGAGAAAGCATTCTTGTACTTAAGCTCAGGAGAGCTTAGCTCCTCATCAATCTGCTTCTTTTCATCGGCAGACTTGATAGCCTTGAACGTGCTGACACCAGATTTGTTGTAATACCAATATCCCTTGGCGTCATAGCGCATCAGCTCACCTTCACATTCGATGATTCCCTGATATGGCCAAGTGGCCGCTTCGCTACCGGTCATTCTGATAAACATCTGTGAGCTATTCATTGCTTCTCGTAGCTGGCTTGAGCGCAATACGACATCGCCTTCTGGCTGCCAGACGATGTCCATTACTGGAGTACGACCCTGCTGCGTCTCAGACATAGTCGCCTTTGAGTAGCGAACTGTGACATTGTTGGCTTCATAGTCATACTGCTGAGAAAGGTCAACGATATCAGGCTGCTTTGTTCCATTCTTTAGACCGTCAAGCTGCCAGGCGATTGGATTACCAATGTTGTAAGCCTTGTCTCTTGTGAGAATCTGTAGGATACCGAATTCGTCAAAGTAGATTGCACTCTGAGTGGTGACTGCTAGGCTTGAGAAGATTTCCCAAATCGTCTTCTCTCCATCAGTCCAGAAGTAAGGAACGATAGTTGCCTTGTCGTCATCAATCTTTTCGTAGGCATAGTCGCTGAATCCCATGATGTCACAAAGCTGCCAAACAATTCGGGCAAGGGTCATGTTCTCGAAGAACATCTTAGGAGGCTTCATTTCCTGCAAGAACTTGGAGGCATCCTTCATGGAGACTGTTGCAACCTCTTCTCCCTGACCCGCCCAACTATCAGCGAACATGGTGTATTCTCTGATATAGACCATTCCACTTCCACCTACCGGCGTTGTGTCATAACCAATGCTGTAAGTGAACTTTACGTTCTTGTCGATGAGGCCATAGAAGAGAGATTCGTCATTGGTGTTGTTGTAACGACCATCAATATTTGATAGCTGAATGCTAGCAGTATTGGATGAGGCTCCACCCAAAGGAGTGACGAATGAGGTCGTTCCCATGCTGAACTGAGAATCGCTGCTGATAAGCGTAGACGTCAAATCTTGCTCAAGACGCAGGGACATCTCAATCAGCTCCAGGTACTTTCCTAGAGCTGAAATGGTATTTACCTTGATGCGAATGCCCTTAAGCTTTACCGGATTGTTTCGGTAGACAGTTGTTCCCCATGTACCATTAGCCTGTCGATATAGAGTAACCTTTCCATCTGCTGGAGGCTGAATATCTCCACCGACAGTAGTCCACGTGGTTCCGTCAGTCGTTACGTCAATATCGTAATCAACAGGGAATGATGCTGTGTTCTCGAAAAGCAGATAAATCTTGTTGACCCATGAAGCGGTCTTATAGACAATGTATGGGCGAACAGTCGTTGTAAATCCATTCTGTCCACCCACATTAGAGCTAGCCTTTGGGCTGCTCCAATACTTGTATGGGTCATCTAGTCCGGAAAGGTAATACCTCTTATTGCCGGGCCTGTCTGTATATTCAGAGACAATTCCCTCCACGCTTGCGCGTGCCTTGACAATACCACTCTTGGATGGTCGCAGAGGGTCGGCAATGGATTCAATTGGGTAATATTCTGGGTCACCCTCATCGTACTCTGTCGGGGTGCTGTCTACTGTCTGAATACCAGCATAACGATTCATGTTCCATTCAGCAATAAGCTGGGGCAGTGCCTTAACGGCAAGCCCCTCCTTCAAAAGCTTATTGACTTCAAATGTTGTTGTCTGCATTATACCTGTTCCATTGAAAGTGTGACTTCATAAAAATCGTAAGCTCCACGCTTAGTCAGGTTCATGTTGAAGTCAGAAAACATGACCTGATATGTTTCCACAGTTCCGTCTCCATACGTCAATTCCAACGTAAAGGCCCCTGGGGTGGCGTCAAAGAATGATTTCAATTGACGCGCACCCCAGAAACCGTCTACCGTATAGGAGGAAGAATGCGGTAGGTTCTGCCATGACACACCGAAAGTACGCTTGTCTGCAACAATGTACTTTCGCATAGTACCGTCTGCCATGCGCTGCTTCTTTTCAATTCGCTCTACGTCGATGGACAGTTCTCCACGGTTGTGGTCTGTCACTGCGTTATTGCTGAAACGCATCAGACGAGGCTTAGCAAATGTAATAGCCATTACTTGACGACCCTACTCCTTCCCTTCTTGCTTTCGATTCTGTCGAGAGCCTTGGTAACAACCTTCTCGAAATCAATTTCAGTGTTAATTGCTTCTGCATTGATATTGAAATTGTACGTGTTACCGCCTCCTGAGTCAATCTTCTCAATTCCATTCTCAAGCTTTGCTGTGAGTGGAGCTGTAAGAACTGCCTCATTCTTGTGAAGGTTAGCAATGGTGTTGTCGTACTTGACCTTTCCACCTACTGCAAGACCAGGGATTCCAAAGGTACCTGGAGATACTGTCTGACCACCGCGCCATGTTTCAAAGTGAAGGTGAGGACCAGTTGAATTACCTGTGTTACCAGAGTAACCAAGAAGCTGTCCTGCACGAACGCTTGAACCTGCGCCTACATTTCTACGGCTAAGGTGAGCGTACAGAGTCTTCTCAGAACCGTTCTGAACGACTACGTATCGACCGTATGAGCGGTATCCGCCATTGCCGTTTCCACGAAGGTCTGTGGAGGTGGTGACATTACCGTTCATTGCTGCATAGACTGGTGTACCTACTCCAACACCAAAGTCAGTAGCTCTAGGTAGATTAGAGTGGTGAGCATAGTCTCTGGATACCGGGCCGTTTACAGGACGACGCTTTGCGCCACTTCCGAATGCCTTGAATCCAGTTCCAGCAACAACTGCACGGGCCATCTGCTCCCACTTTGCGTAAGCCATTGGGAATCCAGAACGCTGAACTCTCTGAGCCTGCTCCCATAGAGGTAGCTTGCCTCGTCCCTTCATTGCAAGCAAGTGTTCAAAGAACTTACGGGCTGCATAAGAAGGAGTACGAATCTGCTCAGGAGTTCCCCAACCCTGTGAAGGACGCTGCTGAAATAGACCAAGAGAGTCACGGTCACCGTAGTTTAGATTACGTAGGGTGGATTCCTGCATAGCGGTCATAATGGATACGATAAGGTCAGTCTGGTTTGCACCCATTCCCTTACCGGTCGCAATAATGGTTGCGGCATTCTGTAGCTGCTCTGCATTTAGACCAACGCCACCATACATTCCAGCCGCTCCAGGAATACCCATTCCATCAATGCCCATCATCATAGCCATGTCGGCACCCTGCTGAATACCCTTCTGAATCATTGCCTGCATCATACCAGCCATTCCTGCACCGAGAAGACCTGGAAGACCCATTCCTTCGGCTCCACCAATTCCACCAGTTCCGAACTTTCCAGAGTTGATGTTCTCCATGAAGTCAAGACCGTACTTATCCACAGCCTTGTTCTTCATCATGAACTCACCCTTTTTGGCACGGATGTCCATTTCAGAATGTGCACGACTACCAGAATATCCAGTACGGCCAGAGCCACCAGAAGCTCCACCAATTAGTCCACCTTCGTGGTGAGCGTCTAGAGACTTGTTCTTTCCGGACTTCTCATTCAGACCAGACTTAGGAAGCTTACCTGTGGAAACCCAATCGGAGAACTGACCAATTGTCAAGCCGAATGCACCTTCGGAGATTTCAGATGCGACAGACTTTGCAATCTTGTCCCATGCAATCTTGTTCTTTAGGTCTTCGGCTGCAACCTTGATATTCTTGTTAAGGCTGTCCTTGATGTACTTGGACCAGTCGTTACCCTTGCCCTTTAGGTTCACACCATACTTCTTATAAGCCTCTTCAATCTTCTTGATTTGTCCATCGAGTTCCTTCTTGTTACGTGGAATGAATGCCTTTAGGGTTGCAAGCTCAAGCTCAATGGCACGCTTTGCAGCCTCATACTTGCGCTGCGTTGCCTTAATCTTATCGTTGGTCTCCTTCTGCAATGCCTCACGCTGAGCCTGAATACCCTTGTTGTAAGCCTCACGCTCAATCTGAATCTTCTTGAGTGCCGTCTCACGAGCAATCTGCAAAGCCTTGTTGGCAGCTTCACGCTGAGCGTTTAGAGCTTCCTGCTCACGCTCCTTACGTGCTGCTAGCTGCTTCTTTTCAGCCTCTTCCATCTGCTGAATGACCTTGAGACGACGGTCTCTTTCGGATTCAACAGTTTCCTTCTGCTTGTTTAGACTCTCAATCTTCTTGTCAGAAGCAGACTGGCTTGAGCCAGCGGCATCTTCGGCAGCCCATGAATCCAGGTCTGCCTGCATGTTATTACCAATCTTGGCAGCCTCATCGAGGTTACCAGAATTGATAGCCATGTTGAAGTCGATGTTCTGATTGGCCATCTGAGCAGCACGCTGAATACGAGTCTTTTCACGCTCAAAGATTTCCTGACGCTTGTTCTCGGCATCCTCCTCAGCCTTGATTGCGGCATCAATCTTCTTGACCTTTGCGTCGTAAGCCTTGTTGATAGCATCAGTACGGCCTTCCCACTTCTTGTCGTGGTTTTCCATGATGTTATCCCAGCGCTTGTCAAACGCCTTCTGCTTCTTCTCGTAGCTCTTGTCAAGGGCTTCCTGCTTCGCCTCAAAACGCTTTTCAGTCTTGTCCTGTCGCGCATCGAATCTGTCATCCGCCTTTTCCTGAGCGGCATCCAGGGCCTTGGAGCGTGACTCTGCACGAGCGTTGATGCCATCAATCTCGCCCTGCATCTGGTCATTGAGCAGAGACTCTGCCTGTGACAACGCTTCATCACGAGTATTTGACATAACGCTCTTATAGGCGTCAGTGAAGTCTCCGATGTTATCGGAGTTTGCTTCCCATGCGTTCATGTTCTCGGTAAGAGAATCAGTTGACTTGTCTAGCTCCTTCTGGAATCCCTGTTCAAGGGAGGTCGCCTCTTCGAGACCGGCCAATCTTCTATAGATGTTGAGCTGGTTAAGCTTTTCAGCCTCGCTGGTCTTTACACCAACACGACTTCTCTCACGAAGCGCAGTGTAGTATCCATCCTCAGCCTGCTTTACAGACCATAGCTCCTGCTTGGTCTTCTGTAGCTCAGGAAGTTCCTTTGTCAGGTCATTGAAGTTGACGCCAGCCTTGCCCTTTGGAATACCCTGCATATCAGCGAATTCCTTAGAGAAGCCCTTTACTGCGTCACCGGCTCGCTGGACCTTGTGGATTTCTCCATCAGAAAGACCGAGCTTCTGTCCAAGAGAAATGTCAGCGACACCAGACTCAATGTTGCTATCCTTGTTCAGATAGTCAGTCCAGTCCTTGAAGGTCTCGATTCCCATCTTCTTGAATTCCTTGGAATACTTCTTCTTGTAGGTTTCAAATAGCTTGACAGACTCAGAGTTTACAGAGGTGGCAATCTTATCAAATACCCTCTTCTTCTCTGCATCCTGAGTATTGTCATAGATGTCCCACAAATCCTTAGCGTTCTGCTTTACTGCCTCACCGGCCTTCTGCTGAATGGTTCCTGGATTGGCGAAGAATCGGCCGAAGGACTCAGACTTAGACTGGTCAAACTTCAAGTTGGTGGCGTCACGCATATCGGTGGCAGCATCCTTTAGACGCTTCTCGATAACCTGAGAAACGTCGTCAAAGTCAATCTGCGCCTTTAGCTTGTACTGGAATTCGGCATTTGAATATCGCTGGCCCATGATGGCAAGAGAGGTTTTTACAGCCTCTTCGGCTGCACTCTTTGTACCACCGTGAAGACGAACCTTTACACCCTCTTCAATGGCACGACCCCACTTCTCTGCTTCCTTTGAGTCGTAGAACTTCTGAATGTCGTTGTAGGCATCCTTGTTGTTCTTCTTGAATTCGTTCATCTTGTCGTTCAGAGAAGAGACATTATGAGTTCCCTGTGCAACAATCTTCTGTTGCTCAGTGTAGGCGAATCCTAGAGTCTTTGCCCATGCCTCAGAAGACTTTTCAATATTCTCCTGCTCCTTACGAGAGGCTGCCACATTCTTGTTAATGATGTACCAGGCTGCACCAATGGCAAGCGCTACTGCAAGAACAGTTCCCATGACTGCGCTGAGTCCACCCATAGCTGCGACTGCTCCACCAATTGAAGTACGAACTGCTCCCATGGCTGCTCGACCTCTAGTAGCTACTGTTCCAAATGCTGATGTAGCAGCAGAGCCAATGGCACTGATTGCTGGCATAACAAGTCCCTTGATGGCACCGGCAAACTTGGTGATAGGACCGATAAGCATTGGACCGAATAGAGCTAGAGGGATAAGCATCTGGGAAATGTTGTTAGCCATGGTTCCGGAATCGGTAACCATTGTTCCCATGAATCCTGCTGCTAGAGCTACGTTCTGGAAACTGCTTCCCATCTGCTGCCAGGTACGACGAGTGTTCGTGGCATTGTTGTTAATGCTTGCAGAAGCTGCCTGAGCCGCCTGCCAATTTCTTACCTCTGCCTGAGTAAGAGCACGACCAGCGGCATCACGATATCCCGCACCAGTCATTGTGATTGGTCCGGTTACGGTTGGAGTTGCTGGAACTACAGGTGGAAGAGGGGCACCAGAAACAACGCCTGGACGAATTCCAGTTGCTGCTGCTGTTGTTCGGGATGCCTGAGTTAGCCCCTGCTGAGCTGCTGTTGCTCGTCCAAGGGCTGCGGTAAGTTCATTTACCGTTGCGATAAGAGCCTGAGTCTGGCCCTGCTGAGTCTGCATTGCTGCCGTCTGCTGCATTGAAGCAAGGCGGGATGCTACCTGTTCTGGCAGAAGCGCACGGAATCGGAATACGAGTCCAAGAAGACCTGCGCCCATCTTGACTGCCTGTCCTGCTAGGTTAGCGAATAGACCTACAAGCATAATGACAGGACCCGCAATGGCACCAGCAATAATTGCAATGCTAGCGAATGACTTGATTGGCCCTGGAAGGTCGTTAAATGCCTTGACAATCGCAGTCACACCACCAACGATGTATCCTGCAATTTCAAGGAATGGCTTACCTGCTTCGGCAAGCTGAACCTTTAGGGATTCAATAGCAATCTTTAGACGACCAGAAGCAGACTGCTGTAGCTGCTGCATCTCTCGACTGGCACTGTCGGCCCATGCACTTGATTCCTGCTGAGCAATCTTGTAAGCCTTACCAACCTGAGTTGTTTCGTCATCAAGATTACCCATTTCCTCTACGATTGCCTGTAGACGAGTGGTCTGCTGGGTACCGAATAGAGAGGCGAATAGGGCCTGACGACGCTTACCGGTTAGATTTGCGGTAGCCTTCTGCAATGCCTGGAAAGTAGGAATGACTTCACCATTGGTCTTGTCAGTAAGCTCTGTCAATGACTGCCTGGTGAAAATCTGGAACATGTCCTTGGCCTGCTTGGTTGGCTTCAATACTCGGGTGAAGGATGCCTTAATTGCGTTTGCACCTTCGACAGCATTGATACCACGAGCACGCATAGCTACCAATAGAGTACCGGCGTCCTGCAATGTACCATTAAGAGTCTTCATAGGAGCTGCTACCTTTGGTAGAGCCTTTGAGAAGTCCTGAATGGATAGAGAGGTTGCATTCTCTACTGCGTTCATGTAGTTGAAGTCTTCGGCCAGCTTGGATGTGTTGTCTCCATAAACTGACTGCAAGGTAATGGTCGTTTCAAGGGCCTGCTGGTAATCCATTTCACCAAGGGTGGCTAGACGCATAACCTCAGTTGTCTTACCAATAAGCTCATTACCCTTTTCACCGGTCGCTGCTAGGTTAGCTTCTACGGTCAGGGTGTCCTTCATTGACGCACCAAACTGCTCTGCGGCATTCTTAGCAACCCTCATAGAATTGGCTCTGAGGGTTGAACTTTCCTGTGCGTACTTGGCTGCGTCCTGGTCCTTGTTGACAGAGAAGTCGTATACCTTGTTGATACGAGTCATCTGTGCTTCTACGTCGTAAGCGAGCTTACCCATTGCAGCACCGGCCGCAACAACTGGAAGGGTAAGACCAACCATAAGCTGACGACCAGCCCACTGAGTGTTCTTACCAAACTTAATCATGTTGGCTGCTGCGGAGTTAGCGACCTGGCTGACAAGACCCATCTTGATGGCCATCTCGCCTAGCGCTACGTTTGTAGAAATGGTTCCTGCACGGACTGCTGCCAGCGTTTGACGGAATTTTCCTAGACGTGCTGGAGCATCACGAGGAACAATGAGGTCCATGGTAGAGCCGCCTCGCGTATTTGTGCTCCACTGCATTGAAGCGGCTCTACTCAACTGGTACTGTTCTCTAAGAACCTGGTTGAATGTAGTACGGTTCTTTAGAGCCTGACGAAGAGTAATATCCTCCTTCAATAGCGCCTTGGTGTACATCTCAGACGCAGAGGCAACACGCATGGTCTCGGTAGTCATGCTACCGAGACTGCGAACGCTGTTCCTGAATGCCGCCTGATTTGTTGCAAGTGCAGCAGGAGTCATTCCGCGCGCCAAATTAGCCTGCATTGCTGCAAGCTGAGCGTTAATGGCTTCAATTTCTCTGGAAGCCGCACGGAAGTCCGCTGTAGCACTAAAGCGGATATTAATGTTCTCTATTGTCAGTCATCTCCTTCTATTCCAATACCAATCTCAGCAAACTCCAGCTCCTCGGCTGACACGCCTCTGTTCTTGGCATCTGCTCTGCGCTTGATGTCATCGAAGCTTGGGGCATCCTTATCGCCAGGCTCATCAAGGTCAATACCCTTTAGTGCCGCCGCGAATTTCTTGCTCTGCCAGTCCTGGTCTCTCTTTACTTCGAGAAGTTTCTCCAGTTCTGCGAGAGTCAAGTTTTCCTCAATCTCTTCGAAATTCTTCCAAATGCCGAGCATGAAAAGTTCTGCTTCGAGTTGAGCTAGATTTAGCTCGTCCCAGCTTCCTTCTCCATTATCGCCGCTGCTGCGGCCATCAGTTCCGGGTCATTGAGCTTGACCCCTCCACAGATTTCGATAATCTTGTGAACTGTTGGCATATCAACAGCGTCTTCATACTTTTCTGTGTCCTCGTACTCCTTGTACAGAGATGAAAGACATAGCTGACCAACTTCAATCAGGAAGTCAACTACCTGGTCGTCATCCTTTAGCTTCTCAATCTCCTTGAACTTCTTCATGAATCTACGGAGATTCTTAATGTTCAGCGGCTTTAGGGTGACTTCTGTGCCATCCTGGAGAACAATCTCCTCCGCTGTGTAAACCTGTGTTGCCACATTTCCTCCTATGTGTTTAACTAGATTATATCAACGCATTCTCATAATCCAAAATGCGAAAGCCCCCTTTCGGGGGCTAACGCTAAAGTCATCGGATTAGGCGATGTTCCTGTCCTTAATCACACCGTACTCCTGACCTGAGAAGCTTGGGTCTGGAAGAAGTCGGAATGAGACTGGGAATACCGTTGCCTCGTTCCTTCTCAGTGAGTGAGAAGAAGACTCGATTGATAGAGCACGTCTTACGTGATATACACGCTCACGCTTTGTACCGGCTGCTGCACGTGGTGCAGGACCGACAAATGCTACGGAGCGCTCAGTTGGCTCGTCACCAAGAGCACCTGCTGAAATTCCAAGAGTCGTATCACTCGCACCGGAAGTCAGAGTGGTATTCTGCTGACCCCAAACGATGAGTAGGTTCTCAAGAGTAGCCTCTGAGAAGGTCGTGTTAACCATAACTCGCATAGACTGCTTGAATAGCTTAGCGGAGTCAAGTAGCTGGTCAACCTCTACCTCACCGTAGTCTGGCTCGTAAGAAACCTCGACACCTTCGGACGTAAATCCAGAGTGCTTCCAGCTTGTGTCTGCATCGAGTGCAGGGGTCATGCTGTTAGTTCCGGATACGGTTGGAAGGGTTGGCGCTGCTGTCCACTCAGTAGAGTCTTCTGCTGATAGGTAAACGGCTGCTGCACCAATGATAATGTTCTTAACCTGATATGCCATGTTTTTCTTTCACCTCTTTTCTTGAAAAAGTGTTGCTTGGCTAGAGCACTTCCTCAAGATTATGTTAATGGCTCAGAGGTTATGAAGCAAACTAGACTCTCATTCCCATGCCATTGCCATGAGGTGGGTATGGTTCAGTGGACTTTGTTGGGCCTCCATACAAGTCTCCGGTAAAGCAAACGTGCAAAACAATCATCGCTGAATGCCTTCCACCCTCTTCTGTTGCTGGCTCGATGCTTGTCGCATTCACGACTCTGATGTACTTCATATCAAAAGTCTTCTGATTTGCTGTTCCATTCGCAGCAAGCCACTGATTCACTTCGTCAGCAGACCAGTCAAATCTACGGAATAGGTGATTGAGATAGTGAACGATGTCTCTAATCTTGTTTGAATCATCTGTGTAGACTACATAAGCAAGCTGCTCGTGTTCAAGCCACCAGTCCTGATAAGTGCCTTCCTGTGCATAGTTGTAGACAATGAATGGAATGCCCTTTGGAAGATTGGTGAATTCAGGCTGCTGCTGAGCAGGAATGATTGGTGTCAGTACCTTGTAGTCAGCCATATTCAGAAAGCCAGCTTCCACCAGCTTTGCCTGAGTAAAAGCATTGACTGCATGGGAGCCTGTTAGCTTATAGCTCGTCATTTGTCCTCCTTCGTGCCGCGTTCTTTCTATTGCGCTCTGCAAGGAACTCTTCTGCGAGCTTGGCTCCATTTGCGAATGCGGCATTGTTGTCTGCAATGGATAGCTTTGTTACCTTCTTACGTGCTGGCTTGAATCTTCTGATGAATTTAGCCATTGCCTTTTCTGAGAAGTCATTCTCTAGTGTTCTTCTAATCTCGTTATTGAAGACCTGCTCTGCACCGGCTCCTGACCACCAACTTGTCCAAGCGGCTGTGAATGCACCAGTCGTTGCAGCTCCACCAGGATTCTGAACCTGTACAGGCCCCTTTGTGAAAATGATTCTGTCATCCACAGGGAAGGCGAGCATCTTTGCTCGCTTTGGTCTAATCGTCACAGCCATGTTGTATTCCATGACCATAGCCTTGTATATGAATCGGTGCTTCCTTCTGAAAGGCACCTTGTCTCCTTCTGGCAAAGGGACAGGTAGTACAGAGGCTCTGAATTCAAATGAGGCAAATCTCTCATTGCCTCGTCCCCTTAGTACGTTTTTCCATAGCTGAGCCTGTGGAACACCAATTCTATTCCAGTCATATACGTGATGGAATTGACCTGGTGCTGCTGGAGCAACTACTGACATATAAGCGTCAAATCTCTCAGACAATCTGTCGTGAGCAAACCTGAGTACCGGGCCAGTATTGACATCCATTCCTACCTTTGCTGAAAGATTGGTGATATATCCAGCAAGGGCAGAGACCTCAACCGTGTCGGCATTTACAGCGAGGAATGCCTTTCCCTTTGCTACAGCCATTATGACTGAACCTGTGCCCTCTGAATCAGAGCTGTATTCTCGATGTGATTTCCGAAGGGGTCAACGACAGGAGTGACACCCATAACGATGAATACCGTCGCTGGGCTTCCTTCCATTTCTTCTTCTCTCCAGATTAGTTCTCCCTTTGAATTGGAGACATTGGTAATTCTGTCACGCTTTGACAGAATGACTCCCTTTGGGAATGCCAGAGTTGCCCAGTCGATATTCTCATAAACTTCACTATATCGCTGGGTTGTTCCTGCTACTCGAATACCACCGTTTGTCACACCACGAACTATACATTTGATAGTTAGGGCTTGATTTCCTGGAGTATCGCTGTCTTCGTCTGGCACCCATACACGGATAATGTCTCCTGTTTCTGGGTCTTGCTGGGTCTCCCAATGGCCACCGGGATTTTCCTGTGGATTGGTTCCGACCTGTCGAAGAACGGTAGCTCGCATGTTGAATCTAGAAGAAAGAAGACAACTCATATGACCACCATATTAACTAGTCTGTAAGGTTCTAGAAGCTGGTCTGCCTTTAGATTTCCAGTTCCATCGTATGCTCCCTGAGTGAACTGAATTCTCCAGTCGGCTGCCTTCATTGATTCAAGGTATTTGTCTCGGTATGAGGCATCCTGGCAGGCATAGTCTGAAATGAGCATCTTGGCTGCTTGGATTACTGGATAAGGCACTGATTCATATCCCCAGTCTCCGGTAATGGTGTACACAGAGGTGTAGGAGAAGTCACGCTTCTTAATGGTTCCGGGCGCATAAATTACGCCATCACTGAACTGGTCCAGAACTTCTTCTGGTGGAGCGTCCTTGATAGTCCACCATGCTCCTGGAGCCTGTCCTAGGAACCATCCTTCGCCCGTTACACGAAATGCAGAAGGGTCGTAGGCCAGGACTGAGTCATTCATATCTGTAAATGAGATGAGGGGCATTGGGAGGGCAAGGCGGCTGCTGTCGTTTCCAGCTACGTCCTTAGTTCCACGGAATTTGCCAAAGCTCTGTCCTGTGTATACCTCAATGATTCGTCTGACAACTGCCTCTGCATCGTATCTGTCCTGCTGCTCAACATCATCAAGAAGTTCAGCAAGCTGGGATAGAGGGACAATTGGAGTGACGACATCGACGTATGTCATACGTGAAAAGCCGGTCTTCTTCCAAACGACTGTGAGGGTGCCATCATATTCAGTGAGGCTCCAGTCAATTGAAGTCGTGTGGATATTACCGCTTGAAGTTACAGGCTGGTTAGCGGAAATCACCGCATCACCGCGCTTGATGTCAGCGGTTAGGGTTCCTGTTACTGGATGTTCTAGAGTAACATTGCTTGTAGTGTCTCGGTAGATTTCCATGTCTGCATTATAGATTGTTTCAGCTTAAATAGCAAAGAGGCCCCGAAGGGCCTCTTTATCAACCGTAGAATTCCTTGACTTCCCTAGGGGAAGCAATTCTGAATCCTTCGTACTTTTCCAGGATGAAGTCTGCATCACGCTCTCGAACAATCGCATAAGGATTGTCTCTCGTGAACTTCACGCCTCTTACCTCAAAGGTGCCATTGGCGCGAGTCATGCGGAGAAGAACCTTCTGCTCGTCTTCTGCATTTGCAGGCTCATCAAACTTTGGAGTCGCTGCGACTACTGGTGCCGGGGCTTCTTCTGCCTCACCAACCTGCTTCTGATAGTAAGACCAGTCAACACCGTTCTCCACCAGCTTGGAAATCACAACTTCCTTATTGTCCTTGGGGTCAATGTCCACCGCGAAGTCATCCGCAATCTGGCGAAGTTCACCGACCTTCATCTTGTCAAAACTCATACATCCTCCATACATCGATTGTAGCACAAAAGCAGAAAGAGGGCCGAAGCCCTCTTTCGCTATTAAATTGTTTCAGTTTGATTAGGCTGAAATCTTGACGTTCTTGACGACAACGAATGCGTCAGCGTTCTCAATCTGAGTACCTACACGGCAGTACATGGTGTACTCCGTGGTGTCCTTCTTAGGCTTGAACTCACGGAAGACCTGAATCTCACGCTTTACACCCCATAGCATGTTGTTAGGGAATGTTAGCCATACATCGGCGTGGTCGCCTGCTGCACCTGAGTAGTCTCCATCAAGGGTCTCCTCGAATAGAGGAACCTCCTGTACAGGTACACCGAATGCATTACCAGTTGTGAAACCGGCTGGACCCTCAGTACGAACTCCACTGTTGATACCGGCAGCGGCCATAGCCTCTGGGGTAACATAGTCAGCAGATGTGTTCTGTAGGCTGAATAGGTAGTCCTGGATTACATTGGAACCCGTGAAGAACTTAAGGCCGTTACGACGCTGCATGTACTTACGTGGCATTGCCTTAAGAGCCTTGTTGAAGACGCTTCGGTCTACGCCGTTGCCTCCGTGGTCAATTACGTGACCACCAGCAAGGGCGCGCTTACGCCATCCATCGAATGCCTTAAGTAGAGGGTCGGTTGTAAGGGCCGTGTTACCGTTAATAGCTACGTCCTCAAGGTCGTTACCGGCCTGAGTTGCCATTAGACGTGCAATGTGGTCCTCAAGGGCCTCACCCTCGATGTTGTCTTCAAGGGACTCGGTTGAGATTTCCCAGTCTAGACGAAGCTTCTTGGTGGTAAGAGAAATCTTAGAGAAGGTTGCTCCGGCGTTTACACCGTCGTCAACTGCCTCAGTGGCTACTCTCATTAGACGCTCACCAATTCCGAGCTTGTCAATGTCAACTGTGTCGGCTCTCATACGGATGGTACGAACCTGGCTACCGAGAACTGTGGATTCCCACATGTAATCGATAAAACGGTTGGACTGTTCTGCGTTAAGCAGACCACCGCCACCAGATGCTACCTCAGTGGTACGAATGACCTTTTCAATTAGCTCATCGCTCATGTTGTTTGTTCACCTCTTTCCTTTTCTTGGATTACTTGATGTCGGATACACTGAGGAAGTGTCCGCCCCACTTTGAGCCGTTACCCTTGGTAATCGTCTCTTCCTTTGACGTGCCAACGTCGCCGGACTTCTTGATTGCAGTCTCACTCTCAACACTGTCAAGTCGCTTTGCAACTTCATCGTGCTGGTCTGAAAGACTGTCAAACTTCTTGCTAAGCTCGCCGTGCTTTTCGACTAGCTCAGAAAACTTTGAATCGAATGCCTTGTTGATTTCATCAACCTTGGTCTCGATAGTCTTGATTTCCTCAGCAGTAGCTTCACGAGTCTGCTCTAGGCCCTTCTTAATTGTTTCTTGGACCTGCTCAAGCATCTTCTCGAAGTTTGGCTCCTCTGCGCCACCTTCATCTACTTCTGCTGCTGTTTCCTCGGACTCAACAGTTCCATCAGCCTCAACCTCTGGAGCATTCTCAGTTGTTGATTCCTCTACTGGAGTCTCGGATTCGGCTCGACCCTGCTCCGCAACGTCGTCCTTACGCTCATCTGCCATTTGTTCTGCACCTCCCTTTTCAGTGTCCTTGTCAGAAGACTTTGTAAATTCCTGTACGAGATTCTTGACTGCTTCCTGTCGGTTGCTGTCTGTCTCGAACCAACCAATATTCTGCATTGACTTTCCGCAAGCGGAACAGTTTGCACTTTCCTCGGTTGTAGTCTTTGCGATTTCATCTGCTGGACACCAGAAGACATTCTCTACGGAGGTTTCTACGACCATACCCTTCATTACCTTGTCGCCACCGGCCACCTTTTCAATGCTGAAAATGTTGGCAAGCTGATTAGCTGGGTTATCGACAAGGGAGAGTTCGATAAGCTCATAGTCCTTGATGAATCGTACGTTTGTCTGGGCATCCTTATTCCACTCAGTGTCAGAGTCTACGATGCTACCGCCGATACTAAAACCGCTTAGAGTACCGTCAAGTACCTTTTCCCATGTGTCCTGAGCACCCTTTGAGACATATGCTGTTGCAAAAATGCCTCGGAAGAACTTCTGAGTTGAAGAGTCATAGAACTCCTCTTCCCTGAAATCTACCAGCTTTCCTACTGCAATAGGCTGATGCATCTCACGGATGTTTCCACGGAAACGAGCAAAAGCCTTCTGTGAAGCTTCTGCTAGAACAATGTCGCCATGAGAGTCGAAGTTGTCAAGAGTGGCAAATCCACTGACCTGACGCTTCTCCACATCATACTTTGCAATCGGCATTGTCAGACGAACATTGTGTTCATCAGAATGCCAGGATGCCTTCTCAATCTTCATGGTCTTATCTTATGAGTTTCTTTATTATCATGCAAACTAGACCTGTTTACCCTCAAATTGATGGCAACAAAGGCACAGTAGATGGCAACCATGAAGGCGTTAATCCATCCAGTGCTCTGCCATGAACCCAAGAGGTAGAAGCCAGAGATAACAAACCAGTAGTAGAAGCCTGCCAGGGCTCCTCTGAGCAATGCTTTATATGTTGAGTTCCATACTCCATAGAGGATAACTGCGCCAATACACATGGCTGCTATGCCCCATACCAGTTCTGGCGCTAGATTCAACATGAGTTCATAAATTGGACTTCTACTGAATGTGGCCCATGGAAGAGCCAGCCACAATCCCCATATGAATGTGTAAGCACCCATGATGGAGATTGCAGCCGTATTGATTGGACGTCTCAGCCCTCTTGCAACTTCGTCTGTTTTATTCCATAGCTTGTTCATGCTGTAGCTCTTCCTTCACCCTTTGGCTGCCGGGCCTCGCCATCCTTGTCCGGAGAAGCTGCGGAACGATTTTGGTCACGTGTTCTTGTCTGACCAGCCTGAGCCTTTGCTTCTGCTGCTTGCTGAGGCTTAAGCTCAACAATCTTGTCTCCACCTGGGAGACCTGGCTTGCCCTGACGACCACGAATTTCATTAGGTGTGGTCCACTGATTGCGAATTGCACGCTCATCAATCTTGCTCTGAGTGTCTTCGTCAGTAAGTGAAAGCTCGTTGAGATGAATGAGGAATACGTCAGTGACTTCCTTCATAATCTTGTTGAGCTTGTTTTCAAAAATGGTCTGCTCTGGACGACATACCTGCTCTTTGAAGGTCTTGTCAGCATCACGTGCAACTGCTAGACTTGCTCCCTCTGCAAGACCCACCTTAGTGATAGGAACTCGATGAGCCATAAGGATGTCGTTCAGGTTTCCCTTACGGTAATTGTTGAATGAGCTGTCCTGAGTACCAGCCTCGACTGGCTTCATTTCAAAGCTGGTCTTGCGGTCCTGCTCATCAGGTGGAAGAGGAACATACAGAGTTCTGTGATTCTTTCCCTTTAGGGAAGTCTGGAAGAACTCGGTGATTCGTCGCTCTGCTGCTGGAGAGAGCTTTCCTCCCTTGATGACAATGACATACCTAGGAACGGCCTTGTTCTCGAAATAGTCCAAGTTGAATCGGGTGGCGAATTCATTACCTGCGACAGCAGCCTTAGCTGCCACGATGTCAGGGATTCCGTAATACCCATTGCTTGGAGCGTACTTCTTGATATGGATGACTTCGTTTGGTCTTGGGTCATTTCCTACCGGGTCCGTTGTTTCCTTGTCTCCGAAGTTTCGGAAGAACACAGCCTTGTTTGAGATGATTTGAACAAAGCCATCTCTACGCTGCCTGATTCTCATTGTGGTACTTGGCACATGTCCAATGTAGCCAATTTCACCATTGGTCTTTCGACCCACTTCAAGGTAGCCGTTGCCGGTGACTTCATAGTCAGTCCAGACCTTGATAAGTGTTTCTAGGAAGTCGTCTTCCTCATTGCAGGCTGCAATCCATTCCTTGATGCGTTCGCCCTCAATTGCAATCTTCTTACGCGCCTTCTTTGTCTTGTCCTCACCCTCAATTTCATCCAGCTTACGCTTTGCTGCTGGAGTTTCCACAAGGTCAAATCCAAGACCTACGATGTTGGAAACCTTTGCCTTTACGGCTGAGTAGTGCGGAGAAGACACCTCATAAAGCTTTGCGAGGTAATCGAGATTGTACGGAGGAAGCATTACCTGGAAGGCATTGTAACCTGTGACCTCCTGGCTTTCTTCCTTCTTTGAGGCAGCACCATCTACACCACGATAGAACTTCTGAATTGACTTCGTGGTGCGAATCTTGAAGGAACGAGAAAGGCCGTCCAAGTTCTTGTTCAGCTCATCGGCTGACTTTAGAAATGGGTCTGGGTCGTGAGCGATGTCACGATTATATTCTGAGCCTAGAGAGACTTCAATCATGCTCTCTTCTGGCTCTGCCTCTACAACTCGATTACTTGTCATTGTGCTCCTTGTAAATCTGCTCACTTACGAGAGCTGGAATGTCACTTTCGTCTGGAATAAGGCCAAAGGACTGTCGCTGCTTCTGATACTCGTATTCGTCATCGTCAATCTTACGATGACCAGAGAGGAACAGTGGCTTTCCTAGCATTACTCCATAGTGACGAGCTGCTGTTGTGAGTTCATTGATGCGCTTGAGGTCGCCCTTCATAGCAGCAATGCAAAGCCAGTTGCCATCGTCGTCTCCGACCCACCGGCCGTCTGGCATTTCCCAGACATAAACTCCATAAGCAGCTTCTTCAACTGTTTGGATATTGGTCTTCTTCATACCGATATCATAAGGACATTGGCGTTAAAAAGCAAAAAAGCTCCCGACATGGGAGCCAATTTGCTATCCTGCTGGTGTAATTCCCCAGACATGCGCGTATAGGTTTGTAGCAGGACTTCCTTCGCCAATATCTACAGTTGAAGTGTCATTGACGATTAGGCCGGGTAGTCCGAGATAGGCCGCATATATCTGTTGCAGACCTAGCAGACTTAGTGAGCCATAGATGACTGAAAGTTGTGAAATGATTGTTCCTGCGCTGGCAATGGACATTGCGTAATTTCCAGGAGTTGAGAATACTCCTGCAATGTGATACCAGCTATCTGAGTCGAATACAGTGTCTCCACTAGTTACAGAATTTCCATTGACAGTGAATGAACTGAATCCTGAAAACACAATGGTGTTTCCGACACGAGAGATGCTGATGCCTGTTGCAGTAAGGATGTTTCCAACAGTAGGCTTTATCCACATGTCAATGCCATTGACATTAAGGTCTCCAGCTTCCTGCTCCCCCTCATATGAATCATCAAGGGAGACGTTGACTGTGCCAGTAATGATGCGTAGTCCGTTTACGTCTGCATACTCAATTGGTTCAAAGTAGCTAGAACTGACAACTCCTGTACCGGACATTTGTGCAGTTCTGTCGGCACGGCTGCCACGGTAATACTTATCCAAGTAACCAACGACTTCAATTGAGCTGACGAAACTCTCGTCATCTACAATTCCACCATCGAATGTGACTCGAATGTCGATGACACTTTCATTGTCCAAAACTGTAGCTCCTGAGTCAGAAGGCTCCAGCCAAATGTTTCCACCATCAACAGAGTATTCAATGGTGTAACTTCCTTCGCCCACCCAATTGATTCTCGCGTCTGTAATGGTCTCTTCTGGAATTGAAGTAAATGAGAGGGACGCTAGCCAGACACCAGGCAAAGAAGTATTTTCGTAAACGGGGACAATAAGGCCATCCTCTACCACTTCGGTCTCTGTCTGAGAATAGCTTGGCACAATAGTTCCGTCAATCACCGCAACATCAGTAAGAACTGCGTCTGACCAATCATCATCAGACGCCCAGACCTTCTTGATTGCAATATTGCGTGTCTCGTCTGTGAAGTTCCAGAAGATTGCATCATTGAATCCTGCAATGGCTTCACTGGTATCTACATCCACGCCATTGAAATAATGCCTTGAAATAGCTTCTGCTCCAAGGGCGTCTGTGTAAACGGCTGGTGCATCGAGAGCGATGGTTCCTGAGCCCTGTCCTGCAATAAGGTCAGAAGTAAGGAATGAATAGCTGTCTATTTGCTGTTCATCTGTCAGGTCAGTCTCTGCTACCAATACTCCATCTACATATAGAGAGTTCTTTGCATTGGTGTGAACGCCTACGACATGGAAGGACTTACCTGTTGAGTATTCGTATGAAACCTCACAGCTACCGGCCGTCAGATACTTTGTGCTGAAATAGATGTGTGTCGGAGTAATGGTCAATCCATCATAGATTCCAGAATGACTCATGACTGACACCTCACCCGTAATCTTGACAGGCTTCACCCATGCCTCTAGAGAGAACTGACGTAGCTCGTAGCCTTTGTTGAAAACAGGGTCGTCCATGTCCAGGTGGTTCGTATTATCCAATACGAGAGCGTTGCCTGAGCCTGTTACTAGGGCAGGATGACGAGTGATTGTTCCCACGAGGTCAGCGGTCCTCATGCTTCCGGCTGAATCCGGAAACGCTGGACCTGTCTCATCCAGCTTCCAATAGCTGAATGGCGCATCTGTAAGAACTTGTAGTTGGTAAGACATATATTGATTTTACCACTGAAATGCCAAAAGCCCCAACTCACGTTGGGGCCTGGCAGTAATATATCCATCCTAAGCTAGCGGCACGAATGTCGCCAGACAGTCTCGGACTCATTTCCGTAGGCTGTAACTACAGGATAGCATATACGTTACTTCTTTTCAAGTGCAGCGACTCTCTTTTCGAGGTCTGCGACACGCTGTTCTAGCGTTGGTGTTGGCGTCGTTGTTGGAGCCACATCCTTGGTAAACGCTAGTCTTCCAAGAACATCGGCTGCATAATCTCCACCTGTTGTTGCTGCGTCAGCAGACTTTAGAGCGGCTAGAGCCTTTTGAACTCCATCCACACCTGCATTGTAAGCGGCTACAGCATAATCCCAACTCTTTAGAACCTTATAGTTTGCTGCAAGCAGTGTTGCTGCGTCTTCGGCCTGCTTCTTCACATCATTTAGATATGATTCATCGACTGGCCAGTAACGCTTGTCACGCTGCCATACACCGAAACCATTTCCACCGTCGCCAATTACATTGGTGAGATTGGTTTCACGAGAACCGACTGCAAGGAGCATTCCTGTTGGAAGTCCCTTGGCCTTCTCAATTTCGCTGATGAAAGGCCATGCCTTGAGCGCAATTGCTGACTGCGCAACAATAACGTCCTTTGTCTCACGAGACTTAGGAACAATTACTGGCACAGGAACAGGCACTGTAGGAGTGGTTGGCTTTGTAGGGGTTGTAGCGGGCTTCTTTGTCTTGAGAACCTGACCAATTGATAGGTCATCGGACTTTAGCCCATTCCAAGACTTGAGGTCTGCGACAGTCACCTTAAGCGCCTGGGAAATACTCCATAGAGTATCACCCTTCTTTACAGTGTATGTATCAGCAGTTGGCTTAGGGATTGTAGGCGCTGGCTTTGAAGGAGCTGGAACAGTTCCCTTTGGACCGGCCTTAAGTGTAGCCTTAATGTCAGCACGAACATCAGCCATATTCATCATCTTTCCAGATGCATAGCCAACATCCCACTTATCATTTGACCATTCTCCGTGAGCGATGCAGCTCTTTTCGGACCACTTGTGGAAATCGAGAATAGCTGCTGAAAGCTTTAGCGCAGTCTGATACTGAGCAGAAGACATTTTACGGCTTCCGGAGTACATGATTTCAACGCCATAGAAACGGTCGTTTCCATCTACACCATTTGAATTACCCTTAGTAGGCTTTAGCTGCCCAGAGTAATCTTCATCAATTACGTGCTGGAGAACCTTTGGGTCTCCTCCACCAGCGTGATTTGCACGTCCCCATCCAACTAGGTAAAGCATACCATCTGGCGCTAGACCAAACTGGCAAAGCGGACCTGGAAGAGTGCTTAGTCCATTGTAGAGAGTTGATGCCGCATAGCTAGCAGCATTAGCTGTACTTACGTCTGCTCCCGTGTGATGCCAAATGAATCCATTTACTGGACCAAAAGACTTACCACTTGCAGAATCTCTGTTGTGGGTCTTCCAAGACTTTACTTCCTTGTACTTGATTCCCCACTTCTTTAGTTGAGCTACAATCTGTGTTGCTGTCATTGGTGTTGCCATTATTAGTTCACCTCCTCGGTTAGTAGTATAAATCCAAGGAGACTATGAAGCAAAAGGGCTAGCACCTAACAATGGTCCAGTTGCAATTGGCCTCCATCCAGTCAGCAAGAAGTCTAGCTTCCTCCTTAGAGGCGTTGTTCTTTAGTGTGTTCGCTCTGCTGGAAATGACCATAATGTTGTCAGGAGTATATCCACGACTCGGGTCAATCCTGTCTAGAGACGGAACCCACGGACTATTCGCCACGAATACGAATGGCCTTTTGAGAATTGGACATTCACTAGGAATAACAATATCTTCTAGCTGAATAGTGAATTCTCGACCATTCTCTCTTGAGCGTGCTCGGGCACGATACCACATCTTATATTCCCAGCTTTGCTTGCTGTAGTTTTGCTTTGATGTTGGCTTTCTACATTCCTTGCACTTGTTAGCGTATCCAAATAGAGCCTGCTTATGCTTGTGGAATGCGGAAAAAGGAAGAACCTCCCGGCATCCCCTACACTTTTTGTGTTCAGAGGGCCAGGAGGCTCTTTCCTCAGCCGTGAACCATGAGTATGTGGTCATGGTTCAATTATATACTCTAATTAGCAGAAATGCAAATTCTGCTAATTATCCAATATCAACTACTTCACACTGGCCCGCTGAACAGGCCAGTTCCTGTGAACCAGTGGTGTTGTCGCCTTCTTCATAAGTCGGAAGAAGGTCCCACTGAATCTCAGAAGGCATACGCTCAAGCCATTCCTTGTATTCAGCCTCAGTAATGGACTGATAAGGTGCCTGCTTGTACGTGTGCTCTGAGAATGGCAGGAATGAGATTCCAGACACTTCATCGAAGTGCTTGTAAACCCAAGCTCCTACTTCCATCCACTCATGCTCCTTTACAGAAACAGTGATAGATGGCTTGTGCTCACACCAGGCTCGCTGATATGCAAGCCAGATTTCAAGGTGCTCGATTGCCGTAAGGTCATTTCGAGTGAGCGCACCATCTGCTGCCTTCTTAGGGAAGCTAAAGACTGTGGTGTCATTTGGCTTCATTACGTCAGGCTCATTTGGAACTCCACTGTCCTTGAGGAACTGAGTAAGAGGGTCCTTGTTGTCTCCTCGTACCGTTCGAATATAGAAGTGGTCATGCTCTGTGTGCATTCCAGAAGGAACGCCCACTAGCTGTGAAACAGTTCCAGAAGGCTTGACACAGGTGATTGCAGCAGAACGAGGAATACCAATTGCATCAGCAACCTCAGCATTTACTGCTACCGCCTTGTACTTAAGAGCTTCAAGGGCATCCTTTAGCTCCTTCATGCCTTCCTGACCTGACATCAGTCTGTTACCGAACTGGCCGGTAAGAGAAACGCCAAGCAGTCTTTCTTCCTCGGTGTTCTTCTTCCAAATCTTACGAAGATACTTGAAGTTCGTAAGTGTTGACTGCCACGTTCCGAGAATTGTGGCGGCCTTTACCTTTCGCATCAGAGTTTCTGTGGTGTCGTCTGGTCGGACAACAACCTCAGTCAGGTTACAGAACTGATTAGGTCGAAGGATAATCTCTGAGCATGGATTAGTTCCGAAGTCGAAACTGCCATCTCGCCTTTCATTCTTAGCTGCTTGTACCTTTGCAGCCTGCCTATTGAAGATTCCTCTTTCACCAGACTTGCTGTCGTAAAGATTCTTCCACTCAGCCATGAAGGCTGTCATGTCAGGCTTTGATGTATAAGCTACTGAATTGTTGGCAAGAGCACGCTGGCCATTTCCTTCCCACCAGCTACCGGACTTTGCTGTTGCCATGCGTAGGTCAGAGAGGTCGGAAAGAGAAATAAGCGCTGAGCGCCTTACTCCACCAACAACTACAACTTCTGCAATCTTACAAACAAGGTCATGAGCCTCAAGAGAGGTCAACTGCCTACCGGCCGCCTTGGTGAAAATGTCAATTGTGAACTGGAAAAGCTGTTCTAGTGGACCAGGACCAGAAGCCCTACCACCAAAAGTCTTTAGCCTAGCACCTGCTGGACGTACCTTAGAGGTATCCCAACGGGGAACACGGCCACCCCAAAGAAGGCTCATTAGCTCACGATATGCTCGTGCCCAACCTTCCTTGCTGTCAGCAACCTTGATTACACTCTCAGTTGCTTCAAACTCTTCTGCAATGACTGGAAGCTTTCGAACGTACTTCTCTTCGACAGAGAAGCCAACTCCAGTACCATTCATAAGAATGTACAGAGTCTCATCGAATGCTCGTGGGTCATCAATTGTGACGTAGGAACAGTTGTAGGCTGCAACATTGTCGCGGTCTAGAGCTGGACCAGAAGTCATCATGGCACGCATGGAGGGCATTGCACCCTGCTCAAGAATAAAATCCCGAACGAGGTCGTAATCCTCTTCGGGAATTCCGTATCCGTGATTGTTAATCAGACTGTTGCGCATATAGTTCATGTATCTGTCAACAGTCTCCACATAAGTTTCACGTCGTCCAAGGTCATCACGGTACCTTGCGTATCTGCTTGTGTGGATGAAGTTTCTGTAAGGGTCTGTTAGAAAGCCCTTATCGTTGACCAAAGTCAAAGTAAAAATCCCTTCTTGCCGAGCCCCGAATGGACACGGCTATCATCGCGTAGTTCCTCAATGGTACAGCAAACGCCCACCTAAATCAAGTGGGCGAAAGCCTTCTCCGTCAATGTTTCCCAGTTATATTCTTCATGCAAACGTGGTGCCTGCAAGTAGAAATAGCTACTGAGAGCATCGAAATGTTCGTATGCGTATCTGTACTTATCTACAAGGTCATCGAAGCTTGGTTCTAGCATCTTTCCTGGATGAGTACCGGGCCAAGGTGACTCTGCAAGCTTTGAATCAAGGCCCAATGGTCCAAGATAGCTCTTGTAGTCTGCCCACTTGGCTGTGCAAATCGTTGGCATTCCCGTGGCGATAGCCTGGAATGGAATGAGACCGAAGCCCTCTCCCCAGCTTGGATATACCATGACATGATGCTGCTTGACGAAGCTAACCAGATGGTCTTCTGGGAGTTCCTGCGTCACAAGCTTCACATTGCTGTACTCATCAATTGCACCAATGATTCTGCCGTTCTCGTACCGGCGTGTATTGTTCAATCGGTGAGCCTTGACTGTAAGCTCTACATCGGGGTTGTCTCCGAAGGCTGCACGGAATGCGTCTACAGCCATCTGACCTCCCTTTCGAGGAGCAGGTTCACCCATGTGAAGAAACTTCATCTTCTCATGCACGTGACGGCTCTTTGGAGTCCATTGAGGGTCAATGCCGTGAGGATAGACCTTTACGTTCTTCACACCTGCTGCGGTGTACCATCGTCTGATGATTTCAGATGTGGTCCAGACTTCATTGGCAAGATTCATAGACTCAAGCCAGCCCGGTGGCAAAGCAGTTGACTCCCAAGGGGTGTATCCGATATGGTAGGAGAACTGGTTACTCCATTCCCAGTAATCTGGCTGTGAGAAGAAAATCTCAATCTTACAGTTCTTGTCTGCAAAGGGCACTCTATGGCCTAGCTTCTGTAGACTCCGAACCATGTTGAATCCGGCTACGCCATATCCGATGGTCGTATTCAAATTGCCCGGAATCGTTGAAAAGCTGATATCCATAGCTTCCCTTCTGTTGACATGCTCTTTGAGCTATGCTACGATTATATCAGTTGGGTGGACTCACAGCCACTCAACGACAATTTGACTCACGCTGGCACACGTGATACTGTGTTGTTAACAACACATGCTGTCGCACCAGCGTGGGATTCTAAGACCCTGGAGGGTGCGACCTCCAGGGTCTTTTTATGTTCCCGGAGTTCTCCTTCCTTGAAATAATAGGACCCTAGCCACATGGATGACAAGGGGAAGGCAGCGGAGGCTACCCGCGTCACACATAGCTGTGGTATAGACAAATTCTACAGATGTCACTGTCTCTGTAGTCTAATGGCCTTCTTGACCCGTTCTTCCGCCAAGTCTATACATCGCCCGGAAATATAAAGTGAAGAAGTTAGCAAAGGCTAACACCAGAGGACAAGGCGCGTGTGACTGTGAGGCCCTTGTCGTGGCAGTGACGCAGACTCAACAGCGAGTGATTATCACTCTAGGCACGCTGGGGGGGGGATTTAATCTATTCAAATTCAAAGGAGAGAAGAATGCAAAATAACCATCTATTCTATCTAACCTATGAGCTAGATGGAAAGAATCTAGAAACAGAAGAACTATTCTGTCGTCGTTCTGCCAACTTCCAGAAGTCTATTCTTGAAGAGGATGGCGCTAGGAACGTCAAGATTGTCAAGTTCGAACACCTACGATTCCAGGAGGAGTCATGACAGAAGTCAAGGGATACTTCCTTAAGTACAGAAACACTAAGGGAGAATTCAAGGAAACCGATGAGATTGTGTCTCATGCAGAAGCTCTCATCGAGAAGGCTGAGCTTGAGGCTGATGGAGCCCTCTCCGTAAAGATTGTTAAGTACATCTCAGTCTTGGATTGACATCTAACTCCAAGCCCTGTAGTCTCATTGGACTGACTCGGACTTGGAGGTAACAATGGGTCAAGATATGAGGGGCAATATAGCCGCTATCGCTCTCTGCATCGGAGTAGCTACAGCAACAGTTGTAACTGCTTTGTCAGAGACTGGTAATCTGCCTTTGGACAACCCAAAGCCAGTGGCTGAACGTCCATCAACATCGCCATCAGCAACACCAAGCAAAAGTGAGGCTCCAAAGGCTGTTGTACAGCCCAAGCCGTCTTTGAGTTCACTGCTTAGTCGTACACCTTTGCCAAAGCCTACTCCGAAGGAGTTTGCCAAGGAAAAGGTCGGTGCGAAGCAGTTCTCTTGTCTCAATAAGCTATGGAACCATGAGAGTGAATGGGAACATGATGCAGTGAACTCATCTTCTGGTGCTTATGGGATTCCTCAAGCACTACCGGCCAAAAAGATGCAAAGCGCTGGTAAAGACTGGAAGACCAATCCATTTACGCAAGTAAAGTGGGGCGTGGATTACATCGATGACCGCTACGGCTCTCCTTGTAACGCCTGGGGCTTCTTTCAGCGCAACAACTGGTACTAAGCTTGACAGTCATGCTATGCTTCTGTTATGAAGACAGATGAAGACCGTTGCATAGAGTATGGCGTCCCATATGACCCATCCATTACCAGGCCGGTCGTTTACGCGCAGTCAAATTGGACCTGCCATCTATGTGGCAAGCGAGTCTCAAAGAGGCTCAAATATCCTCATCCAAAGTCTGCGTCTCTCGACCACATCGTTCCTTTGTCATGGCGAAAGGACTCTCCTGGGCATGTTTGGGGCAATGTAGCCCTTGCTCACCTGAGATGCAATCAATCAAAGGGAGCCAGGTTCGCTGGCTCAACTCGCCCGGCACCAAGACGACCAGGATTCATTAACAATGTATGGAAGCTTCGAATAGCTCTGTTTGGTTTCACTGGAGCCATGTTCTATTTCGGAGCGACACCGCTGGCATTGACTATTGCCGTTGCTCTGTGTATACTGAGTGTAATAAAGGTAAAGAAGTCCCGTCGTCGTCGTAGACGAGCCTGGTGGAAGCTCTGATTTCACCGCTGCCCCGCTGGCGTAGTGGAAACGCACTTCTTTCGTAATGAAGAGTCAAGAGTTCGATTCTCTTGCGGGGCTCTTAGAGAAACTAAGGATATGAAATACACAATATTCAGTATTGACTATTCACGTCTGCACTACATTCAGAAAATGCTCCCAAAGCTTGATGGCTGGGAGCATGTTCGCGTTCGTACGGTAGATGGACGTGATATTGATGAACTACGTGAGGCCCAGACGAAGCACACATACCCAATAAACTGGGACGCTCGTTTGGGTCATCTTGGCATTTGGTACAGTGTACTGAATGCGATTGAAAAGGCACCCATTGTGACCTTTGAGGATGACGCTTTGCTGCATGACGATTTTCAGATGAATTTCGAGCAGCGCGTTGCTGAATTGCCAGATGACTGGGACTTCTTCTCACTCTTTATTCCAAGAGACTCTGACAAGATGTTCGATGAACGACGAGATGGCGTCAGCAGAAGTCTTACTAAGGTCTATCAGAGATATGGTGGCGTGTCAATGATGTACTCTGAGCAAGGTGCTCAAAAGATTAGAGCCTTGCTCGAACGAGATGGATTGACTGGCCAATACGACGACACGCTTTATGCGTATGCAAAGGCCGGTGAGCTAAATGGATATTGCTCAAAGCCTACCTGGGCTGACCTTGTTTACATCACAGGTCTTGAAAAGAGCATCGTACAAGAGACGGACTTCATATGAGAGACAAAACAACAAAGATTATCGTACCTACAAGAGGCAGACCAGACAATGCCGTTCGTCTGTATGAAGCAATTCAGACAACGGCAGAGGTTGATGTGGTCTTCTGTCTTGATGACGATGACCCTAAGATTGACGAATACTACGATACAAAGCTTCCTTTTCGGGTATCTCGTCGCAGAAGACTTGTAGGGACGCTGAATGAGGCAGTGCTGACCTATCAAAACTATTACGACATTATCGGCTTTATGGGAGACGATGTAATCCCTCATACTCATCGTTGGGATGTAGCGATTGCTAATGCCTTCCAGCCGAATATGATTGCCTATGCCAATGACGGCTGGCAGGGAGAAGGTCTTCCCACTGCTGTTTTTATGGATGCGAACATTGTAAGAAAGCTCGGGTACATGGTGACCCCAACTCTTATTCATCTTTTCGCAGACAACTACTGGAAGGCTCTAGGAGAGGCATTGGGCACACTGACATACCTCCCTGACATCAACATGGAACATATGCATCCATATGCTGGCAAGGCACAGCACGACCAGACATACGAAGAGGCAAATGCTGGACCAATCTGGGACCATGACCAAATGTCTTTCAATTGGTATGTAGAAAACCAGCTTGAAATTGATGCGGAGTATCTACGTGCCTAATATTTACACAGGAGGCACTTTTGACCTCTTTCACGAAGGTCATGTAGAACTTCTACGCTCTTGTAAGAGGCTGGCTGGTGACGGCAAAGTAGTAGTCTCTTTGAATACAGACGAGTTTATTGCTCGATTCAAGGGCAATCCACCAATTCAGACATTCAGAGAGCGCAAGCTAGTTCTTGAGTCATGCCGCTATGTGGACCTTGTGATTCCAAATGTAGGAGAAGAGGATTCAAAGGAATCCATCCTGCTGGCCTGCGAATCACACATGATTGAGGTTATCGCCATTGGCTCAGATTGGGCCGGTAGAGATTACTATGGTCAGATGGGATTCACCAAGGAGTGGCTTGACGAAAACGACCTTATTCTGATTTACATTGACAGGCGTACGGGAATGTCAACAACTCGAATCAAGGAGAAGCTGAGAGATGCCTGATAGTCTTGGAAGAGACACTAAAGGTGAGAATACACGCAATCAGCGTGGAAAGTGCTTCATGAAGAACTGTCCGAACAAGCCAGTGGTCGAGATTACATATTTCGGCCGGAAGAGAATGGTTTGCAGGTCTCATTCTGTTCTAGACGGAGTTAGATGAATGTTGTGCTATCCGTCTATAGCATGATAGACTAATGGCATGTGGTCGGAATTTCATAAATACAATAGGCTAGCCAGAGAAGGAATCGTTCCTGCATTGGTCTGTCCTGATTGTCATAACAACTTCATAACAAGAATAAAGCCTGATGCACCTCCCGACCTTAGACTATGGTGTCCGGTATGTGATATCTACATCCTCCCTGGTCTAGAGGTGCATCATCAAATTAGTCAGGCGATTAAGGAGGTGGAGAGTGCTAGAAGCAAAGATGGAGGAAGCTCTCGAATGGCTTCTGATTCTCTCCTTGGTCGTCAAGGAGAGTCATTGGAATCTCAGGGGTAGGGAATTCTTTTTCCTACATGAGAAGCTGGATGAGCTTCACTCCGATATAACTGAATACGCTGACCTCATTGCAGAACGTGCAAGGGCGAATGGATGGTATCTTGCGCCCAAGGTTGCATACGAAATGTCCGGTGAATCAGTAAGTTATCAGCAGGTAGTTGACGGAACGGTGTCTTCTCTCAGGGGATTGACCCACGTCCTACAGAATGCTATACTGAACATTACCGATGACCTTGCGACGCAAGACGTTCTGATTGAAGTCAAGCGAGGTGTCGATAAGTGGCTCTGGATGTTTAACGAGTCAGCGAAATAACTACATAGCAGGCGGTCAGAAATGGCCGCCTGCACTTTTGTCTAAGGAGAACAGTGAACAAGCCTGATTTCAAGAGAGTTCTTGACTGGCGAGGTTCAATCTCATTCGGAGTCGTTCTCATCGTAGCCCTGGCCCTTAGTTGGTGGAGTCTCTATTCTCTTGCAGTTACGTTTTATGGAGTCCCACAGATACTTGCTATTGGCGTCAGCGCGGCATTCGATGGAGCGGCTTTGTTTGTTGCTGACCTTGCCAGCAAGTACGCCAGAACAGAAGATTCTGGCCTGGCAACAAAACTAGCGACGTATCTCTTTGTGGGAGCGTCTGTATACCTCAACGTAGAACACGCCATGCTGCTATCCTATGGCGTCCCTGGAATGGTGCTTTTTGGAGCGCCACCAGTTATCGCAGGAATCCTTTTCGAGCTATACCTGCGATTCATTCACCGCTCAGAGATGAGAGCAAACGGACTGGTTCCGAAGCGTATGCCAGTGTTTGGTAAGATTAGCTGGCTTATCTTCCCTGGCAAGACTTTCGGTGGATTCAAGGATGTGGTATTCTACCGACTGAATGAATCTGTCACCAATGTCACGGGACAACCTCTGGAGCGAAAGAAGACAAAGGACAAAAAGCCGGACAAGGTGACAAAGAAGGACAAGACATTTTCTGTCACGTCACCGGACATTCCTGTCACGGACAATGTCCCAAGGACAGACAAGGTGACAAAAACTGTCCCGGTGACAAATGACAAGGACAAGGACAAATCAGTGTCCGCCCTGGTCAGAGACCTATGGGCCAAGGGTGTCACGGACAGGACAGAATTGCACAAGCAGATTTGTGACATCAAGGGACAGGACATTCCCGTAAATACGGTGAACAAGGCGGTGTCACGTCTTGACAATGTCCCAGGACATGTGACATCCTAGTGACATGAACAGAGGACAACTAGAAGACCTCGTGGACAAGTGGCATGACAGTGACACGGAAATGTCACTCCACGAGTTTCTAGGAATGACAGAAGAGGAGTATTCAGTATGGGTTGAATTTGATATCCTTCCCGATGAAGAGATTCCCCGAGAGAAGTTCCTAGCACTTCGCAAAGATGCCTACCGGTGGGCTAATGATGCTGACAACTATCTGTCAGAAAATCGCCGGTACAAAGAGGCAGTCTCAGAGTTGAGAATGCTATCAAACTACGACGATATAGATACCGACTATATACACGGTATCCTTGACAGGAACAACGTATGAGCGACAAGGCCAAGATACAAGAAGAGATACGTAAGCTGAGACTTGTGTATCTCGAACTGCGTAAGCAGGGCAAGCCGACTGACAAGATTGCAAAGCGAATATACGAACTCAACGATAAGTTGGTGAAATGAGCGACAGAGACGTACGCAGGGCTCTTAACTCACTGTATGAGCAGCGCAGAACGGCTGCTCGTGGACTAGAGCTTGCAAAGCGTAATAAGGACCGCGTTGGCGAGCAGCGCCAGAAGCGCGAAATTGAGCGGCTTGATGGAGAGATTGCGAATCTCAATGGATAGAGAAAAAGCCGAAGAAGTTCTCGACCTGTTCCTGTTTGAAGACATTGACAACAACAGGAATCATTACGAGGATACTCATGATATCACGTGGGTAGGCAATCATTTTGCGGTACGTGAAAGGTCAACAGGCATTATTCACACCTTCAAGGTGGAAGTGGTACCATCAGACCTGCCTGCAAACGAATGGATAGACGCATTCAACGGCCAGGAATGGCTAGAAGAGTGACTAATCCAGAACTGATTAACATCAACGAGTTGAAGAGGTTGCTCGTTGAGGTCGTCTCTGATATTCTGGATACCAGAGACCAAGCCATGAGCCCAGAAGAAAAGGCCCGGCAGAAGAGACGACTGACGCGCCATATAGAAGGCGCTATATTGAACGGAGATGACAGTTGACGAAGATTGATGTGTTGGACCAGGGCTACGTACGTCTTGTAGACCATATGGGTTCAGACCTTTCTATCGTCAATGCAGCACGAGTTAGTTACGCAAAGGAGAGTGCGGAGTTCTCTGACAAGGATGAAAGACTGATTAATTTCCTAGTCAGAAACAACGAATACTCTCCTTTTCGTCATGTTGCATTGACATTCGAAGTATATGCGCCACTATTTGTGGCCCGGCAGTGGTGGAAGTACACAGTGGCTTCAACCCACCTTGATGACCAAATCGGCTGGAACGAATCATCAAGACGCTATATAACAGAAGACCCTGTATACCACATTCCAACAGAGTGGCGTATGGCACCAGAAAACAAGAAGCAGGGAAGCGGTGATAATGCAGACCCTATAACGTCTGAGCAATACACCGATATGCTCAAAGAATTCCTTGCACAAGGTGAGACCCTATATAATCAAGCATTGGATAGTGGACTAGCGCCGGAACAAGCAAGGCTATTCCTTCCTGCTTATGGTATGTATGTAAGATGGCGTTGGACAACCAGTCTTGCAGCAGTAATGCACTTTATGAGAGAGCGTCTTGAACACAATGCGCAACTCGAAATACAGATGTATGCTAAGGCTGTCAGAGACTTGATTGTACCTGAATTCCCTGTCGCTCTAGCTCCCTTCAAGGAGACAGAATGAGTGATGAAATAGAGAATGACGTATTCGATGAAGACACTTCGTCTGTCGTCAATACCATCATGCTCATGCGTATCTACGATATGCTGACCTGCATTGCGCGTGGAGTAAATCCACAAGAGGCAGAAGTCATTTTCAGAGGACACCAATTGGGCAAGATTTTCGGGCCTGCTCCGTCATTTGATATGGGAGACGAATTGTCCGAGCCGGACACTACCGAAGAGTAACATAAAAGCATTCTGAAATGTTAGTAATTTTTTGTGATGTATGATACATGCTTCGCATACCTTTGTAACAATTCAGATAGTGCGCCCATAACCCTTGACATCTTGTCGCAAGAAGGTTCCGGGGAAGGTTCCACGGCCCTTGAAAACCGTTTTCAAAAGGGCTGAGGGCCCGTCTGCGGGCATGAAATAGCCCCCTAGGCAAACTACCCTAGGGGGCACATTCAAAGCGTCTCAGACGGTCGCAGGGACGTTCCAGCGGGCACGTCCTCGGTTGCTTTCAGGCTTAGCGGCCACGGTGCCAGGGTCGGCCATGAGCTTACCGTCCCAGAGTTCCCGATTGTCGTAAGTGGGAATGAGCACATCGGTAAGGGTCTCCTTACCCATGTCAGCGTTACACTGCCTGCACAGGGGCAACAGGTTGCAAGGGCAGTACATCCCACCCTCAGCGTCTGCCAGCACGTGCCCCAGGTTGAACGTGTCCATAGCCCTAGGGGTACCGCCCACGTGGGCACGCTCCCCACACCCCACACAGTTGGCCCACGTGGCACCGTCACTGTCACCCGTAAGGCTAGCCAGGTACAGCACCGTAGCGAGCACCTGCCTACGGATACGGGCGTTAACGGCAGTCTCGTTGTTGTACTTGCAGTGGTGGGCGGTGGTGGCGTTCATTTCGTCTCCCTGGTCCGTAGTGGCTATGCCTACATACTACCCGCCCCGGACCCCCATGCAACCCTGATTCAGCAAGAATCTTGGTTTCTTTACCTAACCGTGACCTGTCCGGGCCGGACGACATATGGGGCAAAACGGACATTGGGTACATATGGGATATAGGGGTACATACAGTACATACATACCCATACTGGTACATATAGGGCCTATGGTACATAGGGTACATACCACATATAGGCCCTATTACGGGGCCTTACGTACATACCCCACATATCCCCCGCGCGTGTACGATAGGCACGAAAAATTCCCGGAACATCTAGGGCTTGCATCTGCCCTACCCCTTGTGTAGACTGGTACTACACCAAGCGAGAGGAAGTACACACCATGGACCTTCGTGACCTTCTTGAGCAGGCTCGTGACGCGGGCGTCTTCACCACCATGACCGTTCCGGTCAGTGAGGTGCAGGATGCGGACCGTGTGGACGGCTTCGACTGGGACGCCTACCCGCACATGTCCGAACTGGCCTAAGCGCACTAAGGGGATATGATGTTTCGGAAAAAGGCTGTTCCTACAGTTCGATTCCACAGCATGTCCCTTTTGCTGGAAAGGGAGGGGTTGAAAAGCCAAACCCCTGTTTTCAATTCCTCCCTTTTGGCGAATCTCCTTTCTCGCTACAAGGAAAGCGGTTTTACTGCAATCGAGGCGACACATTCGAAATACTGCCTTTGTGAGGCAGGAAAAGACGAAAAAGTCGCCATTCAGCCTTAGAAAAATAATTGGAGAAAAAATTCACCCCTCTTTTCAAGGATTTTCGCCTAGAATTCCTTAGAAAAGAGGGGTGAATTTGTAGGCGAATTTTTTGTCCGACCCGGACATGCCTAAATGAGAAAATATCCTGGTAGACATGTTGTAGATGTCCTAGGCTTCTGTTAGACTTAGGTCATCACCAAGGAGGAAAAATGGCGAAGAAGTCGCTCCGTATGGGTCAGCGTCGTCGTAATAAGCACTGGGTGAACATCTACCTTATCGACCGAGCCTGTGGAGGGTCGGAAGAGGGTGGATGGTGGTTCAACTACGGAGAGAACATCGAAGCATGGCCCTGCCGTTCGGCCAAACAGGCTGAGAAGCTGGTCACGTGGGCCAAGGCGCAAAGGCGCTATCAGGGCTCTCACAGGAGTCTGTACAGCGTGAATCACCGTCTGGGCGACACGGTGGAAATCCTCATCGAAAACCGTGAGGGTGCCGACTGGAGCGACTACCGTCCGTGGGAGTAGGATTTGGGCCCTTCGGGGCCCTGTCCGCCCCGGACTAAAAATCTGCGACTAAAAAACCAGACTTTGGGGTTGCGACTCAAAAATCCGTCCTGTAGACTAGAGCTAACGAAAACGGAGGACAGGATGTGTTTCCACAAGTGGTCCGACTGGAAGCAGATGGTGGGAACGTTCGATTCCCCTCTGTTCCCCAGACTCGGTACCTGGAAGGCGCTGATTCAGGTGCGCCAGTGCTCCAAGTGTGGTAAGGTTCAGCGTAAAGACATCTGAGGAGGCGTAATGACCAACCTTTCGAAGCCCGAGCGCACGAAGCTGGATGACCTGGCCTATGTCGGAGGATTCGACTGGGACGACGAGCCCTATCAGTTCAACATCACTCAGGTGTGGAAGGAGACCCGAGGACGGTACTACGTGGCCAGTGACTCCGGTTGCTCCTGCCCGTCGCCCTTCGAGAACATCAACTACACCGACGAGGCACACGGTCCGTACAACAAGACCGAACTTCGTGCCTATTTCGAGCGTGAGTTGAAGAACGAGCGAGGCTATCGGCCTCAGTCCGAACTCCGCCAGGAAATCAGTTCTCTTCTGGCTCAGCTCACCTGACAAAGGGGCCTTCGGGCCCTGTCGGGGCCGGACACTTTCAAAAATGCCCGGTAGGTGTTGTGCATGTCCCTTGTCTCTGATAGACTCGTCTTACACCGAGGGAGAGGAACCCCAAATGCGTAAGGTTCTGTTCAGCATCGAGGACGCCAAGGCCATCGCCAAGGACCAGGGCAACCACTTCTTTTCGGCTGACACCATGCGTTGGTGGAAGTCGCGCATTTCGGACATCTGCTACAGCAACATCGACGGAGACAAGATGTTCTTTGTCTCCTCGGAGAGGAACGACGACTACGACAGGCGTTACACCGTGCGTGTGGCCAAGCTGGACGAAAACGGATATCTCACCATCGACACCGTGTCGGAGTTCCAGGAGTACGCGAGTCGTTCCGGTGCGCATGACCGTGCACAGCGTGAGCGTCTGGCTTCCATCCTGGCAGACTAGCGACTTGGGGCCTCCGGGCCCCTTGTCCGGCCCGGACGGATAAAACGGACATAAAATCAGGGCTTGTACTTGTCTCCGGAGTCGTGTAGACTTTAGCTATCAGCAAGGGGGAAAGAAACCCCTAGCAGACACCGAGGAGCTTAAAATGGCCGTTTCTCTCGCCAAGGGCGTCAACCACAACATCGTCTCCTCCGTCACCATCTCCGAGGGCTTCAAGGTCAAGGGCTCCAAGTCCGTCTACAGCATCCGTCTGGAGACCTGGAAGACCACTCCGGGCAGCGACTCCACCGAGGTCCGCATCGTCATCCGTGACCAGGACGGCAAGTTCCACGGAGCGACCAACTTCAAGCAGAACATCATGCTGGACTTCACGGCCCTGATGAACGGCAACCACAGCAACAAGCGCGCCAAGGCCAAGAAGTAACACCTTCCCACCGGGCCCTTCGGGGCCCGTGTCGGGCCCGGACACTTTCAAATTGGGGTTGTATCTGCTCCCCACATGCTGTAGAGTTAGAGCATCGAAAGGGAGAAGTTCTCCCGGAAGAGGAGTTGTGTCATGGGTGTCAAGGTCAGCCTCTACTTTCACGGTCGCAAGGACACTCTCGTGGCCTACCTGGAAAACACGTCTGTCGATGAGCTGACGACGGCATGGAACGACAGCGTCTGGCGTGAGGGTCTGTTCGTCATGACGGACAGGAACGGTGCTCGTCTGAGCATCAACACGGACCGCGTGGAGCTGTTCGTCGTCGCCCCCTGGAGCCTGACCTGATGTGCATCAGGTGTGGTGCTGCCATGGGCGATATGCACCGTGGCGAGTGCAACCCGGACAATCGTGAGGGTTACTCATGGATGGTGATTTTCGAAGACACCTTCCTTGAGTTCGAGCCCGCTCCAGACGCTCACCTTGACGACATGGGAGACTGACGGTGCGCCCCTTCGGGGGCGTGTCCGCCCCGGACATCTTGCACAAGTCCATCAGTCATGATAGAGTCGTTTCAACGCAAACGACGGAGGAACCTTGTCGAACTACGTTGTTGTTACTGGTACTACTGGTCGTAAGGGCACTCTGCAATTCTCTCGACGTGATATCGCATACAACATGAAGCTTGCCCGACGCAAGCGTGACAAGGGAACTTACATTCGCATGTTGAAGCTCCAGAGTCATGTCAACTATGGAATTCGCATGGAAAACAGGCTTGGTGAACCGTGTATCACTATCAAGGTAGAGAGCTGGAAGAACGGCCAGAAGTATGTCGTTCGTGGTTTGAATGGCAAGTTTCGGGCTGTTATCAGTAAGTGACTGCCTGGCCCTTCGGGGTCCGGCCCGGACAAAATGTAGTGCACATCTAGTGTTGCCTCTGTCCGATGGCTCATGTAGACTTAGAACATCGAAAGGGAGGGAAGCCTCCCAACGAAAGGGGTAGTCATGACGTTCGAGATTCCCGAGGGTTACAGCATCATCTCCGAAGAGGAGCACGCGGACGCGGTTCGTGAGTCCGCTGAGCCGCACAAGTTCGTGACGGCCGGTGTCATCCGTAAGGGCTGGCTGTCGGACATCTGGACCGTCTCCGAGGACGACGAGCCCGAGTACCTGGTTGACTGCAACTAGGTTCGGCTGCTAGACTCTAGCTAAGCACAAGGGGACAGGCCACAGGGCCTCGCAACGTGAGGTTTTTCCCTTCCTGCCAAAGTCTCTGATAACTGAATACCCCAGCTTACTTCTAGCACAGGAGTGCACATGATTGCCGGTATCGTCCCTCAGCGTGACGCCCTCTCCCTCCGTGTGGCCATGATTGTCCAGGGAGTGGACATCGAGTTCGGTGCCACGTCCAACATCCTTCCCTACCAGCGGTTCGACATCCTGGAGGCCGACGAGACCCGTGCTCGTGCCATCCTGGCGAACTTCCCCCGCGTGCGCGTCGGCAAGCCGGTCAAGAAGTGGAAGGCGGCTGACGCCTCTCTGCTCGGTCGTGCGAAGCTGGTAAGCCAGAAGGACACCAGCGAGGACTAATCCACTAGGGGCCCTTCGGGGCCCCTTTTGGCCGCCCCGGACAATTTTCAGATGTGTTGACATCGGCCCGGTGGCTAGGGTAGACTCTTACTATCAAGCCAAGGAGGACGACATGGCCAAGGTATCTGTTGCGAAGCTGATTGAGTCGGCTATCTTCAATGATGCTGAGGCATGGGGCGTCTCTACTTGGGAGATGTTTGAGCGCAAGTTCGATGACCTCTTTGAGGGAAACCCTGAGTTCACCGAATCTTGTTCAAAGGGCATTCTCGACCCTATTCTCTACATGACGGATTCGAACACCGTCTTCAATGGCCATCACCGAGTTCTTATCGCATGGCTGTTGAATGTGGAATTCATCGAATTCACCGAGGACTGGATGGATGACCTTGGTGAATCTGGTCCCGAACTCTTCTAGGAGTGGTAATGACGTACTTCCTCATGCAGCTTCACTTCTACATCTACACGCATTACATCAACATCAAGAGCGACCTGATGGAAAACCTCGTCATGCCTTTCGTGATGGGTGGCATCGTCGGTCTCGCCCTTGTCTCGATGTTCCTCTGACCACCGGGCCCCTTCGGGGGCCCTTTGGCCGTCCCGGACACTTTCAAAAAGGGGTTGTGCATGACTGCTGACTCTGTTAGACTCATAGCATGAAGACGCTGAGTGTAGCCAAGATTGTTGCCGGTGCCGACTTCGCAGACCGCGAGGACGGACAGAGCACCATGGACCTCTTCACTCAGCTTTTCTTTGAGATGAGCGATGAATTCATTGAGTCCTGTGAAAGGGACGGAATTCAAATGCCTATCAACTTTCACAATGGCACCGTGTACAATGGTCAGCACCGTGTGGTTATGGCTTGGATTCTTGGTCACAAGACCATCAACGCTGTCTCTCTTGGCACTGTTGTTCGTAACACGGAATTGCCCTACAGCTCGGAGGAGCGTAATGCAGCCTGATGAAATCAATGACGAGGAATTGTGTTTGTGCTGTGATTTCGGAGCACATGACATGCCCTGTGACTGTGATGGCAAGAATTGTTGTCATCCTGAGAATCATTAACGGCTAGCCCTTCGGGGCGTCCGCCCCGGACAGACATATAGGACATTTTGAGGGGTTGTTTACGTAGCCTAGTTCTGATAGACTCGACTTACGTCAAACGGAAGGACTGCCATGCTCAAGCGCTCGCATGACCGTAAGACTGCCAATCGTGCAAACGGTGCTGGCACTGCCTCTCTCATCAAAAACGCATTCTCCCTGCCCAGTGGTAAGGCGTATTCCTGCCCTGGTGCGACCGGTGTGTGTGAGACCGTCTGCTATGCCGGTAAGCTGGAAAAGCAATATCCGGCATTCCGAGACCTTGCTCTGCACAATTGGGAATTGATGCGTAAGGCAACAATCAGTGAGATGATTTCGATGCTCACTGACATGATTGCCGAATTCGTCAATGAGTGCGAAAAGCACAACGTCAGTAAGGTATTCCGCTGGCACGCAGATGGGGATATCTTTTCCTCTGACTATGCGTATGCCCTTGCGGAAACGTGCAAGGCATTCCCTGATGTGCAATTCTGGATTTACACACGTTCCTTTGGGTTCGTGGCGTATCTGGAAAATGTCTCCAATCTCTCTGTTTATCTGAGTGTAGACAGTGAGAACAAAGAGGCTGCGTTGGGCACTCAGGAGATTTACCCCTTTGTTCGTCTGGCCTATCTGGCAGAAACACACGAACAGGGTAAGGAATTCATGCTTGCCGAAACTGGTAAGCCTGGCGCTATCTGCCCTGAGAATGCCAAGCGCATTCCCCTTATCACTAAGGATGGTGGCGCATGTGTGACATGTGGCCTTTGCATCTTTGGTAAGGCTGACATTCGTTTCGCGTCCAAGGTTCCTAAGCGTCGAAAGGCTTGACGCTAGGGCCTTCGGGCCGGGGCGGACAACGGGCAAATCGGACATTTAGGTGTAGACACAGATGGCTTACGTCCTGTAGACTAAAGACATGAAGGGGAGGGAAACCAACCTCTGCACCGGGGCTTGCCTCTCCGCCTTCAATCCGATAGACTGAGTACACACCGAGGGAAGGAACCCCAAATGACCGAGAACATGACCCGTCGCGCGTACGCTGTCTCTCTGGGCCTGGCCAAGGATGCCCGTGGTCGGATGAGCGCTGCGGCTTACGCTGCCATCGCTGAGGCCGAGGGCAAGGGCATGGTCTTCTCTGACGCTGCCGCTCCGGTCAAGCGTGCGGCTGTCAAGGCCGCTCCCAAGGCTGGTCAGTTCGATGCCAAGACCGTGCGAGCGTGGGCCGCTTCGGTTGGCATGACCGTCAACACCCGTGGCCGCCTGTCGGCTGAGGTTCTGGACGCCTACCGTAAGGCGAACCCGGAAGTCAAGCCCGCTGCGCCCGGTGTTCACGTCAAGGTGACCGGTAAGGACGTTCGTCCGCACGCTGCTCCCACCCGTTCGCACCGTACCGAGTACACCGCTTGGTACCGGGGCAAGCGTCTCATCCTCTCGGAGCGTGAGGTGTGTAAGTGCGGTTACTCCCTGTCCCACTGCTCTTGCGGGAGCCCGGTGGTGCTGGGGATGGACGTTGAGGTCCGTACCCGATAGGATATAGACATGTCAGTCATCATCGAAATCGACACGCCTGATGATGACGCACACGACAGCGCCTGGCCCTTTGCAACAGCTACGGCTGAGTTCATTGCAAAGGTGCTGGGCGTGTCTGTGAGCGTATCAGACGGCTACGGCACAACTCAGGACTTTGGGGGAGAGGGTGGCGCGTAGTCCCTTCAAACAAACAAGCCTAATCGTACCTGACATGTATGAGGGTGCGAGACTCGTAAATCCACGACCGACATCCTATGAGCGTCTGGCGAATAAGCTGGTCGATGAATTCGATAAGCGTTCATTCGACTTCCATGCATTCGCCTATCTCGTTTCTACCTACCCTGAGCCTGTACAGGACGCGTTCTTTCAGTTCGCTATCAGCCTGTTCAATGCATGGGCAGGCAGAAAGGAAAGTCGGTCTGACGAGGAATTCAATCGTGTAATGGATTCCAAATTCGTTATCGAACAGATACTACTCAAGAGGGGACACACGAACCCCTAACCCTACCGGGCCCTTGACTTTCGGGGCCCGTGTCGGGCCCGGACACTTTGGCTTCGGGCTTGTATCTGCCTCACATGTCCTGTAGACTTAGTACATCGAAAGGGGGACGGACCCCCTAAGAAACGGAGACTCAAATGTCGTTCGACACCGCTCGCATCCTGGCCGTCCTCAACAACAACAACGTCAGCATCGGCCTCAAGAAGGCGATGTTCATCGCGCAGGTGCTGATGGACCTCCACTCCGAGCGCGTCATCCAGGTGGAGAACAACACCTACGCGGACGCCTACAAGCGGGGCTACGAGGCGGGCAAGACGGACACCGAGGCCCCCACGAACTTCGAGCTGGCACGTCTCCGGGGCATCGAGAAGATGGTCAAGGACAACGCGCGTGAGCTGGTCAAGGAGGTCGTCCGAGAGGTCGGCAGCCACAAGAAGATTCAGTGCATCAAGGAGCTGCGCAACAAGACGGGTCTCGGTCTCAAGGACACGAAGGACATCGTGGACGAGTACATCGCCAAGCTGGACGGCATGTACCTGGCGAACTGGGAGCGTTCCTGCCTGGACGCCGCCTACTGAGTCTAACAAGACTCGCACACTGCCCCTCTTCGGAGGGGCTTTCGTGTGTCCGGGGCGGCCGGAACAAAACGGACATTATAGACACGCAGCATGGGTAGACACCACCCCTTGTCTTCCTGTAGACTAGAGACATCGAAGGGCAGGGAAACCGGCCCTAAACCAACTCTGCCTATGGAGGCAAAAATGCACGGTCTTGAGATTGGTTCCAAGGGTCAGGTCGCGTTCGCCACTCGCAGCGAGCCCGCGTGGCACAACCTCGGAACCGTGTTCGAGGGAGAGCTGACCACTTCCGAGATGCTGAACCTGGCCCACCTTTCGGGCTGGGATGTGCGTCTGGAGTCGGTCAAGGATGTCCTCGGGATGATTTCGGACAACTACGACTTCGTGACTGAGCCTCACATGGTCGTTCGTACCAACCCCTTCACCGGCCGGAATGACGTTCTGGCCACCGTGGGCGAGCGGTACAAGGTCGTCCAGAATGAGGAGCTGTTCGGCTTCGGTGACGGCATCCTCGCGGGTGGTGGCACGTGGGAGACCGCTGGTTCCATCCGTGACGGTCGTGTCGTCTTCGGTTCCCTGTCCATCGGACGGGAAATCAAGGTCGGTGACGACGACGTGACCAACCTGTACCTTCTGGTCAACACGTCGCATGACGGGTCTGTCGCAGTACAGGCAAGCATCACCCCGGTTCGTGTCGTGTGTCAGAACACGCTGAACTTCGCACTCCGTAACGGTGTGAAGCAACAGTTCAAGATGCGCCACACGCAGACCATCGAGGGTCGCATGGCTGCTGCCCGTGAGGCGCTGAACATCACCTTCGCCTACGCGGATGAGTTCGAGCGTGAGATGAACTCTCTGTTCGAGGTGTCCGTCACGAAGGACAAGTTCGACACCCTGATTCAGGACCTGTACCCCAAGCCCGAGAAGGATGTCAAGGGGTCCATGGTCAAGTGGGAGTCAAAGCGTGACATCCTGATGGGCATCTTCACCGACACGGGCGACGGTCCCAAGACCACTCAGTCTCTGGCCGGTACGGCTGCGGGTGCGCTCAACGCGCTGACCGAGCGTATCGACTGGTACCGGATGCCGCGTGGTGGCAACGTGGACAACCTGTTCATCGCTGCCAGCGGTTTCGACCCGGTGGTCAACGCTGAGAAGAACCGCATCCGTAAGGCGGTTCTGGCCCTGGCCAGCTAATCCAGGAAACGTCAGAGTCCCCTAGGCCCGGAAGGGTTTGGGGGATTTCTGGCGGGGGCGGACAATCGGCCAGTGGCTAGACAGAGCCCTTGCAGTCTGCTAGGCTATATCTACAACGAACGAAAGAGGTATCCATGCTGATTCCTGCTGACACCTTCAACGGCTGTGTCTCCCAGGTCATTGCTCGTGAGCTTGCTTTGAAGGAAAAGGGGATTCCTGTTCCTGGTACCGGGCGCTCCAAGAGTGGCTGTGGGTACAACAAAACCAAAAACTCTGGTGTCAGTGCTCACAGCCACATCGTAACCAAGTGGGACGATGAGGGTGAAAAGGGGCCTCTGGTCCGTCGTGAGATTCGTCGGAAGGAGCGGACTCTTTGGATGGCTGAGGCCATTGCCGAAATGGGGGAGGAGTTCTACAGCCTGATGGGTGAATCTGATTTCTGACGCTCGGCCCTTCGGGGTCCGACCCGGACAATCGGCCCGGTGGCTAGACAGCTCCTCCTTGTACTGCTAGACTCTATATATGGATGGAGCACTGGTAAGGTACCTTGAGAAGGATGAAGACGAGACCTGCGAGATTTGTTTCGCTCGCAAGGCTATCGGATTCTTCAACGTCGATGATGTCGAGACTCCTGTCTGTGCGTATGACTCAACTCTGAGGAACGAGGATGGGACGCAGGTGGTCATTCCGTTCAGTGCTTACTGAAAGTGATGTTGACAAGGTGTTAGACCCTTGCTAACATAGAAGTATAAAGTGTGTCCCTGGGGGCCCTATCAGTCATTCTGGCAAGGGCTTAATTAGAGGAAGGTCGGCCTCTCCCCAGGGACCTTTCAATGTCCGGCCCGGACACCTTACTTAGCCTAACTAACATGATGACTACCAATATCGGCAACGATTTGTCCGTCATGTCCGAATAAATCCCCTTTACGATAGCGTCCAAAATTTCCCAGAGATTCCCCTTTACGAAGGGCGCGAAAACTCCCGGATTCTGGAAACATTTTTGGTTGTAAAAATAGCCACCCTTCGGGGTGGCTTTTGTGTTGTCTGCTGCTATATACATGGCCAATAAGACTATGAGAGATTCAAGGCCGGTAGTGATGGGTCTCCTTCTCCCCTATATACATACACCTATAATGCTGTGTCATCTATCTAGTGTCTTTACGAACCTCTCTTGAAACTACCGGGCATTTCAATATCATTTATTGCTTGTGTATATAGGGAGAATCGACACTCTGGCTAGCATTCTAAGGCATGACTGCTCGATTAGACATGCTATGGTGGGCTCATTTACGATGAATGCCTGATTTTCTGGACATCTGGGCTGATTCAGGGGCTGAATGTGGGCTAGATTGGGGCTGCTTTACGACCGAAGGCCGTGCTTTTACGAATGACTGTTAAAATTGCGGGAAAATGGCAGGATTATGGGCAAAATGGCAGCATTTCCCTTGATTTCAGCGTGTTTTGGCTCATTTTTGGCACGTTTTGGGGCGTAATTATCGATGCCTGACAGCCTTATTTGCCTTGGATTCGGGGGCAGAATGCTTGTTAGGGCTATGAATGTGCTGGTCAGATAGTTTGTTCCGCTTCGAAACATACTGGCC